CCCCATACCCAAAAAATCAAAATCAAACTTTTGACTAAATCTAGACATAACCAAATCAATAAACAATTTATTCCTTCTCGGAATCAACAGACCACCATCAGGACTAAATTCTTGTATAAAACCAGCGCCAACTTCAATCAATGGAAACAACTCAGCCACTGCCTTAGTGGCAATAAGAGGCCATAGAGTCTTCATGGCTCTTCTCTCCCTTTCGGAATAGCTCCCAGGACGATGCACCAAATACACAGGCCAAATCTTATTGTTCGGCCCAAGTTGGGTAACCAACTGGGCTAATACAGCCGTACTATCTACCCCACCACTCCATAAAACTAAAGTATTATCCATTCAACCCTCCTCTCTCAATATTCAGACATCAACAACCAATCTGTAAAACCGGTAAAACTCTTTTTTACCACAATCTTCGTTTTAGGATAAATCCTTCTAAGCTCATCAAATCTAACAGAAATAGGAATCCTACCAGACCCAAAACCAGAAATTACCAAAGAGACATGGAAATCTCTTAATGCCCTCATAATAGTCCTTACAAGAATCGGCTCATTGTCCTTCATAAATCTTAACCCTTTATCAGTAGCCTGGTTCATTGCTCCCAAACCACTGTATCTCTCAAAAAAGTAGGAATTGTCCTCAAGGAGGGTAGGTGATCCAAAATAAGCGACGTCACTCGGATGATTTTCAATGACTGAAAAAAACTCTCCCCATTGAACAGACCAGACAAATCGATTGGTATGCCTCTTGGACAAACTCCAATTTCCAGGAAAATACCACCCCTTAAACTCCCTCTCATTAACTCGATCAATAATAGCTAACAACTCCGCACACTTGACAAAACCTTTTCCATCTACTAAAGTCTTTCCAATCTGAAACGAAATTTCTTGTTGGTCAGAAGCCACAATGTCTCCCTTAAAGCCAGACCACCTGAGGTACCAAGGGAGTTCTTGTCCGGCAGCAAAAGGAATCAAAACAGAAGCCCCCCGAGGAATACAAGAAATGATATCAGGTATCAATAATCGCTGCCCCCCCAAGTACGGAGACCTATACTCTGGACAAGACAATCTTTCGTAAATGGAGTAACTCATCATCACTTAATCCTCGTAAGAACTTCAATAATCGTTCATTCCATTTAACTTTCCTTTGCTCCGTTTGAACTTCTCGTTTTACTTTATCCATCTTTACTCCTCTGTATGTAAGCTGTAAATAAGTTTCAATCAAAGCTGGAAGAATCACCAATAATTAACACTTTCATAGTCCTTCTCTATTTATCAATGAAATCATCACAAGGGTCAAACCTTTCGATTCAAGTGAGGGCTCTTCACGAAAATTACCATATACTACAGAAGTGGTAAGTCCGGCACCCCCCACCTGTTTCACCCCCCTACATTTTACACAAGCATGTATAGCCCTCATAAGAATCATGGCTCCCAAAGGTTCTATAGCTTTAACAAACACTCGCATAGCCTCATGCCCAATATGCTCTTGCAGTTGTGGTCGAGCAGCATAGTGTTCAATCATCTTAGGCATCTTAGAAGCGCCCACCAACTTCTTATCCGGTATATAGAGCACCCAGGCATGCCCGGAAAACGGGAGAAAATGATGTGCACACATAGAAGTAAAAAAGATCTTATCAGACATGATAATCTGATCATAACCATAAGCATTAGGGGATGATTGAAAATCAGTGAACTCAACCCCTACATTCTTAAGAAATTCCTCACCATACATCTTAGCCATACGCTTAGGGGTATCTTTCAAGCTCGAATCAGTCAAATCTAATTTATACACATCAGACAAAAGTTGCTTAATAAGTAATTCAGCCCGGTCATATTCAATCATTAGTTGTCCCCCGTTACTAACTTAACCATCCTTCTCCATTTAAACCTCTAACCACCTTATTTTTCCTAGTCAGACTCAGGCACAACAAACATGCCTGAGTCCGCGCTAATGTTACAACCTACTTTTTAACCCCAGCCGGAAAATCTTTACCCTTCTTCCACTGGCATACCCAAAACCTAATAGTGGACAACTTTACTCTCTCATTAATAAAACTATGGAGGTCCTTGACTTCCTCGGTGCCTTTGGATTCCTCCCACTTGGTATATACCAGAAACTTATTACTCGGAGAACCCTTCTCCTTTACCTCTTTCCCCTTACCTTCGGAATTACCTTTCGTGACTACCTCTGCCTGAGCAACCTCTTTGGTAGGTTGCTCTTTTTTCTTGGTCTCCTTCTCTTTTCCTTTTTTAGGTTCTTTTTTCTTAGCCATGATTTCTCCTTCTTCTAATTGTTGGTTAATAGATTCTTCCTCTTCCTTCACTTCTGTCTCAGACACCCCTTGAGTCTGAGTCATTTCCTTACACTTCTCAAACTCATTGGGATAATCTTCTTGACACTGCTTACATTCCTTCAACTTAGGATTCCACCCAGTGCCATACATCTCGCATTCATCTGTGGCTGCAGCAACTGTGACTTCATCAGATATCTCATTGTATAAAGAAACCACAACATCAGGCAACTTTCCCTCCTTCTCAAATGGAACGGCCTCTGCTGCATCCACAAAATGAGCAAGTAACTTATTTGGATCAACACCTTCATCCAAAGCAATCTGCTTCTCCGATAGCTCTGAATCATTTAATGCCTTTACTGCTTCTTCTAACCTCTCAAATTCAATTGTCTTTCCCATCTCTTCTCTCCTCCTTTAATTATAATAATCTTTACTATGATTTATAAACATTTACTCAATACTCTGTAATTCCATCAGTCCGTGTTCGCTAGTCATAGGGCCGAGCCATCCAATGCGTTTGACCATGCCAACACCTTCAGCATACCAAGCAACCCATTTGTAATTGCTAGTGGTACAATGAACTTTAATACATCCAGTAAAAGTCCCTGCGGGCACCGTGACATCTTCAATGGCTAATATGGAGAACATTTTCGTGTTAGTTTCACTATCAATACCACCAACGGATTTTGTAGCTATATAGCCGCCACCCCAGATTTTCCCTACTTCTTTAGGGCCAGCTAAGTCAACACCAAGCAACGGCGGGTCATATGTAAGATCCTTTATAAGTATACCAGAGGTATCATACTCATTACGACCAATTTCCATAGTACCCTCTGGGCTATCGGCGGTCAAATATTCTACGCTTGACCCGTCTAAGTATGTCCATGTCTCCATGCCAGGTTCCGTGATTATGGAGACCAGGGTTGTTGGTGAGCCGGTGTGCTCGAAGGTTTTGGTGGTATTTGTCGGGGTGCCATAATCATACATTACTACCAGATTCTTATTCATGATATATTGGATGGCTTCAAACATCTCATTCATCTGATCTGCCTTGGCCACAGCACCTTTTTCAAAGACATGCGGCACCACCAGGGCCTCATCTGCTGCCCAGGCAAGTGAAAAGGACATGATAATGATACATGTTATTATTAGCTTTTTCATAATTTCTCCTCTTTCTAAATGTTTATTCCCAAGTTCCCTCGCCCCATTTGCTTTGTCCCCAGATGAAGGGAGCAGGGGTTGTGTCATCTTCTTCTGGTTCTTCATTTACTTCCTCATCTGGTTCTTCATTTACTTCCTCATCTGGTTCTTCATTTGGCTGTGAAGGTTGCCCATTGATAACTGGATCTACCATTACGTCCCCATTCTGACCATCCCTATTACTTCCATCATTACAACCGACCAATATTAAAACCAACACCAATACAAATAATATACTTATTCTTTTCATACTAATCATTCCTCCTTTCGTAATTATTTATCTTCTTTCAAACCAATGTACTTATGGAGCTGCAAGTTTACAATAGCATCAAATTGCTCCAACTTCTCCAAATACTGAATCAAGTCTTTTGGATCTAACTCTCCATGAAGAGGTGAAAATGCAAATCTTGCTCCACATCCTTTCCTTTCCAACTCCTTACGAATCAGCACCGCTTCAATACAATCTGCTAAACTTCCTACCACAAACTTAACAAAATCTAAGCCTCGTAAATGTATGAAGGCTTCCTCATTCATCTTATCTCTCATCCCAGAATTCAACAACTTATAATCAACAACACAAGAACCAACATAATACTCCCTCCCAAACCCAAAACCTGGCAAAGGAGGATAACAACCATTAGTTTCAACAGAAATCAAAATCCCTTTTAATGTTAATGCTTTTATTAGCAAAAAGAAGTCTGACTGGAGTAATGGCTCCCCTCCTGTAATTGTAACTTTTGGACACCTCAACTCCAATACCTTCTCTACAATCTCTTCAACACTCATTTCTTTACCTACACTGGGGTCTTGAGCATAAAGGGTGTCGCAGTACTTACATTTCAAGTTACAGCCAGCAGTCCGAATAAATGTGGTGAACACCCCCTGATGAAAGCGATCAACTTCACCTGAAATCGACCGAAAGATACTATATATCTGCATTTAATCCCTCCTCCACTCGGCATAGGAGTCCTCTGTTTCATAAAGACGAATTCGAACAAGTGACTCATTAAAATAGGGAAGCAACCAATCCCGAATCCACTCAACCAAATTCTCAGCAGTAGAAATGGCTACAATATCATTCAAATCACAATGGTCAACAACAGAAAGAACTTCTTTTTTGACTATACGAGTTAGTTCTCTAAAATCAATCACCATTCCTGGGTAAGATTCCAAGCACTCATCTGTTCCCCCTCTGACTTCTATAAAAAGTTTGTAAGAATGACCATGCCGGTCTGCGCAACTTCCAGGGTAGTCCGGCAATGAATGAGCTGCCTCAAAAGTAAATCTTTTACATACAGTTAACATCCTTACTCCTCCCTCTTAGGCTTTCCACATGACTGACAAATATTAGTCTTCCTCCAATCAGTCAATAATGCCGGTCTATTCCCTTCCTCATAACAAATGCAATACTCTCCCTCAACAACATTCCTTTCTTTCTCCTTTGGTTTGTGTACGACTTTCCCAAACTCTGACTTCGCATACTTCTTAAACCCAGTCAGTTCAAATTCTTCTGGTTCAACTTTGGTAACATAATGTTTCAAATTCTCAAATCCAACTGCCCGTACAACCTCAGCCCACGCCGACCCGTAATCGTACAAAGAAATACATTGTAGCGCTACACATATTCCACCATAGAATGCTTTGTCCTTATCGGTTAACCTCACTTCTCCCCTTCCAGAACAATCCGATATTCAAAAAGCGTCAACCCTCCATGGCCTGTTAAAGTATGTATTGTTTCACCATGCTGCTCATAAGTCGATTTACCAGCACATAAAAGGTCTCGATCCTTTCTTATCTCCAGTTCAAGGTCCTCTAATGAGTCAACATCAAACGTTTTTTCACCATAACATCCTACAATACCTAAACGTGTTCCTCCTTCAACCGTAAACATATCCTTTCCTCCTTCCTCACTAGGTACAAACTTCCTTTATCACAGCAGACAAGGTGAGCACTGCAATACGATACCGATCCACTGCATCAACAAGTTCAGGGTATTGTTTACGTAATAAAGGTAATTTTTCCTTCCATTGAACCCACCTTGTCACATCCCCCTTTTCTTCCCAAAAATACCGTACCATATCCAAATCTTCATCTGTAATTTTTTCAGTCTCCATTTCTTCTTCCCATTTAACCATTAAAAACAATATCAAGTAACAAGGCTATAAGAGCCATAATACCCCAAAACCATCCAAAGTTGGCCCAAAAAGCCATTATAATTAATATCCCTAAAAATATTGTCATCTTACCTCCTTTCCCTCACTTAAGCCGCATCTCTTTCCCTGTCAATGCCATCACAATGTCTCTAACAGAATCTTCATGTTCTTTTACCATTCTCTTTTGATCCTTCTCAGCTACTTTAGCTTCTTCTTCAGAAGACGAGTGCGCCAGTTGTTGTATACCACCTAAATTAGAAAACGCTTCATCTAAAATCTTATGTACCTCATAAGCTTCACCTAAACTCGTAAGACCTTGTCCCATAAAAATAATTTCATGTATCCGTCTCATTTTTCCTTTCCTCTTTACCGCTCATAGATACTTTGGTACTCTGGATTCCCAACTAAACGATCTCCAAAACTGTTTGAGAGCCCAAAGCCAGATAACAGACCTACTCCATCACAACTCAACATGAGCCCATAAAATTTCTTAAGGAGGAGATCACGATCCTCTGGAACAAACTCAAAAAACCTTTTCATTCTTCTCCGGAACACTCCAAACTGGGCTTTCTGCTTCCTGTCAGAACATAACTCCTCCAGCTCCAGCACCATCTCAGAAAGACCAACAGCCAACTCTTTAATTGCTTCATTAGACCAATATTTTAAGGTAGGAATTGCCTCCATCATTGTAAAAAATGACTTTCCTGGTTTTTGGTTATGAATCGAAAATTCATTAAACAAAATATAATTCTCCATTTCTTCCTCCCTTCTCACTTTTATTATAATGATTTTTGAAGAAGTTAGAAAAACTTTAAAAAAATAAAGGTCACTGGGATGGGATTCTACCATAGAAGATATTCCGGTAGGAATTACCCGCCTATATTACCTTCCTCCACCCCAGCGATTTATAATGTATAATTGGTACCACAAAACTATCCTCCAAAACTCGCTTTCCATATCTCCTAAAAACAGCCTCCTTTAGAATAGGTTCACCTGTAAAAGTGACATAAAAATTAACCCCCGCTTCTACTAAACAATCAAAGTTCCTCCATAATAAATCATAATTTACTGGAAAATCTTTCAAACTTACTACATGTAACCCCGGAAGATTCTCCAACCACTCTAATTCATACTCCTTTTCGATTAACAAGAAATCACTATGAAACACTGGCGGTAATGAAGCTATCTCTTTCCAATTCTCTAAATACAAAGCCGGAGCACCTCCCATCAAATGGAACACACTTACAAAAGCTTTATCAAAAGAAGTGATTAATTCCTCCGTTGATTTATATATTGGTTTACCAAAAACCCCACTTTTTGTAACATAACAATAACTACAACTTAGAGGACAACCATACAACTGTACTACAAATTGTACCGCATTGATTGTATATCCAAATCTTCGCTCAAAAATTACGGGAAATCTATCATAACCACCTCCTCCTTTATACACATCACATAAACGATAGAGTCCATTCTCAAGAAGGTCATCTGGATTTACATCCAATAACTGATTACTACAAATTGGTACCACCGGCCACTTTCTCACTACCATTCCACCTCCTCCGAATCAATAAAAGGTTGACCTGCTTTGAGCTGTTGTAAAACCGTTACCTGCCTTAGCTCATTAAAATCTTGATCCCTCAAGACAACACTTATCCTCATCACCCCTCTGGCCTTCTCACTCCCAGTTTGAGAAATGATAAACATCCCGTCAACATGAGCAAGCTTTCGATAATCCTCAGAAACATCACCCGATTTCGTAGTCTTCTTGTCCCACGAAGCCTTGTTTGTCTGAGTAGCAGTGGCTACAAGACACCTCCTCTCTGCGGACAGACCACCAAGAGTTTTCCAGGTTTCATCTACCATCTCCCTCCCCTCTGTGCGTTCCTTCTCTGGCTTTAGAATATCAGCATAATCAACAACAATCACATCTGGTACAAATCCCTCTGAAAACTCAAGAATATCTAAATCATGCTTAATATCAGTGATGTTAGCCGAAAACCTCGGATAGGCAATTAACCTAAAGTTATTCAATAGTCCATAAGTAGAGGCCATTGCTTTGACTGACTTTCTAACTGTTGTGCGAGTGAACTTAGGCCGCTCTACCACAGTGAACCAAGTAGTAGGGATAAAATGCTCCTTATCTCTGGTCCGACACCACATACAAGGTCTATACTTGAGATTAGAATTATACTTGGGAGCATTGCCTTCTTCATCTAAAAGAGTGACAGTGTTTTGTCTGACCCTCCGCTGGCAAGAACCATCCTGATTGCTAAGACAATCGAAACAAGGGTAGACGACTGATCCCCCCTGCTCAACCGCAGAGGTGACCCGTTTATACAACCTCCTCTCAATCTTGACATCCCTCATCTCCAGAGAGATAAAGGCGACCTTAAACCTATACATTACCCCCAGGATAGCAAGCTCCTGGAGCCACCAAGATTTAGTCCTCTTCGTGGGGCCCATGAAACCAATGAAGTGACCTCTTTCAAAATCCTTAGCCATCTCCCCCAACTTCCCTGGAAAACGAAAGAGGATATCATCCTTCTGATAATCAAAAACCCGATTGATTTCCTTGGGTGAAAATGGACTTACCCACTTTGACGTCTGCTTAGCCACTTTTCTGTAGTTTGCTACCTGAGCTTCTGCTTCCTTTATCCTCCCAGTGTCAAGTAGAGAAGAGACATTTTTATCCAAAAGACGAAGCCCACGCTCTATACTATACTCCAACCCCTTGTCTACACAATAGTCGGCATTAAAAGAGTCTTCCTCCTCATACTTCCCTGAGAGCTCAACTAAAAAATCCTCAACCACAGGTACTGCAGAGGGTTTAATCTTTGCCTTCTCCGCCTCAAATAAATCACGTAAATGAGCTCCTGGAGCCTTCTCATAGCTGGCATAGTAGGAACGAATCCACTTAAAAACAATCGCTGCATATTCACTCTGCAAATACTCAGGTTTGAGTGCAGGGATTAACTCCCTACATACTTTGTCCGAAACGGCAAGGCCAGTCAGAATCCGTTTCTCAACACTAATGTCAACTCTTCTGCGTCTTAATTCTGCCATTTGTAGACGACTCCTTGATAGCTTTCATGTATCCTCTTATTTGTTTAGATCCTGTAGAACCTTGTCTTTTAGGTTTAGATTTAGTTTTGCTATCCTTTCTCCTTCTCTTCTTTAGCATCCTAATATTTAATTTAGTCTTTCCAAGCATCCGCCCCTTCACAATTAGAAAAAGAAACTCATCGGATACACCATAGAAATTACCCGTACGTTTCCTCATTACAACCTTTTGTTCGAGTTCCTTTAAAACGTCTTCATCAATAACTAATTCAACTTTATACTCACTCATTTTTCCTCCCGTGTATTATAGCGCCTTATCTCCCCAAAACGCATTATCTCCCTTGTATGTATTATAATGAATACATAACTCCTTTCTTACTTTCATTAAAATCTTTCCTAAATGATTCTGTCCTACACCATTACAAACACCCCAAAACTTATCACCCCACCAGTTACCCTCAATCAACTCGGTGTCTCCAGTGGCTAAAAGTTTATCTCTCAGGGTTTTCCGGCGAAACTTACTCCTAACTAAAGTCTCCATTACAGTAAGTTTGATCTCTTCCCAGTCAGGTCGAAGAAAGATAACTCTTCCAGCCCGCTTTGCTTCACCAGGCGTAGATAGATCCCTTATGCGCTCTTTGTCAGGCTCATAACGAGCTTTCGCCGCTTGATATGCATGCTCCACAGAAGGGTATATTAGACCTTCAAAATAAAGGTTGACAGCGTAAAAGTTTGAAAGAAATTTATATCTCCCACTAAACTTACTTATCTCACTCTGCTCACTCATTTTTCTCCTCCTTGTTGTTTTTATAATGCTTAAACAATTTGCATGTTTTTTCATTCAAATCTTTATCACGTTGCCAGTCTACTCGTTTGCGTTCCTTAAACTTATACTTCTTCTTTCGACAGTCTGGCTTTAATCCATTTCTTGTGATTATTATTCCTATAAATTCACAAATAGCACATTTATTATCCGTCTGCTTATTCATTTCTCTCCTCCCTATACAAAGTATACCTTAACAAGAGATCTCTTAAGTAAGACGGTGTTTTACTAATCTGACGGGGTTTCAATGAGTTAATCTCTGCCTCAATTTCTCTTGGCCGCAGTCACGATACAATTTTTTGGATATACCACCCTTTCATTGAACATTGTTGTCACCACCCACCACTATCTAAATAACAACCATGAGTATTTACAGGTTCGCCTTGATTACCATCCGCTCTATATTGAACATCACACACAGCTCCAAGTTCAAAAATTTGTTTTAGTTCATCAGCATCATAAGCTAATAGATTGCCATCCATACCCACAAAACCAAGCCTTGCCTTTTTACAAATAGAAAATACACTTGATAGCTTTGTCAACGCTTTTGTTTGTTCCTTATTCATAATATCTCCCTTCATCAATACTCAGGCTCCCGCACCATGGCCTGGTCATTTAAGTATGCAGGCAAGGTTTTGGTATATAATGTATCATTACTAAACCACCCAGGAGTCACACGAGTAAAATTTCCATTAACCTGATTTTCTATAGCATCAAACACATAATCCACAAACCGCAATGGATTCCTCTCATCAGGGCCGAAGAGAAGGTTACCACGGTGGATTTTCAAAAAGGCAACCATCTTTAACGACGCCCGTCTAAAGCAGACTTCATCATGTGAGGTAAACTGTCCTTTTAGACCCCCAAGCACCTTCTTGCTAAAAATGCGTTTGAACTTTAACGTCATTTTGGGATAAGTATCAGGGATGGTATGAGCTTCAGAGATATACTTCCCAACTGGGTCTTTATCAGGCAGGCATTCATCAAACCAACTTTTAATCTTCGATACTTCTGTTTGCTTCTTCATCCTATCTCGGGTAAAGGAGGAGAAGCCAAAAAGTTCATCTAACCCTACTACATGTCCTGGGATGCCAAAGTGGATGGAGGTAGTAGGAGAAGACAATAATTCATAATACTGTCTAATAGAGCATTTAATATCCTCCAAAGAATGAGAAGTAAGGTGCTTTTGGATTTGCTTTATTGCCCGCATCATAATTTTCGAGTTGGGGTCGTTGTGCTGGGTGAATGGCTTACCAAAGCTATTCCATAAGCGAACTATATCTTTTACCTCATCACTGGCAGAGTCTAGTAAGGAAGGTATTGCTCTATTAGCCTTCAAAGTTTTTTGCTTGTAAGAGGGTTCTTCTATTGCCTTTTGTTTTCTTCTATGGAGACGGCCAGAACTGGAAGTTGGTGGGGAAGAAGGCTTTGCCTTTTTAAACTCATTTCTTAATGAGTTTAAAACATTTTTATTATTGCTATTACTATTCTTATGCCTTAGTCTTTTTATGACCCGATTTTCCCCAATTGGGTTTTCCCCATCTAGGCTTTTACCATTGAGGCTTTCCATGGTTTTTGAATTACTAGTAAACAACTCTAATCCACGCTTATCAAGTTCAGCTAAGGTATCATCGATTTGAAAAAGTCCTTGAACATCTGTATATGCCCAGAATGAACCAACTAATTTTTTACCTTCCTTGTTCCTGTAACGCATTCTTCGTAAATAGTCAACTTGTTCTAATTCTTTAAGTCCGGCGCGAATAGAATCTTCACATTCTTTCATCATTTTCTTTATAGCCGATACATGACTAATCCACCCATCATGATTAGAAAGAAGTAAACATAATAAAGCCTTTGCTTTACCTGTAATATCTGGATTACGAAGTAGCTGATTAGGAACTTGTGTAAATTCCTTTGATATAGAAGCATTGATTGCATCTGGTAGCCGTTTTAACAAATTATTCTTAAACATTTATTTTTCCTCCTCTACCATATCTCCTTTCTTATTTATAGAATTTATAAACTTCCTTAGATCTAAAACCTTCCTCAACACCATAGATATCTTCAGGTAGAGACTCTTCATTCCATTCATGTAAAATTAGAGAATCTCCGATAGGCTCTTCTGTAGCCTTATCCATTATGGTATCATAGGCAATTAACCCTAAGTCTTCTAATCTATAGAGATATTCACGTACTTCTTGATTATCCATGTCAGTATAGGCGGCACAGGTTTCTACAAGATCATGAACACTATTTACTCCATTTTCCCTCATATCACTCTCAATTTCACAAACTGCCAAATAGGTATGATTTATCTTTCCATAGTCCTCTTTAGTGAAAACCATTCTAAAGAATTTAAGTATTCGTTTATCAACCCATAGATGGGCGACATTCCTATCCTGTCGAATTTTGTTTTTCCCAGTCATCTACTTTTCCTCCTTGACCCAGGTTAATAGTTAATTAAACCCTTGCCTGAATTACTCTTTCTCCGCTATAAAAAAAATAGCCCGAGAGTAGTTAGAGTTGGTGGTAAACTCCCCCGTACCTCACGACACAGGGACTCTCAGGCAATAAGTTCCTTACCACTATTCTAACTACTCTTGTTATATAATATTCGAAAGATAAAGTCAATATATTTTTACAGGTAGTTATTGTACCTGATTAAGAAACATTTGCCCTACTGGAGAACCAAGCCACTGTATAACAGTTGCTGCCACCATACGATCTCTGTCAGTGACTTCCCCACGTGGTTCATTTGGATTCTCTGCAAGTATGTAATCAAGTATTCTTCCACCATTCAAATTTCCATGTTCATCGGTGTTTAATTCTTCCCACAGCTTAGCAAAATCCTTTTCGAGGGGATTTTGTTTAAACCTGTAAGTGCTTTTACCCTTATTCTTCATTGTCCTCTCTCCTCTTTAAAAGTATTTCCTCTTTCTTCTTTTTTGCCTTCTCGTAAACAGCCTTCCGGCTTTCTTCCCTGGTGAATTCTACAACTTTGTTCTCACATTCTCTACAACACCAGAAACCTTCACTTCCAATTATGTAGAGATTGATATGCCTCACAGCTATCTGGGCTTTGAGGCACATCATACAAATTCCTTCACGGTATTCACTTTCCATTTTATACCTCAGTTTAAAAGTAAATCAATTATAACATAACAACAATTGAAATTATAATCCCAATTATTATAAGACCCCAACCAAACAATAATCTATAATATAATTTTTTCTTCCTCCTGCAAAGGTAATAACTTATGAATTCATCCGATTCAACGGAGTTTAATAATTCTCTAATACTTTTTATACCAGTACCATCGATAATCTTTATTGCTGAATTCAAGGTTATCCCATAAGTATTGGACATTGTTTTGACACTTGATAACCATATCTTATATCTACTTTTCTTATTTTTATTCATAATGCCTCCTTTCTTTTTGTTTTATATTTTTTTATACCTGACGGCAATAAAGAAAGCTCCTCCTTCAGGTACTTGATCAGAATAGAAGGAGCCGGAATAGTACCCTTTGAAGAGACGAAGTGAATTAGGTATAAACTCCCCTTCCTTTCCTATATATACATGACTAAATCGATAGCATGCATCTTTTTCGTGAATGTGAGTAATTTTAATTTTTCTAGATTTCCCTGATCTCATTTTTACTTCCCTCTTCTAATGTTAAAAAAGAGGCAATGGGAGGTGGGAGTTGAACCCACGGATGTAGTTTGACAGCCTCAGTACGACGATCTGGCTTGCCCCTTGACCCATCTTGTAGCCTCGCACGGCCCTGCACCTCAAGATGATTATGACCCCCAAAAGGTCAACTACTCCCATTGCCTTTAGTTACTCGCTTCAGCAGTTGAATGTTTCCCCTCACAACTGCTACATGAATTCTCTCCATACTTTTCAGGATCAATTATACATCGCTCGTCACAGTCCCAATCCCATTTGCTGTAGTCAACCATTTGTCCATGCCCATCATCCCAAATCTCTTCCTTAACAGGGTCAAACTTACCTATAATTTTCTCACATACTGCTTTTGCCATTTTTAATATCCTTTTCATTTGAGTTTTTTACCTCCTTTCCTTCTCTTTTTAAAGGTAAAATGGTTGGGTCAGGCTTACCAAGATCCATTATGACTTTCTCATCTTTAATAACTTCCGTCATTGCAAGGATGGATAAACATCTCCCAATTACTGCCCCGAAGAAAGTGTACTTGTTCCTTGAAAGCTTCCAATACTTATTAGGATCAAGATCAAAGACAAACTCCTTAAATTCCCATAAAGTATTTATAAGAGGATAGGCCATGGATATTAACATCCTTGCTATATCCCCAGGAAGTATATATTTAGGGTCCATCCCATTTCGTTCAGCAAATATTTGTTGCAAATCCTTTATTGTATCTGTTTCTCGGTAATGACTTTTTGCGTAAAGATAAACATGCCTATCTGCTTGGTCTATCATTTTGAATCCCCCTTTCAAACTGTTCTTCTTTTTTATATAGTTCTAAGAAAACTCTATAAACTCCAGCACCAAGAGATTTGCTCTTGATGTCCCACAGATTTCCTTGACTTATCATCCTACCGTGAGTAAACAAAAGTAGTTCTTTTAAATCCTTCCTATCCATAACAGTATCAGCAAGGGAAGGTCTTTTCTGGAAATCAAGTGGTAGTTCCTTCACTTCACTCTCCTTTCAACAAAGTATGGAGATTCCTACACCTCTATGGACATTCCTAAAAGTCTTGAAGGCATAATATACCTTATTCCTGGCCCTCCTTCTTCCTCTGGATCATACCATTCTCTGACTACTTCAAAAGTTTCTCTCTTCATTCTCCACCTCCCTTCTTTTAAATTCCCATCTTCTTGCATAAATAGATATCATCTAAATCCCTTAACTCGTCCATTGTTGCAACATCTATGCAGGCAAGGTACATACGCTTTACAGATTCTCGCGTCCAGCCCATTTCATATTCAATTTTATGATTCCAACATACTTTGTCACACCAACCAGTCCACCTTGAATTTAAAAGTTCAGTCCAGTAAGGTCTACCAATAGCAGTCTTATTTCATAACCATCTACGCCATCGTGTTCTGAAGCATCTTATATGATCACTATCCATAATGAAAACACCTCCAATTCTTTAGCAAGTGATGATTTTATCTTCTGGTACCATCCTTTTTAATTCATCTAAGGGATCTATTATATCATGTATGGTAGCAGGCAAAGGTTTTACCTCAAGGTATTCACTATACTTTTCTACCTGTTCCTCCGTCCATCTTTTATAGTTATCAGGATTCACATCAGAAGCGTCTACATCATTTAACCAGGAAAATTGGGCCTTTAACCATGGTCTACATTCATCTGCAGCTCGTGGAAGTTGATGGTCATATAGATTGTCTCCTGTCATGTAGTTAAGGATGTTACGTATCCCACCAATGTGACTAGGTGAAACTATCTTACTTGTCGTAATTGATAAAATGTCACCAATGTGATATTTTTTCATCTTTCCTCCCTATATTTGAACCAATGAACTAAATTCCATAATCCCAGGAAATCCCACTTCCACGTGCCTTGATCATGCTCAATATGAAAACCTGCAATCTGTCTATCCTTAATATCAAAATAAAGAAAACTAATCCACCAATGACGGTCATAGATTTTGACCTCCAATAAACAAAATTCCATTTTCTCCTCCTTCCTTCTCTTTCTAGTCAAACCCTAAATCTTTCCTTAACTCCCTAACTTCCTCATCTGACAAGTCATCTGGGTCACCAGATGGTAACTCCAACACCTCGACGTGGGGTATGAGGCTATTGAGGGTGCCTGCGAGTTTGTAGGCTTGTCGAAGTTCCTCCTCTCCAGTGTCAAACATAACAAAAGCTTTTTTCACTTTCTTCCTTGTTAGCAGGAGACCAACTTGATCTAGTGTATACTTAACACCAAACATCCCTACTGCCCCTTGACCCCATCGCCACACGTCGGCAGGACCCTCGACAATTAAGACCTTGTCTTCCACAGAGTCAAGATTGTAAAGACACTGCCGAGTTGGAATCACTGTGTTTTCATTAGGACAATTTCTGTATTTGTCTTCCTCAGCCTTCTTGCCTGTTACATCGAGGGCAGTATAGCTAACCATCTTTCCCTCAAGGTAGATGGGGATAACGATCCTAAACTTAAACCCATACTCCCCAAGGTTATGGATTGCATAAAGATCATACCTTTCGATAAGAAAATCAGGATCAAACCTCCTACCCTTTAGATAATTATAATGGATAGATGGGAAATCTTTAGAACTTCCCTTTGGTAGATGGAGAGTGGAATGTCGGGGCCTCAGTACTTCCTTCTTTAGTTCAGGGAAGGTTACGTCCTGAAACTCATCTATAATACCATTTACTTCTGCGAGCGAGCACCCGCCTTCTAGCTCCTGCATGAGAGTGGTGACAAACCCCTTCTCTCCACACTTATAACAACTATAGAACTTAGTTTCTAAGTTGATTCCCATGTGCCAGCTTGGATCATCACACCAAGCATACGGACAAGTAATATTCACCCATCCTTGAGAGACGTTCTTTTCACCTGGATAGTGGACGTCATGGCCCCGATCTTCAAGGTAAGCAACTATGTCGAAGGTGTCAATCATTCTAACTTGAATTTTAGTTCGGGAATCATAAACTTGATGTGTTTTGTATCAACAACTAATTTTATAAGTAGTTCCCGAATGTCTAATAGAACTTCAAGTTTTGCTTGTTCTCTTTTCCATTCTTCCCCATCGGATGTTAAATGCCCAGGATAGACTTCATTGTTTATTTCCTCTCTCGATCTCATATCTCTGGCTTTATTTTTTCTTTCATGTTTGATTTCATTCTTCATCTTTACCTCCTATCTCCTTCGTCACCACAAATCTATCAGACTTCTTATTTTTACCTGTGAATACAATTACTTCATCCGTCCACGTCGTTACATAGCAGTATTGAGTGTCATTTTGACTGATACGCCCCTGCCTAATAACATGACGGACATAAGATAAGACCTCACTCATAGGCAGATCAGTCTGGTTGTCAATTATAATACGTTCAGACATATCAATCCTCCCCTATCTACTGAATGGGCACCCATATTTTGTTTTCAATTAAAAGCATAGCAGCCTTATACAGATTAGGATCTTCCTCATGATCCCATAAGACAAGAGCCCATTTTCTATCTTTTATGAAAAAATTTCCAAAATATTCACCTTCCTGATTAGCCATGTCTGTACCCTCTTTCCCCTTACAACGCATGGTTTCATCATTACAGAAATCAAAATCAATTGGTAATGACATAATTACTTCCTCCTTTCCATTAATCTTTCTCTTTCCTTTCTATATCTTCTTCAAGAGCTTCTATATTTGTTTCAATGATTTCTAAAAGCTCTTCCATTGAATCTTTTGTAGTTTGTAGATCCACAGAGGTATCACTAAAAACTTTGTTAATAGCGACCTTAGCATTTAACATTAACTCTAAATGGTTCATCAGTATTCCTCCTTCTTTTTAACAACCATTCAATATTACCTATTTGAATTGTCCGTAAAGTTCTTTTAGTAAGGTAAATCTCAACATTGAAATTTATTTCTTTCCATGGATTTTCTACAACCCATTCCATTGGATCAACACGATCTAAAATTGAATTGCCTGAATACTGGTCTTGTTTAACCCAATTTTGTAAGACATCTGGTAATTCTTGTCCTGTAAGTTCCTCTAAGGCCAAGTATGTTGTTGGCTCAAAAATAACTTGAATAGTTGCTCTTTGATTTGTAAAATAACAACAGTGCCTGTACTTATCTTTCCCCGACCCTTCTAATATTACAGTATGAAAACCAAAATATGGGAAAGAGTAATAACGTTTATCATTCCATTTTTCCCAAGAATATATTGACATTATATTTTGTTTTTCTTTACTTAATGTATCTCCAAATGACTTATGTGTGAGGCCAATAACTTTAAATTCTCGCTGCTGAATTGCTTTCAATAAAACTGGTAAATTAGCTGTCACCGCATCCCTATACCAGTTGGTGATTTCATCTTTTCTTTTCTCAAACTCCAAATCTGCTTCTCGTTGTATAAGTTGAGCAAAATTATATCTGGCAAACCACTTTTGATCACGAACCAACTCTTTTTGAGTACCAAACTCTGTGGGGTCTAAAGCTTGTAGTTTATACTGATCCGTACTGCCATAATATCGAAGAAGCCGAGATTTCCCCGTCTGAGTTTCATCCTCGTGTCTAAGTATAAGAGTTTTCCTAGAAACCCACTGAATTTCTGTCGATGTGGAGCATAAATTCAATAGCCTATTTGGCACCTTATCCTTGTATCGATCTTCCAACCATTTGTTTTTCTTTGTGGGTTTCCTCTTCCACTGATCTTTAACGTTCTCATGTAGGACATCCTCAACTTTTAATGCTGGGGCTTTTATTGATCTATATCTCTCAACTGCTAATGGTTGTGTTTCTGCAAAGTCTATAAGAGACCTATCCACCTTTACCATCTCACCTGTATAGGATAATTGTTTGGTTTTAAATTTGTTTTTCCAAAATTTCTCAGTGATTAGACTAAACATCATAAAGATCCAAATGACTTGCTGTGGTTCCAAATCTTGAATCCTTTTTAATTTTAAAGCTTCTTTTTGATAAGGGACTAAACCAGGAGTACCACTGTCAAGGACTCTTGCATTTCTTTTATGGTCAATCTCAATGTTTAGTAAATCATATGGAAAATGGTTTTTATACATACGTTCTGCAAGATGCCTCCCTGGTGATCTGGTCATCCTGTGCTGCAAGGGGTGGGTATATTTGTGTTTATCTGACAAAATAGATAGATTTGCACCATTACGAACCGCAAAAGCAAAATAAGATCTAACCCCATCCTGACTTCTTATCAAGTTGAGTGAGATACCATTCTCTGAAAAGACACACATGTATTTTAGCAGAGAGTTTATATTCCAAAACTCATGTACGTCTTGTATATAAACTGGAGTTTTCTCATCAAATCCGCCTTGCAGAAATTGGAACACCTCAAATATATTAATTGCTTTCAGAGCATCCCTCCATAGAAATACAAGAGAGTGTCTATCCGATATCAGTATATCAACATCCTTTCTCTTAACGTCATAGAATGACATGGCCTCTCTGATATGGTTCTGAAAGTCAAGTCTTACCACTTCAAGTTCTGGTTTTTTAAGAATCTCTAACAATTCATGGCATTTATTTAAGTACTCCTGGATGGAACTGAAATCATCAATTGATTGTTGTACTGTAAATGAACGTTGGTCAAAGTAACAATATGCAAAATAATCAAGCATAAGAAGAGCAAGAGCATTTGTAGTATCAAGTTCTAATCCTTCTTTAAGCGCTTTATTCATTTCATGGATATCCCAATCACCATACTTAAAGGAGGTGCTTTGTGGGTCGACGCCGGTGAGTTCGATCCACAGTTCTAACGCTTTTTCTATTTCTGAATACACTTTGCACCTCCTTTCTAAGATTCTCTTGGGCAGATGGTTAATAGGAATAAAATAAGAAAAAGCAAATGCAAATGCTGAAGAATCCACTCAAGGGTTAAAGCCATTTTATCCTCCTAAAATATTACCAATGGTACCCAAATAACAGTCCGGCATGATTACCTCCAATCTCAGTTTCTTCACCAAACAGAGTAGCCTCAGCCCGAGACGATCTACACTCAAGCCCTATACCAAAACTCTCGGATATAGTTAAGTACACTCCTCCTGTAGCCCAAAAACCTGGTACAGTATCACTATCAGAGATACCGATTCCCCATAAGCTTCCTGTGAGCTCAGCACTAATGAGTGCTATACCAATACCGATATAGGGACGTAAGTTTAAAGGACCACCCTCCCAGATCTTCTTCACACCTAAGCCCAACTCAGTGGTTTCAACCTTAACACTAGCATAGCCACCGATTGTCTCTTTGTAGGAAGAAGATAAGTAGCTAACTGCAACACTAAAAGGCCAACTCTCCTCTTTGTAGTCTAACAAAGCACCAAGTTCGCCTTGTTTCTCGCAAGGTTCCCACCAACCTCCAAGGTGTTTGGTACCTAACAAGAGATTAATATTCCCTGTTGACTCTTCACAGATTGCAAAGTTGGGAATTGAAAACAGGAAAACTACCATAGCCAGTAATACAAATAATCTTTTCATACTCTATCCTCCTGGTTAAATGTGTTTCCCCTGAGTGGATTCCTTAGCATTTACATTGTTTCCTTCACCACACTACCTTCATTTCCTAATGTAAGTAAATCTGACACCATTTGTTGCTAAATGAGAAATCAAGTCCATGACAGACATTTTGCATAATTCATCTATTGACCAACCAGCTCCTCCTACCTCATCTACCGCCTTAAGTAATGATTTGAACATCTCTATACCACACATCGCAACATAAGACCTTGCTCCTTCATATGTTGAATCTGGATAGTGGTCTGATATTACTTCTATGATCTTTTCCAGTTCATACTCCGCCTTAAATAATTCAATTGCTTCTTTCATTATTGCAGTCCTTGTCTTGTCATTCATTTTTCTCTCCTTTCCTTTCCTTTTGTTTACCCTCCCAAACCTCTTCAATAACATTCTTAAGGCCAAGCTCTTGAATATTATCTACTGCACGTGAACAGTCTTTCATAACAAGAAGTAAAGAACAAACAAAACCTACAAGCACTATAAAGAAAATAATACTTATGATTAACTCTGTTATTGTATATCCTTTTTGATTCATTTTCCTTTCCTCCCTTCCTTTCAAAGCCATCCATTGTCCATGTATAAGCAAATTCTCTCACCGAAATGGTCTATGAGGAAATGGTGACTTGGATTGAAAAAGTCAACTATCGTTACATGTTTCTTTTCATCCGTTCTCCTTAGACCCCGACCGACTGCTTGAAGAGTCAAAAGTTCAGCCTTAGCCTCACAAGCATTAATGACCACATCGAGGGATGGAACATCTAATCCCTCTCGGAAAACAGCAGATGCCACCACTCCCTTTACCTTTTTAGTTGAAAGAGAGAGTTGAATCTCATCCCTCACCTCTTTGTCAATGTCTCCATAGACAAATTCTAAATCTACATTATACAAACGTTTCGCTGCAGCTACAATATTCCTTCCATGCTCAATCTGTATGACAAGAATAAGAACAGTTTTTCCTTCTTTAATCGCCTGAACTGCTCTCTTAGCAACAAGACGGTTAAAGGACTTGCTGTTGACTACTCCCTGGTCATAGACATCGGGGTACTTCCGAAGACCTTTAACTTTCGCATTAAAAGGCACTCGAATCCACTCAATCTTTGGAGTTGATAAAATTCCCATCTTTCCAGCCTCCTGAATAGTTAATTCTCCAATAACAGGACCAAGGTTTCCCTCCATAGTGAGTTGAGCTCTTTTCTCAGGAGGTAAAGTACCAGTGAACCCTAACCTAACAGGAGCAGAGGAGTGCTGTAAGACTCCTGCATACGACCCTTTTGGGTTACTCACGTGATGACACTCGTCGATAAAAACAATATCATACTTATTCCAATACTCCCTTGGGTCTTTGTGGAAAAAAGCTTGCACAGTAGCAACTTCAACCCTTTCCTCTTCTCCTATTTCCGCAACAGCCTTTGTGATCTGAGAAATAATTGTATGAGTATGAGCAAGTATAAGCACTCGTGCCGTAGGATAAGCAAGAACAATACCCATCATAATGTTGGTTTTACCTACTCCGGTAGCTGCTTTTACAATACCTCTCCCACAATCGATAGCTTTCTGAACTAAGCTCAGCTGAACTTGAAGCTGGTCATGGTCATACTTGTCCCAAAAGAACTTAGGATAATATGGTTGGCAGGTCTCTAACTTTTCTATCTCTCCACTAATAGTAACTTCAATGTCGTTACTTGCACAATAGTCGTTGATCTTGGGGAGAAAACCAGTCAGAAACCTGCCTTTCCTGCTTACAAAGTCTGCTTGGTATACCTTTCTTTCTCTCCTGTATCTGCCTGGTTTCCAAAAGACAGACTCATAAGAGAGACACGGACTTATGAGAGGTATAGACGCCTTGTCTACAGAGCACTCAACTGGATTTAAGATGTTGATTTTTAGTTTTATCATTTGCTAACTTGGTTTCAAGGTAATTAACTACATTCTCTAAATACATAACTCTTTTTACTTTCTCATCATCACAAGAATGACATTCTTTTAATAGCCTTTCTACTCGTTCAACCTCTTCTATTTTCCAATCTAGTTCTTTCTTTAATTCCAGTTCCGCTGGTGTCGCAGTCACAAGGACTTGAGAAAGGTCAATACCTCGGTATTCTTTAGCATCATTTTCTGTAGTTGTTTTACTTTCGCGCTTCCACATTTCTACAATTACGCACCAATGCTCTCCTACTAAACTACACCATGTAGCAAGCCCAGTCTCCTTATCGGATAAAAGCTTACTTAGCCTATTGACATGAAATGATAATTTATTAAAATCCGGCATGTTTACCTCCTATTTATTAAGTTCTCTTTTGATTTCTTTGTATGTGTCTATTGCAAATGCAGCTATAATATTGTCAGGGCATTCTTTGAGTTGATCTTTAAACTCATCAATCATGTTATTTACATATCTTTTAATAGCCCTTAATTTGTGGCAGCTGTAATAATCACAAATATCTCCTTCCATAATCTCCCTTCCTTTTTATTATAAATGGGTTGGCCCATGAAAACGGGCCGGCTTTCATATGTATTCAGAAATGTCCATCCTTTTACAGTTTCTTTGCTCAAGCTTTGACACTCCGCTCCGCCGTAAAAGGATAAATAGCCATTTATCGCTACCTTTTCCTAGTTTTCACGTGCCACCCATTTAACTACTAAAAATTCCACCATAACCAAGCACATATTCTGGGATTACTTTTAAGTGTCAGTCTTTTCGGACGCCAGTAACGAAGTGCCCGATTTATACTTCTTCTTGGTATTGCAAGAACCACTTTAACCTCCTTCCCTCTTTTTATTATAATGGTTTATGTCTGGATTCTTAAAAACTTGCCGTCACAGTTTTCAACTCTCGAAAGGTCTCAGCTATAACCTTATGAGCCCAACCATCTCCCCTCAAGTAAGTAGCAAGGCTCCCTTTCGTAATATTTCCAGTAAGAGCGCTACATACTTTTTCAGGGCTGGAAAAGATAAGTTGAACAACCCCTGCTGCTTCCTTGGATAAAGACTTTTTTAATTGCTCTTTCCGTAGAAGTACGTCTAATGGGGTCAACAGACTTACCAACTCATACTCATCTGCTGATGTTGATAAGTAAGAATGAACATTAGATGCGTCAAGAGCAGCATCGAGGGCGGTCAGGCCACTAGGTTTAATTCTTTTACCATTACCACCTTTGGAGGAGTTGGCGACCTTCGGATACTTCCTTGTTTTAATACAACCAGGAATTCTTTTTAACTTCTTCTCTTCTTTGAATTCTATGAGCTCTGCTACTATTAAGCATCTCTGCTTACAAGGCTTATGGAAGCAGAGCTGTTGTAGTGACACCCAATGTCTTGCTTCTTCACACCAGACATGCCGTGCAAGGACAAAACCGGGGCAGGAATTTGTGATACTATTAACAACTTTATTAACTTCAAAACATAGTCTTGAATGTTTAACTATCTCTCCTACTTGTCTAACATACCTTTTTGTACTCGTGCGATAGTACTCGCAGTATGCACAACTTGTCATGTTTTTACCTCTTCTCCATGTTTAACCTCCAAAAAACAAATTATCCTCCTCCTCACTACTAAGACTTTTTTAACGTTTTGCTACTTTATAAGCAATTCCTTTATGGTTCCTCCACTTACTTGCCTGCCTTGTACTTGGCTTGAAATTTTGATAACTGTTCATACTAGCTACCTTCTTACATGCTTCTAAAAACTCCTCATTTGTCTTAGCAAATTCTGCGTGTGTCATTCTATTCACCTCCTCTCTCATTGTTTTCTTTCTGGCTCCCACTCCACTAAATATTTTTGACTCCACCTATCTCGTAGTCGATCAACTTTTTCAACTAAAAGGGGACCTAAACCAAATACAGATTCAACTTCATAATCTTCAGCCTTTACGATCTCTTTGATTTTATCTCGGATTAAGTCATAATCACAAATCGTTTGTTTTATCTTTATTGCTTCTTCCTCTGACAGTTCTAAATCAACTAAGTGAGAATCAATGGAATAAAACGTTTCTCCATTTACCTCCACACCTTCTTTGTAGGTAAGTACATTAACCTTGGTTTTCATTGCTTTCTCCTTCCTATTACTTGTCATCTCTTTTTATCGCTAGCCATAAACTACCATGGCCCTCCTGTCTATAAGCTCTATTAAAGCTTCCCTTATTGTAGGTAGATGTACTGCTAGTTCCAGTGGGACTCTGTCAACACGGATTATGCTATTTTCTACCTGTTCTAAGGTAGCCTTCAACTCTCCGGTAGATCTGGGTTTACCACTCCTGTCTTCAAATTCCATTATTAATCACCTCCTTTCTTAATAGTCACCACCCTGTAAAACCAATGCCTGAGCTACATCCAAAGATACCTCATCCAGAGTATACTCCTGCTCTGCACGAGGAAGTAAGCCTCGTACTACCAGCTCCTTATCCAACAGCTTCCGTGCTTGCCTCTTGTCTTTTGCCACTATTACAGAAGCCACACCGATAGGCCAATGCCCATCATGATCTGTACAAGTAAATACCTTCATCTCTAATCACCTCCTTTCTTCCTGTTCAAGATCAAAACTCCATTTAAGTGATCAATCTCATGTTGTAAAACAATAGAAGTAATCTTCCTCCTTCCACAAAAAATGCAAATTAGTTTACCCCACTCGTCAAGAGCTGTCACTGTTACTTGTCTGGAGCGTTTAATGTCAAATCTTTGCCCTGGGAGACTCAAACAACCCTCTTGATGAGAGGTGATCTTACCCTTTCTTATTATAACTGTGGGGTTGATTAAGATCAGCGGAGCATTACTATCGTCAAGAATAATAATAACTCTTCTGCTTACTCCAAGTTGGGGGGCAGCAAGACCCCTACTACCACTATTGGTAACAATGTGGAGCATGTCATCGAAGAGTTTATTTTCTCGAAGTATAGATATCTCCTCCCGTGCAACTTCCTCAGCCTTGGTTGTTAGAATATCGTTTGGGTAAATCAATAGCTTTCGCATGGTTAACCTCCTACCGATTTATGTAACTCAATTACAATATGAGGACCTGTGGCATCTCCTATTCCAGTGTCAGATTCTATATGGGTTATTGCAACAACACGCAAACTTCGACCACTACGAGCCCGGACTGACTCTCCAACCTGAGGGCATCTACAAAACTTCGTGGGCCATTGCTCATGGCAGTAATCATCTAAGTTTGTACGACAAATTCCTCTTACTTCATCCATTTTTATTTACCCCCTTTCCAAAATCATCGCCTATTACAGTGACATCTTGTTGCCCTGGATACACATTACCCAAAGCTTTAAATCAAAAGATATTTGCCCCTTCCTCATTACACACCCACAAACGAACTTCTTTCTCAGAAATAGTGACTTTTATATTTCCCTCGAACTCTCTTCTCTCAATTTTTTCCATTCCTAACCTCCTACCACTTTATACCGTTTGACTTCAATCTGATGAAACTTTTTCTAACTCATTAAGACCATCACAGAATTGTTGGGCAACTATTTTAGCCCATTCCCACCTTTCTTTAGTTACAACTGTGTCATCTTCAGTTCTGCCCAATTCATTGTAACCATGACTGTGATTACATTGAAATAAAACAATTTTGTCATTTATACTACCAGACACATTGTCCCAACCCCAAGACCTGTGCCCGTGCACATTCCCTTTACGTAGTACTGAAATTTCATACTCATAAATTCCATCTTCTATATTTAATTCCTCAAACTTACCTTCCTTATATCTTGAGCTTAAATGTACAGTTTTGATATCAACTTCCCACTTCATATCTTTTGATTTCATCTTTTTTATCTCCTTTCACTTTGCTTAAAGGATTATGAAATACCAGTCTTTCCTTATTAGCTAAAACCTTCTTAGATCAACAAAACACCGTCTATTTAAAGAGATCTCCCTTTAGGCTATACCTTTGTATAAACCTCTAAAAACGACCACCCTATTGAACAGTTTTGATATCCTTTAACAACATTTCTTGCATCTCTGCTTTAATCATTTCCCAATCATCCGGGTGGAAACTAAGAGTTACACTATTAAGGTAGAAATCGACAAAGATGTATTCTTTATCCTTCCAAACTCCTGTAAATCTACCTTGATAAATATTTTCAATATTATTTTTTTCCATAATTCCTCCTTTTTCGTTTAGATTGACTTGTTAGATTTTGTTCGTCTAATCTAGGATAACATCTAAGACAAATATACTCATCATTAGGTAACAATATTTGATAGGTATTCATTTTACAGATAAAACAGAAATGATATCTTTTTACTAATTTACCTTTGTTCATATACCTTATTCGTCCTCCAACCCACTAGGTTCAAGCTCATGTAGTTGATCTACCAGACTTTTGAACCTTGGGCCTTTATGTGCACTTATCATTGCTCTCCTGGACCCACAATCATTTAGAACGCTTATTTTCTTAAAATGTTCGCACATCCTCTTGTTTGTAACTTCTATATCATTATGCTCAACATATCCTAATGTATCCACTAAGTCGTTCAACTCGAACTCTTCACCTTCAACATCTACGTAGCGAGTAATTTCTACAACCCTCCTCCGTTCTTCTCGTACCTTAATCACCACAGGATGACCTTGAAGATTCAGTTTCAGTTGTTTCTCTTCCATTATAACTCCTTCCCTTTTGTTTTTTGAATTAAAATTCAATCCAGAACTCCCAAACACCTTTCCAGGACTGTTTGAAGCTAATGCTATCTTCTGGATCTGGGTGCATGAAATTCCAAACCAAATAATCACAAATGACTACAAGTGGATATAGTGGAAAACCTATTATTTTTACTAACTGTTTGATTCTCATTGCTTTATCTCCTTCCTTTGTCTAATAGTTTTACTTCTCCACTGGACGTTTTTTAACAGCTGCGCTATAAGTATGTTTCCAGGGATCTCCCCCTTCACATATTCCTAAGTTCTCCATAACAAGGGGCTGAAAAGTAGCTATGTAATTATAATTATCTAATTCTTTTCGATCAACAGCTTCAAGATGTCCATCAGCAAAAAGAGCCATAGTAGGAGGCATTTTCTTCATCAAACTTCTTACTTTACTGCACCATGCTTGTTCTTCCTTTGTTGGTTTTCTCACTTTACCTCCTTCCTTCTACTTTAGCGAGGGCTTGTTTAGCTAACCAGTATGGACATAGATCAGTATGGTTTGGTACATGAACACACGATGAGGCCGGTATAATTAAAGGCTCGTCCTCGTCTTCAAAGTCTCGTACAATAGCTTTACATGCCTCATACATTTCTTCAGCAGCATCTCTTTTAGCCATTATCCCCGTCAATACTTTTCCCTTATCCTCTTTAACAACCTGCATAATCCTATCAGTTGCAACATCAACAACATTAGGTTCATTGTGGCAAATACGAACAACTGTTATAATTTCTCTTACCTTATCTTTTAATTCCATTATCTACCTCCTTCCTTTGTCTAATAGTTTCTTTGCTCCCTTCTGAATCCTGATTGCCATTGTTGGCTGGAAAAGTTTTGTAAGTTTCTTTTTGCTCTCAGGATCAGCTACATCTGCAACTGACTTAACCCCTGCATCCCAAAGCTTCCGAGCTCTCTTTCCTCCAATGCCAGGGATGGATACAAGTTCCATCATGTGCTCTGGTATCCCATAAGCAATCCTGATGGGGATAACTTTAAACAGGTCTTTCCTTCCCCACTTTGCATAATTATAGTCAATAAGGTTGATGGCTTCGGTGATTCGTTCAATATCGAACTTCAATCCCCTCATTCCGGCCTTAACTGATGGTGCAGTATTTTCTCCTTCACCTCTCAAACACTCATAGGCAGCAAGGGTAGAGACCACGGCATTTGATGACAATAGCCCCTTATTCTTAAGGTGCCATTGGAGTTCCTGGCATTCCTTTTGTACATCTTTTGGAATATAACCCATGTCATTTGTTGGGATATCTGTCAAAGCCCATGCAAGTGCTAAGTCATCTTGTTCCAGTTTACCTTTAAACATTTGATTGTGATTGTTATACCAGGCATAGACGTCCCAAGGGCTGAAGTACAACCAACTCCCCACTTTTCCTAAGCCAGTCAAGGTATAGATTCCACCCTTGTTAACAACCATCTCCATCCGCTCAAGATCGTCTAAAAGGCCCTGGGCATCCATAAGGTCCAACTCATTATTTTGAACCTTTGCAAGACTACGTGAGTACCATGTAAGAAGAGACCTAGCATCTTTAATCACCCCATTATCAATCTCTGCCAAGACATGAAATGCAAGGGTATGATGGTTATTGATCACTGAGGTGACTGAGCGTGGGTTCTTAATTCTTTCTTGCCAAATAGGTGTTGAGTTCTCAGGAATGACTAAATATACATCTCCGTGATCATCATAGCCGATTCTTCCAGCACGCCCCAGTTCTTGTACAATATCGAGTTCATCTACTTCATTAATACCCCTGTGGACTCCAACAATAATAACATTCCTGGCTGGGAGGTTTCGACCATAAGCAGTGGTGCTGGTGGAGACCATAATCCTCAGGCCAGTCTCTCTGTTCATGAAGGAGTCTTCAATCTCTTTTCGTTCTCTGAAGTCAAGGTCTGCATTGTGGAAATGAGCTTCCTGACCTGCGTTTTCAAACCTTTTGAGGAGGTCACGCCCAGTCCCTTTGTCATGTACAAAGATGAGGAACTTCTCCTCCGGCTTGGACATAGCAATATCAACAGTCATAGAACGTTTTCGTTCCTGAGAAGCCCAATAGTCCTCCCTGCCCCAGGAGTTTCGAGTAGTAGGATACTCCATGTAGTGAATGTCTAACTTTACAGGTCTCCAGTGAGAGTTTATCACATCTGTTTTCTTTTTGTTTAATAAGGTGAGCCATCGTTGAAATTCCCCAACATTAGGCATTGTAGCGGAGAGGCACACAATCCTTGCTTTATCGTTGAGGGAGGAAAATCTCATTAAAGCACATTCTATAATATCCCCACGTGAATCCAACGTTACGCAATGGGACTCGTCAACAATAACAAGCCCTACCCTTCCTAACCAATAGTATTTCTCAGTCAACATCTTTCTTGTAACTGAATCTAACAACTCCGATGTCATTATCACCACATCAGCAGTATTAGCCTCTCCCATCTGCCTGTCCCTCTCACGCTTGCTTGTGAGGGTATCACCAGTGAGCATCAGAACTTTCTTATCAGAGAAAACCCCCTCTGTCCAGTCCATGAAGCGCTCAGTTGACAGGCTCTTAAGTGGTGACATGTATATAATTTTCTTACCCTCTTTTAAAATCTCAAACATGATAAGCTCAGCAGCAATAGTCTTCCCACTGGATGTGTTGGCTCCGACTACAACATTGGAGTCTTCAGCTCTGAAAGGAAACACAGCACTCTGAACCTTATTGAAATGAGAGAACTTATAAGGGTAATCGTTTGTTGAAATTAACTCCTCTGCTCCCTCCAGTACCAACCCCAAATTGCGTTCTGTCTGCGTCTCTCCAGACGGTTCCTCTGTTTGATCATTCGTTTCTGCAGTTTCTTCATTGGATGTTGTTCTTGGTCTTTCTTCATTTTTTCTATTTTTTTCATTCCTTTCCTCCTCTCTTTCTCCCCATGTAAGATAGTGGTCTTGAAGGTCTGGTAATTGCTTTTTTACCATCGCCTCAAAAGTTGCCCTGCCTTTAGGATTCATCTCTCCTAGTACATAGGCTAATTGCTTATCACTTAGGCTATCTCTCCGGCTGAGGTTATCCAGGAGAGACTGAGCAAATTCAGACCAGGAACAATTCTCAAGGATAAATCTTACATAGTTAAAATCTATAATCTCTTGAACTTTAGCAGATACAAGAAACTCTTCAATCCGCTCCTTAACCCGATCCTCGATGGTAGTAGCTTCCTCTACTCGGAGAATCTTTTTGCCTTTTCCTAGGGGTCTGTTATTTTTACTATCCCAGAAAACTACCCTGATCGCATCTTTTCCTTTAGCTCGGGTTTTATTATAAAGGCTATCCACTGTGCTGTAAATGCGTACTCCTACTCCTTCCTTTTTTGTAGCAATCTGATAGATGATTTCAGTCCCATAAGTGTTCGCAATCTGCTCAAACTCCTCTGGGAGAATATCTTCAAATTGGTCTTTTGTTAAAGTTACAAATGACACTTTCTGCCTCCTTCCTTCCTTTTCTCTCATTGAGCTGAATAATAAAGGAAAACATATTTTTACTTCTCAATATTTTCCATAACTTCATTCTTAGTAAAAAGGAAATCATATCAATATCTGCTCCTGTACCAGTGTTAGCGCATTCTGCTTGCCAACAAATCCAGTTATAAAACATAATCGCTTCCTCCTTCCTCTACTCTTGATGAGCCATACTAATTACCTTCCCTTTAGCTTTTGCTACCTTTGCCAATTGTTTGAACTTCTTCTCCAGCTTTGTATAGGATTTTGGTAGAATCTTTATAACGTCTAGTTAAGCAGGCGGCGGATCATCCATGTTAAGATCACATTGTGGACAAATACCTGTTTCAATTGTATTACCACAAGAAGCACAATCATCCGCCGCTCTGCTTCGACGACTTGTTAGGTGACGCTTGTTCCATTCATTTATATGAAACATGACTGGCCCCCTAAGAGAACATTTGTAATTTGAACACCATACAAAATTGGCTACATTTATGTGGGGTTTTGCACCACAAAACGGACATTCTTTCAATTCCATAAGGCACCTAACATCAGCATACTCTATATAAGTTATGCCTCCCACCTTTCTTTTGCTTTCAGAAACTCTTTTTATTTCAATCACTCTTTCTTCCATTTGTACTTTTACCTCCTTTCCTCATATGCTTTGTTATATGCTTCATTTTTCTTGAAAAAAGTTTTCCAAATGCTATACAAATATCTTGACAAAAAAGTCTTATCCTAACTATTAGAGTTCTATTCTTCCCCAGGAATGAACATATTGGACAGTCCTCTCCCAGACAGGATATGTAAGAACTACTACCTTCAACTTTTATAGCAGCAAGATTGTGAGGAAAATGAATATGTCTTTCTTTAGGTTCCAAAAACCTGATCGTATATGATTTTGAATTATCAAATTTAAACATTTCCATTCTTTTTCTCCTTCCAAGTTATGTATTTTTTATCTTCTCAAATAAGTCATAAAAACAACTCATCAACTCCTTTTCCTTCATATCATTGATAGCTTCACCTTCTGTCGGATACTTTTTGAGGTAATAACTCTTTACTGCACCAATCGCCTTCTCCTTTGTCCAGTATTCAACCAACCAGCCATCCAGGGAAATATTTCGTTCAATAAACCCTTCAGCACCATAGCTGTCAGGGTCCACAGCAACATAAAAAATCCCATGCTCAAATTCACCCTGCCATTCCTCATGACCTAATAAGGGACGAGGGGCATTGAAGATAAACCAGTTCTCTGGGATTGGATGAGGCCTCTCACCTATGATTGGTATCTTTTTGACGTCTTCTAATTTCATCTTTTTCTCCTTCCCTTTTCAAGATTCAACAGTTTTTATTATTCGATCCAAATCCTTCTCTGCCTCTGTTATCTCTTCTGGACTTGGCTCCCAACAAACTGGCTTCTTTTCGCTCCTGGAATCAAGAAGCTTTCTAAGGGCAACCTCATGAAACCTGACGTGGAATACGGCCTCCGGTTTGTCATAGCCAAACTCCACAGCCCTGTCGAAAAGTTCTTTTTGCTCTTTGTTCATCTTCTCTCCTTTCATTAAACAAGTATTGATCCTTTTCTAATTACTGGATTAAACGGGTTTACCTGTATCTTGCCCAACCCATTACACTTTGAGCAAGTAGCCAGTATTTTTGCTTCCTTAAATACATATCCAAAACCTCCACACGTTCGACACTTTACTCTTTTCCAAATCCCAGTGCCATTGCATACTCGACAATCTACTATTCTGCCATTACGCAGTTTAAATTTGCCGTTGTCGCAGTATTTACACTTCAAAGTCTTTATCCCAGATGCTTTTACACCACCCATGAAAATAAATGGGTGAACTATGTAGTCTTTTGGCACTGGATCACAGTCTGGACAAGCTTCAGTGCGACTACTACCAAAATGTTTCACTTTTCCTAAACCATTGCATTCAGAGCAAGTATCCCAAATAGTAAATATGTCTTCATCCTCCTCAAAAATCTTCCTTGCTTCCTGTTCTTGTTTCTCATCAATAAAAGCAGTGATTGCTAAATTCTTAAGATGTTTGTACGCCTCAATGAGCTCCCTTGTAGTGTCTTTAGCAGTAGGGTTGTTATTATTTTTATCTGGATGATGAAGCTTAACAAGTCCAATGTCACAACAACTACAGCACATACCAAACCTAAACATACAGAAAACCCTAATATTATTACTGCACACAACAGCATATCAACTACCTCCTTTCGTTACCATTTTAAACCCACTAGCTCCCCCTTCTCATTCTCTCTTTTCTTTCTAAAGCAAATAGCAGTTCTTGGAGAGAACATAGTACCCAATGAACTAGACGAGCTCTCTGCCAAGCCTTTTGAAACGAGTGATCTCAGTGTAGACAAACCCTCACGGAGTGAGTAAGCACTCTGATGTTTCTCAGTGAGTTTATCATACGCCCTTTGCTGGATTGATGATAATTTCATGGTGTCTTCTCCTTCCTTTCTTTTAGGTTAATTCCTCATTTAAGCCCCTCTCGAAAGGGGCTTAGTGAAGAATTACAAGAATTTTAAATACCACGCAAATGTACTTCTAACCTTTCTGTCTTCACAGAGAACTCTGTATGCAGGATTACGATACGTTATATATGACCCCATATTAAGAGTAACATAAGATCGAACAACCACTCCTTTACCAGTAAATCTAAATCTAGGATCGCGAAAGGTAACTTTGTCACCAATCCCAAACTTCCCTGGCTTTAGAAAAGAACCGTCTCCATAATCCTTATTCTCCTCTACTGCCTTTATGATCTCTAGTCTTGTCATTTCTACCGTCACTATGATCTCTCGTTCTGTCATTGTTATTTCTCCTTCCTCTTTAACGTTTTTAATGTCCTCTGTCCTTCTTTAAGGCCCAGAGTCGTGCCAGCTCCATGGTCCCTAATTATAAAATAGGCTACTCCCTCTGCAGTGCCTATATATACAACTCCTGCATTCTCACCTTCAATGTGAAAATTAACTAAGCTACTTCGATACTTTTCAAGCAGCTTTCGTGACATGTCCTTAGGTTTAATTATTTGTCCGAGTTCCATATTCCCTCCATATTATAGAGTTTATATTAACTCACACTACCTTCTATTTCTTCTTCTACTTGCCTTTGCCATTTTGCTTCTTTTACGATTCTTTGCCTTCATGTTAGCAAAATGTCTTGAGTCATCTGAAATGATGAATTTCATTTTTTACCCCTTTTCCTTTTAAGAATTTCCAAGTGCCCGACCCCATCGAATAACTCCACTCCATTGCTCTTTTGGAACAGCATTGACAATCCTATCAATCAAACTGTCCAACTCAGATTTCTCCACACGATAAGAAGCAAGATAGAACTCAGCCCTTACAGGCATACAATGATGCGGAGCATGTGGGGAGACCAAAAAAGCTACCATTCTCCACACATAAGCTGATCTTCCTCGTAACCGATCCTCCTCAGAGCTATACTTAAAATGATAATAAAGAATGCCTTCGCCATGTTTCACCTCTTCCAAATTAGGCTTCATTGGTGAGGAAGCCCTGAGATGACCTTTGACGCAAATCCTTTTTAAGATTTCTTCCTCTTCCTTAGTGGTGCCTTTGTAAGTAATTTCTGGCATTTCATTCATTTCTTTTACCTCCTTCCCTTAAGGTTACCCTACCAGTAAAAGCAAGGTTTGCGGTCTTTTACGTCTACAACTTTGCCCCACTGTTCTGGGTTAGTAGCATTACAACCTGCAATAATGGTTTCATTAGTATCCTCTGGATTCTCATGCAAATTGCTGGTAAGCTCTTGACCATCATCAAAAACCATTGTAAAACTAACCCCAGTTTTCCTTTTAGCTATGTTATCCAAGTCTCCGTAAGTTATCATCTTCTATTCTCCTTCCCTTAAAGTTAACATTAATCCCTCATTTCTGCCCTCCCCTCTTTTAACGAAAGGGCAGAATCAAGAATTAACTCGCTTCAAGTTCTACTCGACATAGTTCACCAAGCTCTTGACGGTCAGTTGAGACAAGCTCTTTCAACTCAGTAATCTCAACTTTCCGTCCATGCAAGCCTTCACTAAAGAACTTTCATATAGCCGCCACGTCAGACAATTTTTCTTCTTTTACCTCTGCCATTATATATCACCTCCTTTCCTTCCTTTTTAAATGGTTAACCCTCTCATATCTGCCTATTCTCTTAGTTTTAAAGAACCTCTGGTTTCAGCTCAGGTGACTCGTTTCAGGCACGTTCGCAGGAGAAACCCACTTGCTTGGCTGATTGATTACAGCGCCCGTGGCGGCATCCTGACCTCACAGAGCCCAATCCCGACCTAATTTCCCTACCCTTAACGAATAAGGGGCCAAAATAGCCTTGTGCGGCCTATGGCAACTTCTCAGTACTAATAGCATCCGCTGGGGTGCTCGTCCTGTTTTCCCATCACTTTCAGTTTACGTTTCCCAGAGGTCCCTTAAAACTAAGTAACCCTCTCATATCTGCTCACTTTAACCTTAGTCAAAATGAGCAGTATCAAAAGATTATCCCTGATTCTTATACGGATATCAACCACCAAGAAGTGATTGAGGTTAAAGGGTTTAATCACGAGCGGCCCCAGTCCAGTTATCAGAGTTGGTGAAGAAGGCATCAAGGTCACCTCCGGCAGCAAGGTTGTCGCAGATACCGTCAAAGAAAGAATTAGTGTAATCGTTAACATCATAGGGGCCAGTTACGGCAATCAAATCACGAAAAAAGAAATAAGTTGTCATCCTCTTTTCTCCTCATATTTAAATGGTTAATCGTCAATCCCTCACTTCCACCCTCTCATTTGCCTTCTCTATAAAAGTCGCGAAGGTTATGTGAAAAACGTTCAACGAAAGAGCGGAATCAAGGATCGTCTTTCTCCTTCCTTGTTAATAATTATGACAATAAAGATTCTAATCCCTTTGCTAAAGCGTTATCAGGATTAGTCCAGCATTCTGCTGACTCTGTTCCGTCAGGCAAAATGTAAGAAAAATCTATGTTCTGATATCTGACTGTATCCCCTGCTCCATTTGTAGTAAGGACAAACTCTACATGCTTCCTATTGCTAATGCCCATTTTCACTGCTTCTTCTGCAATGGGCTCAACAATGCTATCCCAAATAGCTAATCTGTCTTTAAATGATATATGCTTCATACCAAAAACCCTGTCATGTTCTGTTCTTAAATCTATCATCTTCTTTCTCCTTCCTTTGTTAGTGGTTAAAATTTATTAGCCATCTATAACATTATCATGAGTAATAGTGGCATTGCATTTTTTACATTTTGTAGATTTAAGAATTATAAAACTCCAAGCTGCAAGATCGTTAAATTCCTCAATATGATTACAATTAGAGCATTTTACTTTAATTCTAGAATTGTTTTCCTTCCTATCCATTTTAATCTCTTTGTCTAGTTTATCCATAATTTCTCCTTCCCTTTAAATGGTTAACCTTCTCATATCTGCTCATTTAACTAAAAGCCAAATGAGCAGTATCAAAAGATTACCTTCTGGTTCTATCACCTTCTATAGCTGAATCAAATCACTACTGTATTCATTGAAATAAGAGGTAAAATTGGCTTTCCTGGCTTTGGTAATTAATGCCTCCTTTGACTTACCACTTGCGGATCTAAACCCTGCTACGGTAGGACATTCATACCAAATCATCTGCCAAGCGCCTAATGTATTTTTGTAAATCCTACAAATCCCATCTCCTACTACGATACCCGCGTTTATTGTTTCCATCTTTTTTCTCCTTCCTTATTTATAGGTTAATCTACTATATAATCCTCTCATAACCGTTTACCTTAACCTAAGCCAAAGTAAACAGTATCAAAAGATTAGCTTTCTTGACTTTCCCAATTTTTCCCATTCCAAATCGCACCCCACTTATCTCCATTAGGAAATTTGATGGGAACAATAACTTCTCCCTCATCCTCATAAGGGTCATCATAGACCAAACATTCTATCCACTTCCCTGTCCGCCATTCACGTACATCTAATTTATCGCCCTTTTTCACTTTTTTCATCTTCTTTCTCCTTCCTTCCTTAAAGGTTAAATTAGTTATTCCTAAAACCCGTTACATAATCCCCTCATATCTATTCTGGCCTTCTCCTTTGTCATGGTTTTATAATATTCTTTTTCAACATAGTATGTATTATCATTCCAGACATATTACCAAAACAATGATCGTAAGTTGATCTGTGCTCTACTTTTAATTCTTCAGGGGTTCTTGTATCACCTCCATGGTAGTCAATAATATCACTCCAAAAGAATATATTATTCCACATTGCAGATTTTACCTTTTCCAGCCTCTTCTGAGTCATTCCATTAGCCCAAAACTGTTTATTAGCCATAAAGTGATTCCAGTATTCTTCTTTCTTCTCTTCTGTTGGCATCTTTTTTCTCCTTCCTCGTTAAAGGTTAACCCTCTCATTCTGCTCATTTAACTAAAAGCCAAATGAGCAGTATCAAAAGATTATCCCTAATCTATTATCGTCTTAACCTGTTGTCATCTTCCGGTTTGCTGACTACCCTACCCGACTGGCCATCTTTACCGGCTCTCGGGAGCTCCTCACCGGCTTAATTCACCGGCTGCTCGCAATTTATATCCCATTTCTGGCTGGGTATTATCCGCACCTTTGCGCTACTAACCTCTTCCGCCTGAGATGTTCTCAACTCAATCTGGATCCCACTGACCCATGAGGCTTTCGACCTAATTGTCTAAGAGCGTTTTGGAAACTTTGCATTTCCCTCGGATGAGACCTAATGCCTCCCCCGGATGTGCCTTTTTACTACTATTTTTATATCTCTTTCTCATAATTTATTCTTATTATAAAGGTTAGTTTTAAAAGGATCAAATAGCATATGCCCGGAATTTTATTGGTTAGATTAGAGTAATGTTTGTTATAACTATTTAATTTCATTACATAATCCGTAGAAACCGTAAAGACCATTAATAATACCGAACTCAAAAATCCTTTAGATTCCTTAGTTTCTCTTAGTTTATTAAAAAAACCCGGTTTTTTCCCCGTTTTTTTTTATTTTTTTTATTTTTTCTTAGGGTTTTAATATCTTGAACGTTTACCATAAGCCTTTTCTCTTTTTCAAAGTAAATAACAGAGAGCTCATTGTTGAGGTATCGTAAGCGGACAAGCTGACCAGAAACACCAAACTTTCGGGAGGCTTCTTCGACAGTTATCCACTCACCATCGGGCAAGTGAGACAACGAGAGTGGGTGGGACCTGGATGCTAACCATCTATAACTAGCTGCCATCTCTCTCACTCCTATATGGTAGGATATTCAGATTTATCAACAAAGGATTGTATATGAGGTAGGTCATGGTAGGTATGAGTGTGATTTGTTTCAATTCTTTTTCACTCTCCTTCCTTCACTTATATTATAATGGTTTTTAGAGGAAAACCAAAAAATCTCTCCACAAACCTGCTTGAGGTCATGTTGAAGAGATTTGATGAGTCAAGTTGAGGTTGTGTTTGGTGGGTGTTTAGTCAACATCCTCACTGGCAGTCTTGATCATATTTTTGTAGTACTTCTTCTCCAGATCAGTCCGTTTCGCGGGGGGTAATCCTTTCTTCTGAATCTTCTCAACGTTGTCAGCCATGTGTTTTGCTGCTGCCTTGAGGGCATCCTTAGATTTCTCATCTAGGTCTTCTTCTCGAAGTTTCTTCTTCTCCTTTAAATAACCTCCACAATTCACACAGAGTTCTTCCTTCGTTGGAAGCCCCACATAACCACAGGCAGGACAAGGGATTTTTCCCAGGGAACTTAAGCCTTGTTCTAGAATTTTTTGTGCTTTTGACATTTTATTCTCCTTTATTTTTGTTAAAAGTAGTTGTATAGAGGAAGCTCTAGATTCACTCTTCCAGCCCATTTTTTTCGCACATTCAGGCCCAACCATTTTCTTTAGAACACCAACTACATACTGGTAGAATCTATCTGAGTCCTCTTCAAAGCCTTTTTTCTTTGCTCCTGCTTTTGCTTCTTCCCACTTACCCTCTAATTCAGACATGGGAATACCACAGGAGTCAGCTATTTTGTTTAGTAATGCTACTGGCATTTTTTCTCCCACTCCATTCTGTTTGGTTTTTTATTTCTTCTTCTACTCTTTTTGAGTATTCTTCCTCTGATTCATTATCATACCTATGAGGTGCGCCTGTATATGGACTTAAAGCACCTCCTTCTACGATACCTTCTAACTCCTTTATCCTGGGAGTATCTAGAAAAGAAGTATCATTCTTTTTCATTCGATCACTTTTTTGGGAAGATTCACCAAAAACCACTTTCCATTTACCTCCCGTTCAACCTTCAGAATCACACTCCTCTTAATAGGGGTGTTCTGCCCATTCAGCCTCCTCACATGTAACCACTTTCGCCCAGCAGAATATTCATCGATGTCTCCCACATCAACTATTCCAGCCTTGGTGTGTACTCGAAGATGTTTCCGAGCTATTTTCTCATCATTTTTCATCTGTGTGGTGGCTCCTATAAAATGGCTATTTTGGTTAGTTTTTCTTTAAGGCTATATGGTATAGCCTAATGGGAGATCTCTTAAGTAAGAGGGTGTTTTACTAATCTGACAAGGTATTAGAATTAAATCTTTGACCAATACTCGTCAGGCATTTCTAAGGAAAGCTTAAGTGCCCCAACAGCACCTCCAAACTCAGGGTCCTGAGTGCACTCAACATTTCCACCTCCATAAGCCTCAAGGCCTTTTTCAACTGCCCGGTCTATGCCCCGGAGTCGTGAGCCCCCTCCAGCTATAATGACATTATTACGTAGGTGCTCCTGAAAATCGGCATCAAATGAGCCTACCAGAGCCTGGACAGCTTTACAAATAGGATCGGTCATCTGGAGACAACAATCCTGCAAAAGTCCAGTAAGATCATAAGTTCCAGGTATTCCCTTCTCTGTTAACGTTACAATAACTTTTTCAGAAATTCCTACATAGCCATATTTCTCCTTGAGCCTTTGGATAATCTGAGGGGTTAACTGAACACCAGGATACAAGTTTAAAATAGCTTCGATAATTTTGCTGTCAAGGAAGTTCCCTGCAGTAGTGAGGGTAACTTGATCCCCCTCTTCTGGTAAGCTACCATGTATTCGACATGCATCCACTGTTCCTGCTCCCACATCAACCACCAGACACTCGTCAAACCTATCCATCCCATAGGCGACGGCAAAGGGCTCTGACACTATCAGAACCTTATCTACTAAGGAGCTACACAGGTCAACAAGAGCCTTTTTGTTATGTATACTTGCCTGAGCAGGTACTCCTATAGCAGCATAGATCTGGTCACCTTTCCTTTTGTCAGGAATAGCCTGGACAAGCATATCCCTTAAAATAAGGGTGGTTGCCTTGATAGAAGGTTCATCCTCCTTCATCACTCCATGCTCAAGGGGCCAGACCATGTTGAGAGCAAGCCGATTCTTTATTGCCTCCTGCCCCAGAAGGTAGTCTCCACCTTTAAGTCTTTTTCTTGATACTACATCCTTTGGGTATCCAATGCAACTCAGTGTTGTCAACCTTGCGCCTGTAGATGTTGCCAATGAAGTCCTGCTAGTCCCCAAGTCAAATCCGGTGTAAAAAATAGTCATTTTCTTTTTCCTCCTTTTTAAATTCTATTAGATTCAACTATCTGATTTTTCTTTTTTCTGTCACCTCTTGTGCCATAATATTAGGCTTGAGTAGCCAGTAAGGATTCTCATGCAATACTCGAACAGATACCAATACACTCAATTTCTTTTTCCTCTTTGCTGTCGTAAAAAGAGGACAATTCTTCACGTTCAATTCTTCCCCGAAATGCTTCTAGCGTTTCATCCTTAAAGAATGAAATGTCTTTACCTAAATATTGTCGCACTTCACGCTCTACACGCGCTCTGTCTGCATATACTTCTGGAAGTTTTTCATATAGAAGTTTCCAATGCTTCTTCCCTGCTCGAACACACCCACCGGAACAGTTGTTATGTTTAAAGCCAAGTCTATACAATAGGGGTTCTTCTATCCCCACATTTCTTAAAAAGTCATTTATTTGTTCATTTGTTTTATTCTCTTGTATTAGGGGAAATAAGAGTTCTGACTGTTTATCTTTTTTCATTGCCACCATTTGATAAACATCATCCAGTCTATTTGCTCTGTGGGTTTCACCAATTCCAATTCCAAAGACTAAGGTGTCCCCATCTTTATAGAACCTCTGAAGCCTTTCTGCTTTTAGAATCCGTGAACAGAATGGCATACGATCGTTAGCTAAGGCATTATTATCATAAAACAACTCTTCTGGGCTTCTTCCATCTGAGTCTAAAGTTATCTTATGGTCAAAATAATTCTCTAAATCAGAGAGAAATCTATACAGATCAGGGTGTTCCCATTTTGTATCGTTGAAATACAAAATGACATCTTCCTTCGGGTATTGTTTGAAAGTCCAATCAGCACACCATGCTGATGCCTTACCCCCGCTTATAGCTACAATTACGCTCATCTTTCAGTGTCTTAACAAGTTTCTCACTTGATTAATCCTTCGGAAGGAGCTCTCCAAATATTGTAGAACGAACACTTTGGAAAGCATCTATATAACATGCAGCCATAGTCATTAATTTTTCTTCTCCCCCATCTAATGCAATCTTCTTCTTGCTTCTCCAATGTTTGATACTCCTGTCAAGGTACTCCATAATAGTTTCTTTGTCAAAAGGAATTGTGTTACTCATTTTTACCGCCTCTCTAACAGGCGGTGGGTGTGGTGATGCCATTTTATTACTCCTTAAACATCCAGTAGGTTAACTAAAAGTTTACATGCCTCAATCTCATCCTTTACCCAAGTGTGAACAGTAGCCTGTACAAAAGGATGCTGGCATCGGAGATCATTCCTATGATCTTCATGTATTCCAATTACCATTTTCGCAGGATCGTCAAAGTACCAAGCCAACTCATAGATTGTCCCAATGGATGGCTCTTCAGGTGAGTAAATGTTCATGTTTGCAAGAGCAATAGTTGACCTCCTCACATGCTGCCTATCCTTATGAGGAAGGAGCCCCCAGACCTTCTGATTAAGAGCAATACTTAACCCGTTCTTTGAAATTCGACCATTTGTCAACACTTTCTGGTTCCATGCACTCTGACATGGATCAATGATAGTTAGATGACTATTAAACTTAGGTTCGTAATTAAAAAACTCTCTCACTCGCTTTCTCCACCTGTATGTTTCAGGATTTGTTGAAATCTGACCTGCTAAGTATACTATATACATACCTCCTCCTACAGTTTAGATTCTGATTTTTCAAACTTCCCTGATTCTTAAATTCTCCTCAATCAAAGCCTGAAAAATAGCTAGTTTCCCTTTATCGTCTACCCTTCCTATGGCTATGTTCAAAAGTTCACTTATGTTTTTTGAAAGACCTCCAAGCACCCCACCTTGTCGTATGGCATCTAATTCTTTTTGAAGCTGAGTGACTTTGGCTTTCAAAACCCTATTCTTCTCAACTACTTTAAGGAACGAATCATATGGTACAGCCTTATGAAAGTAGATCCTCGGATCAGCCTTCAACTGCTTAAAATACTTTGGATTCGCCCCCGTACTGACAGACGTCTTGGGGTAGATACTAAGTAAAGTTTTAGCTGATATTCTTACCCGTACATTATAAGTATTAGGATTGTATATTGTTAAATACATTTCAGCTCTATTTACTTGTTAGAGTTTTTACCAGTACCTGTACACTGTTGTCGTGTTTTTACCCATCCTCTTGTCTCTCTTCTACGTGGTCCATATGTATGCAATCCAAGTTCACGAGCATTACTTCGATAGCCACGCCATCCATGTCGTGGAATTAAACCATTCTTTGTAAGCGTTACAGGCATCCAACAATCAGGACATAGTATAATCATCTAAGAGTTCACTCTCTTCTACCTGAGTTAATACCATACTTCTTCTGGTAATAATATACTGGAGACAAGCCTATGTTTAGTCTTTGAGCAATAATACTTGGTGTTAACCCTTCCTTTGTTAACTTCCTAATACGTTCTATCTTTACCTCTGACAATTTACCAGATCGACCTGCCATATCCATCTCCAACGAATGTTTAAACTAATAAGGTTTTTTGTTTTTTCAAACTATCCCACATCTCATTTCCTTCCTGGGTACGAAAAGTAAGTTTGTTTGATTGAATAAAACGAGCCCTATCTACAATCTTACCAACAGGACGAGGTTTCTTAACTCCCAAAACACTGGCAAATTTCTCAGGGGTCACGATAATGTCTTTCCCTTCAATATAGTGAAACACATACTGAGGGTTGCTCTTATGTGCCTCATTAAACAACATAACTGAACGGTTGTAGTTTATCCAAATCTGCTCCAGGCATGTATAAGGATGACCTTGTTTCCCTATCCACTGAATGTCTCTCTTCATCTTCCTTCGATAGAAAGATTGGATTATCTCAACAGGGTTTCTAAAAATTAAAACTATAGTGACTTTTTCCTTCGTATACTGTGAAAGCAAAGGGAGCCATGCCCATATACACAGAGAGTTAATAGGGGCCTTCCAGCCCCAGTTGGTAAAACAAGTTAGAGAGTTCTGAAGTTGAGCTTGCATTTCTTTCTTCACACTTGATGAAGGAGAGATGTCAGTGTGGTCAAATTTCAATCCATATCTATGCACACCACTGGAGCGAAGGATCTTGTGAGAGATAGGTCTGTACTTCCTATTCTCACCCAGGAAGTCAATGGGAACACCTCCACTCATATCCACTCCACAATGGTGAAGGTATCGAGAAGCCAAAGATGTACCGCTTCCATGCATCCCGCAAAGGTAAAAAATCATTGCTTTTATACCCACACCAAAGTTCTGGAATGAAAAATCCAACTATCCAACTTTCCTACCACCCTATCAAAACCCCTTCCTGTAGAATCCTTTAAGCCGACAGAACTACCCCCATGCCATACTTCATAAATGCTATCAACTAATTTAATTAAATCCTTCGGTTGGTGAAAGTATCGTTGTTTTCTGATATTAATTCCATCTCTTCTCTGGATTTGCAATCGCCGATTATTCTTTCTTCTTTGGATTACACTGAATGGTTTAGATCTAGTTTGCTTCGTTCCACTCGCTATAACGAAGGCATCATTTATATGTGACTTTTCCAAACCTAGATTCACTCTGTTTACTTTCGTTAAGTAGCCATACGTTCTTTCGATTTCGGGATACCATTTAGTGAATATACTTCTAATGATATTCATAAAAGAGGATTCTTTGTATTGTCTGGCCTTCTTCAACCTATGTTCTAAATGTTGCTTATGCAACTTATCATGGCAACTCACATGAAGAAGGGCTCTGTTCTTGGGTCTATCTGTTCCCCCTTTACTTCTAGGTATGATATGATGTAATTTCCATGGATCACTTTTCCTATATAGTTTACTACAGAGTTGACATCTACTTTTCTCTCTGGCTAAAACATACTCCTTTATGTTTTGGTATCCATACAAGTCCCCTTGCTGATACCCAGTGCCTTCGATGTCTGGATTTTCAAGTTTTTGGATATCAAAATTACCTAATTCAACAATTGTTTTAGATATAGGGAGAAAATCTTTTAACTTTTCTATGACTCTGAAATGGGTTCTAGTTCTCCTTTCTACTGAAGGGGGTAGCCAACCTTCTTTCCTTCTTCTATTGTTGAATCTTGGTTCCCGATGTCTTAGTTTACCCCTACGATGCACTCGGTACATTCTACGATCGTCAAGTCGTCTTTTCGTATTACTGTCTACTCTCACCTCACCACTAATTAGTTCTTCTTTCTTGGATACACAGGAAAAACCAATGTATTCATAGCCAGAGTCGATGCCGCAGGAAACATCCTGGGTATATTCCTTAGAATCATAAAGGAGCTGAATAGTGAAAGGTTTTCTCTTTACAACCTTTGCTTTGTCTTCTTTCAACAACAATCTGGCCACAACAGACCATGTTGGCATCAAAGGCTTTCCAGATTTTGATAAAACAAATACTTCTTTCAAACTGTCCTCCAATTATATACTCTACTTCTAAGAGTAGGTTGATTCCCTTCGTCAATGTTATCTTATGGTTTTTATTTACTACACTAAGACTTTCATCTTTATTTAATAGTAAATCGCAGAGTTCGGAACTAGGGAGGCATTCCGAAGTGCCTATATCATTCACAAGTAACGTAGTACACGAAGTACTTAGACTAACCACCTCTTACGACATACATCACTGTATGTGCCTAAACCCCTGAGTTTATTAGGGTTTAGGTAGGTGGCTCCCATGCATGCCACAAAGATAGAGGATCATTTTACAAATGCTGGATGAATTGGATGTACTGCCTTTTCCCAATATAAATCTAAAGCTGCTACAAACAAGGAGTGCACTTTTTGAACCTCTTCTTCAGTCTTGTATGAAAAGAACTCAAACACTCCAGAACAATACTTAAATCCCCAAGTCCAATAAAATTTCTCTTCTTCAACTGAGTACACATTCTGCACATGAGGAAGAACAGCATGATACCGATTGTCAATTTGAAATGTTGATTTCATTTTTATCTCCTTTCTAATAGGTGGTGGGTGAGAGAGGAATCGAACCTCTATGCTTTCGCAACGACTTTACAGGCCATGGGACTCACCACACTGTCCAACTCACCCGTTAGATTTGTTTTTGTCTTAGCAACCATCTAAGAGGCTCTAATAATCTCCATAATATTCTGTATGCCCTTCCTCTAATCTTAATGTAGCCATATGTTTCTCCTGGTAACGGTTCCATTTTCGTTGCCATTCCCATTATTATCCTCCTTTCTCACCTTTTATTATAATGATTTTGACTTAGATTTCTAATCCCATTTTTCTGCCTACTTTTTCAAGATAGGAGATTATTTTATTTACTGATTCCTCAATGGTTTCTTTATCAGTCGTAACTGTTATTTCAGGGTCTTGTGGTTCTTCGTATGGAGCAGAGATACCAGTGAATTCTAGGATCTCCCCGGCCCTTGCCTTTTTATAAAGACCTTTCATATCCCTCTCTTCACAGGCCACTAAGGTACATTTGCAAAAGATCTCTATAAATTCACTTTTATTAGCCAGATCTCTTGCCTTTTTTCTATCTACCCTGTATGGTGATATAAATGCTGTCATGTTGATGACTCCAGCCTGACTAAAGAGATGAGCCACTTCACCGATTCTCCTAATGTTTTCCTCCCGATCCTTGGGTGAAAATCCTAGGTCTCTGTTCAGACCATGCCTGATATTATCCCCATCTAAGACAAAGGTGATGTGTCCGGCCTCATAAAGCCTCTTTTCTACTTCAACAGCCAGGGTGGATTTACCTGAACAAGAAAGACCCGTAAACCACAGGGTAACTCCTTTTTCCCTATTGACTATAGGGTCATGCCATGTGATGTTTTGACTTTTTGGATTATCCATTTCTTCTGGTAGCGGTTTGATATTGTCCTCCTTTCTTTATTATAGTAGTTTTCAAGTAAAATCTCTTAATTTTTCCCCTAATTCAATAGATGGGCGGACATCATCAATACCAAACCCTTTTCCATCTAAAATCCCTTGGTAAATCTCAGTGTGAAGATCCTTAAATGATCTATCAAGAGCAACTTTTTTTCCATCAATTATCATTTGACGAAAAGGTTGGAACCCCTCTGCACCATCTTCCTCGTTAATAGAGAGGAACAAATCTACTGCTGTCCTCTCTAATTGAAGGAGGCACTGGAGACTTCTATCTGTCCGTTTCTCAATACTAAATTCCTGCACAGGCCCAAACAACCAGAGCAGTAAATCTAGAATGTGAGCTCCAATGTTCAATGCTAAACCTCCAGATTTCTTGATGTCCCCCTTCCAAGAAAAATCATACCATGGGCCACGAGGAGTAACATACTTCACAGTAACTAAACGAGGATAGAAATTATCTATTTGTCGCAATCTTTGTACATCTGGATGAAGCCGAAGTTGTAAAACTGAGTAAACTCGTTGTCCAGTCTCCTGCTCCAACTGAGCTAAATAATCAAGATTCTCTGGGTTAATAGAAAGAGGCTTCTCACAGATCACATCACACCCCAGTTTCATACCAAACCGACTGTGGGCCTCATGTAAGTAGTTAGGTGAGCAGACCGAAACATAATCGATCTGCTGTTTTGTACCCCTCAGTTTATTAACATATCTATCAAAAGCATCAAACTGAGTAAAGAAATTACATTTAGGAAAATAGCTATCAAGGATACCAACAGAGTCGTTAGGGTCAATAGCAGTAACTAACACGTTTCCTGTGTCCCGGATAGCCTTCATGTGTTTGGGCGCTATGAAACCGGCAGCTCCTATTAGAGCAAAATTCATCTTACTCCTCCTATACCACCGACAGCTTGTTGTGGGTTTGCTTCTACACGCACATTAGTTGCTTTCGCATATGCTCTCAGATAATCACTACTTTTCATAACCTGCCCAGAATTTCTTGGAATTGCTCTACTCTATTTAAGTCACTATGCCGTTTGCGTACAATAGCCATAGCTTTTACCCTCATTTCCATATAACCTTCTGGGTCGGACAAAACATTCCTTATCTGACTGAATACATTGGCTTTTGTGATTGGAACATAGTGGACACCAGCCTCAAGTCCCATCACACCTAATTCTGAAAGTTCCTCCGCTAACATCAATACCCCAGCCGCCGGAATTTCAAAATATTTTGATACAGGAGCATCTTCAACTCCCTGTAGTCGTATATCATCTCGATAACTCCCACCTGTTGCAATAGCACAATAATATTTGTTGAGTAATTCAGGATACTTTTTAAATGGAACTCTTGGGAGCATAATTTCTAGTTGCGAAGTTTTGTGATTTTTAATATGCTCCCTTAAAGGGTAATATCTATTTATAGAACCAAGCATTAAACACTTCATTATAGGATTGGGAAGAATTTGTAGTTTTGCGTATTTCTCATACGGAAAAAAGAAATAAGGAAAATGTATATACTTAGAAACATATTGAGGATAGCCCTTCTTAAATGCTTCAATGCCTGCACCTATAATTACATCAAATCTATCAAACAATATATCCTTATTCTTTTGGCATTCTTCACTTGCCCAACAATGTAAATCTTCAAAATAACCAATGAGCTTAACCTTCGAATCAAGTAAGCCTGGGGGTATTCCAGGTCTATTATGGTATGGTACCGCATAGATAATTGCTACATCGAGACCATCCAAGTTAGGGGCATCTGTGTACACAATCGGAAACTTATACTGTTTGACCATTCTACTAAACAAGAATTTACCCCTCTGGGATTGGACCCCTTTTTCATGGCGTCTCTTATAAAACGTGGGTATTATAATCGCTCCCTTCATGGTTTCCTTGCCTTTATTCTCATATAATACCTGGGGGTCTTCAGTCCCATTGTTTCTAACAGCATTAGTACTTTCGTAAATGTATCAGGCAAAGAAGGATGGTGGCCCTCTACTTGAATGTCTTTAAACCCAATTGTAGCTAAAACATATTTGATTGCTCTAGCTTCAAGACCCCTCGAATGGTGATACTCACTAAGTTTTTCAAGTGCCCTTTCACTGGTAGATAAAGTCTTTTTTCTTCTACCAAGAAAAGCCCGTCGAAACTTGAGCCACCAACCAAACCAAGAGTGAAACCGAGCATTTGAATCATTATCAGTAATTAACCAACCACCAGGGGCAAGAACTCGATACGCTTCTTGAAGCCCTTGATCCCACCTATACAAATGGTGAAGGACAGAATAAGCAGTCACCACCCCAAATGTATCACCTGCAAAAGGAAGTTGAAAGCAAGATGCTTGAAGAACCTGTGAGTACCTATGAGCTAAATCAAGCATACCAAAGGAAATATCAACTCCTATCGCCTCTTGGTAGTGTGAGTGGACTAAATTAAGAATCTTTCCAGTCCCTGTTCCTATATCTAATAGACGAATATTCTTAGGTGCCAATCCATACAGGCACTGTAAAAATCCTTCATCTATTGGAGCAGTGGTATCATCGTATCGGCCGGCTATCTGGTCATGAAACTCCCGATTAGCCTGTTCAATGCCTTTACGCAAATTGGCACCTGGTGTTAAACATTAAGTCTACCATCGAAAGATTCTCTACAAACTCCCCTCCCCATAACTGCAGATAGATTGGGTGGACAAAATCCTGATACTGCAACTGTATCCCTGCCTTTTTGAAAACTTCCTCATCCATATAACGTTGTGAGCCCTTACCCGTCCCAGTAAGGTAAGTGTCAGCTTTTACCTCCTTAACTATTTGCATTATCTTATCTAAGCCAGATCTCTCTATTCCATCACTCAGTTTGGAGGAGAAAACTAATTCTGCTCTTATATCTAACACCTTATTCATAACTCTAATTATCTCACAATTCAGATCCACTAACTTAGTCCACTCCTTTGCATAGATTTCTCTAAATACATCAATATACTCTGAGTAATATTTTGCCTTCCTATAAGCAAAGTCAATCGACTTTAAATGCTTCTTCCTCCAATTATCTGTAGTGACAATTTCAACCTCATTAATATTCTTAAAATCACCCTTGCCCAAAACAGGAACAGTTAACCATGTTGTTCCATTTGGTGTTTTTATTCTCGTTCTGGTAACGTAACTCTTACCTCGCACAAGCTGAACATCGTCAAAAATAACAAAAACATCTGATAAGGCCATTTTGTGAAAAAGGCCTACCCAAGGAAGATAATTAGGTTGATGAACGGAAACAATCATTTATAAATAAAAACCGTAAAATCGTTAACTCTATAATCATGCCGAAGCACAACCTTGGAACTGAGTACAAAAGCCATATCTAAAACTCGTGAAGGAGCTGCATAATACACACCAGGCATGCGACTTTTACTGGTACGGCTTAAAAAATTTACCCCCATACCTACTTTACAGACCTCAAACATCTTAGTCAATATAGTCCTTACATAAGAGTGCCAATCCGGGAATTCTAAACCGAACAAGCCTGAAGCAATCACATAGTCGTACTGTTTCACAGAAAAGCTGAAGATGTCAGAAACTTGAAATTCAAAATCTGGGTACCTTACACTCGCCTCTCTTACCATACCTTCAACGATGTCAATTCCAATATACCTTTTAGGCTTTATTTCTTCTCTGTATATATAGCCTGCAAAATCTCCAAATCCACATCCTACGTCCAACAAAGCACAATTATTTAAATCTCCAATAGATCCTAAAACTTCAAATCTCACAGATTGTGATTCCTTATCACCATAATGTATGGCTTTCAACGTGGGACCATAAGTTGCAAGGGCTCTCTCAAAAACTTTACGGCGAAATTTCATATTTTCATCTAAAGTATTCATAACTCCTCTAACACACTATTAGCAACATACTCAACTTCACTCAATTTCAATGTCGGGTATATCGGAAGTGAAACCACCTCTCTCATAAGAGCTTCAGTTGATGGAAAGTTCCGACTGTTCAAATCTAACAATCTATGTAGAGGTTGGTAAACACCATTACCACATTCAATTCCTTTCTTTTTCATTCGATCTTTAAATTTATTAATATCTCCTTTTATCCTTATAGCAAACCTATAGTAAGCAGGTTGTGCCACATCATCATAAACAGGAAGCAATATTCTTGACTCATTTTTCAACAATTCAACATACCTATTAAAACGAATTCTTCTTGCTGCAACAAAGTCATCTAATTTCGTAAGCTGGATAATTCCCATAGCTGCTGCCATATCCGTCATTTGATAACTATAATACATCCTGGTAATCAATTGTCTAATTCTATGTATGGTTTCTTTGTCATCAGATGACACCATTCCACCCGTACCAGTTGTTAACATTTTAGTGGCATAAAATGAAAAAATAGACACCTTGCCAAAAGACCCCAGTTTCAATCCTCTATACCTACCACCAATACTTGCTGCACAATCTTCTATAACAGCAACCCCAAACTCTGAAAACTTGTCTATTTCCAGCACAGGATAACCAAACATGTGGGGAACGATAATAGCTTTACTTTTCTTCGTAATAGCATCTTTAAAACATTCTAAAGAGATATTCATAGTAGAATAGTCCACATCAACTACCACCGGTCGTGCTCCCACAAGCATAATGGCATGCAACAAAGAAATACATGTATAGCTAGGCACAATCACATCAAATCTCTCATCTACACCGAGTGCAATTAATGAAAGATGTAATGCAGACATTCCAGTATTCACAGCAACAGCGTACTTCCGACTAACATAGCTACACATCTCGTATTCAAATTGGCGAACCTTACTGCCCCATCCAAGATATTCACTTTGAATAACAGCCTCAACTGATTCCATTTCAGCTTGGGCTAAAGTAGGACGTGAATGGGGTATTATTTTATCACCCATCTAACCACCTCGAAAGCTTCGGCATATCTAATTCCAATTTGCATTCCTCTATTAATTGCTAAACTTCTTATACACTCTTCTGATAAATATCGCTTTCCTTGCTGAGAACTATAACACAATACGGCCTCTACCTTTTTTACAAGATGCCGTTCCTCAATAGGCACAAATGCTCCAGCATTGAATATATAATTATTGTAAGGAACCTCATATCCTAAAATGCTCGCTTTTTTAAAGGCCCTAAAACCCTCCTGAGAAACTACTTGATGATCTTGATGTGTATCATAAGTAGATGGTAAGAGAACTAAATCTGGCTTGATGTCCTCTTCCAACTTAGTCATATTATCCAATATCTTTTGACGATGAATGGGGAAGTTTCTTACTTCGTATGTAAACAAAATCAAGTCAGCCCCTAAAACTTTCATAGCCTTCTTTACTTCCTCTCTCAAAATATAATGCGGGGAGCCAGCAGGGAATGAAAACCCCACATAGGTAACTTGGTCATTTCTTTCCATAAATTTAAAGATTGTCCCTCCACAGCTAATTTCTCCATCATCAGTATGTGGGGCTAAAACAAGTACCTTCATTTTCTCACTCCATATCCCAGCCAAAAACAAGAAGATTTTTGTCGGGGAATCTTAATAACTTTATCAAAAGCCACTACTGTTCTATAACGTCGAATGACATCCTTAACTGTTTTGAACTTCCTAACATGTCCTCTTCCTCCCGCATTGGGTACAGATAATATAACTAATTTCCCTACTGGTATTGCATTAAGTATAGCAATATCCTGTATGAGATGTTCAAGAACTTCTAAGATAACAAAAGCATCATATTTAATAAATTCCTTTTGTACCCTCTTATCATAAAGACTTCCCACAGTAAATGTAAATTCAGGAACTGCCTTTTTAGCTATTCCTACAAGAACTCCAGCAAAATCTATTCCCCAGTAGGTCTTATATTTCTTCGCATGTAAAATTCTAGCCATATGTCCAGGGCCACAACCTAAGTCTGCTATAGCAGCACTTGATGGAAGAAGACTTGCCACCATATCATACATCTTTCTCCAGTAAGGATTGAGGGTTAAGTCTTTCGGTATATCAGCATTATAGTATCCTGGTCCTTCTTCTTTCATTTCTTATTCGCCTTTGTAAACATTTACCATACGTACCCAAACTTTTCAAGTTCTTCACCCATCCACTTTTTAGCTATATCAACTTGGTTTTCATCCCATTCTGTCCAGTGAGGAAACCAGAGGTTCTTTGTTAGATGATCATGGGGTAAAGTTATTTCGTTGTACTTCAGTCCCAACTTTTCTACAAACCAACCAATAGGCCCTTTGATCAAATCTTCGAGCCTAACTATCTCAGAAGGGCATTTAGATATCGTTCTTTGCCCCAGTGCCCATAGCTTACAAATCTCTGAAAACTGATTTTTGTCTTTCTTGAACCATGGTCTTCCCATTCCAGACCTTACATAGTCTCGTCCATCCCTAACAAGATGCACTATGGTACAATCAGGATAATCCTCAGTCAAATCTTCTAAATGACAACGAGTACAAACAGAGCACTCGACATAGTGATAGCCTGCGTCTAAGGTAGCTGTTATCAAATTCAAGCGCCTCTTCTTTACTTCTTTTAAACTTTCAAGATACTTTTTACATATATAATTTTCCTCATGCATATCATGGAAGGCTTGCACTTCAAACACCTCTCCTAAAGCCGTAGCTAATGATTGTGATCCAGACCTTCCTGAAGAAGCAATGAATATAATTTTCATATTTCTATTTTCTCCCCCCTTTCTTCTTTTGTCCTTCTGGCCCTATCTTCTCCATCCTATTCCACTCCACTTGGCCCTCCTCAGAAGCTAAGGCATTTTTGTAATGTTCTTTTATCTCGTAGCCTGATCCATGGTAGTATTCATCAGGATGTCTAGTATAACCTCCTCGCATTCTCAAACTTTCAAATTTACTTATCTTTGCATACGCACCATCATTCCTTCCTCGTCTACCTCGACCACTAAGTACCTGCTTGTAGTACTCCTCATATTCGGGATTTGCAAATTCAGCGTCTTGTTCTAAAATACAAGGTTTCCCTAGCTCCACATACTTCAAACCTAATTTGCGCAGCCTAATACAGAGGTATGAGTAAATACTTCCTACTTTCTTCCCTGTACCTATACTCCAGGGACTACGATGACCAGTCAAAAATTGAATATTATACTCATCAACAAGTTCTTTCTTAATAGCTAGGCCCCCACCAAATGGGATGTTCTTTCTCCATTTCTTTTCTACCAGTACACAACCACCTCTTTCTGTCTCTAAAGAATTTTCCTTCACAAAGCCCGGCATGCGAAGGACACAAAAAATATAATCAGGACAAACCTCACTACTAACTACGAGCTTGAAGTTATCGAACCAGCCTTCCATACAGAAATGATCATTACTAAGCACTAACAACCAATTTGCTTTAGGATTCGCCAACTTCCAAGCATCGTTGATAGCAAGCCCTAAATTATTATAGTGATCTAACACAAGATGATCGACAACATTTGCTGCACGATATTCTTTTAACATTTCGACTGTGCCATCAGTGGAGCCATTATCAACCACAATAAACTCATGTTCCCCTCTCGGAGCCCCCTCATGAACAGAGTCAATACAAAATTTAGAAAACTTTTTCCTGTTATAAGTTGTTAAACTTATGGATACGAACATAGCAGCCCCTTACCTCCATCATTGCATCTTTAAATCCCAGTCATGGCATTTCAGCCCTCTTAAGAATCTTAGGCCACAAATCCCCTGCTTTGCCGCACCGACTTCCCAACCAAGTCTTTTGACCTTTTGCAGATTGATCAAGGGTACCAAACTTTTCAACTCTCCAATTATCATGACCAGGTTTCTCTATTTTCCAATCCTTACCATAATGTGTTTCCATATATTCCTCAAGATGGTTGGGCATTGGATACACGCTACCCAGAAACTTCACTAGTTGAGGTTCCTCATACCATCTAACCCTCTCTACAAATTTCAGTCCAGGAGTCGAGCGTGGGAAGGATTCATAATACTCACCATTCTTGCGAAAAAACCACATATTAAGTTTAGAAAGCCTTCTCCCCCATGCAAAATAACTCCCGGGTCTCTTTATTTTAAAACCACATGTTCGTAAGGATTCATAAAGTTGTATCCGTCGTTTAGCAGAAACCTCAATGAAAATCCCCATGTCCACATCTGTATCCCACGGCACAATTGCCTTATTTCTAACATAACCTAGTACAATACCATCTATGACCACCCAGGGAATTCCAACATTATCAAAAGCAGTTTTACAAGCCGCTAAATCTAATGCTATATTTTGAGACCTCGACTTTTTCACAACCCGAACACCTCCTTTAATCGAAGACCTACAGCCTTTAACCCATGTGTAGTTGCTGCCCAGTCTCTCGTGAGATGTTTTAATTCGATCAAGTTATTCTTAGACATAGATAATAATTTGTCCATAACTTTAACAAGCTCTTCTTCAGTATTTGCCACTTGTAAGGAGTGACCCCCATATACTTGTTTATATCGTTCCTCACCAAACTTGAAATTGGTTATCACAATATCACCTAACGCTGCTGCTTCCAATGCAGCGATACTCCAATCATGCTTATTTACACTGATAGAGGCATTATTTAACGATTCTATGTAAATATCACATTCGTTCACCCTCTTCAGATTCTCAACCCATCCAACCCCATCTTTAGAAAACCTATATTGCACCTTATTCTTATATCTTTTCATGACCTTGTTTATTATGTATGAACCTTTAAGCGTAAGATCTTTCCCACTGCCTCCACTCAAGTCGACCACCTCTTTCCCATGGGCATCTGGAGCACTGGGAAAGTGCCCCACTATCACTTTGCTGCCCACCGAAAAATCAGGTTCCATATCTCCTATATAAGCAGCCGGAAGCATCCATACCTCATTTCTAGCACCTAATCCAAGCATCTCTGCTGTTTGAATAAGAGAAACGCTCATATATCTAAACGCTTTATTTGCCTTTCCAGAGTGCAAACGATACCTAGTTCCCCCATGAAACACCACTCTTTTCTTCCCTGAAAGACTAATAGTTAATGGTATTTGCTTTGAATGCATCCACACTATCACATCAGCCCGTTCTACCATTCTCTCAAGTTCTCTACGATTTTTGTATATAATTGCCCGGCAAGAAGGACTGTACGAGGTAGGCCTTTTAGAAACTGCTTGGGCTTCTACTCCTACTTCATTTAAACACTTAGCAAAGATTGCTCCTACAGCTGCATAATCACGAACACTTAAAAATAGCACCATAGTTGATTCCCTTTAGTCTATTCACACGCTTATTTTAACCTCACTTTTAACCAAATGTTCGCAAATGGCCGCTTTAACATATTCACACATTGAATTACAGCACCCACTAATTATGTAATGCTTTTTTGTAGGGACGGGCATACGTTTAAACGTCTTAGCCCACCATGAAACCTTAACCTTATGTGTTATATTTTCTGTAACGGCACCACTAACTCTGAAGAACTCCCCTGGCCGACCAGAGTGCCTCCCAAGTTTTAATAGTCCAGGATCTATAAGTTCCATTAGTTGTACTTTAAGACGACCTTTCCCTTTTTTACTCATAACAAAATTCATCATTGTATCCATTACATCAAGTGAAGTAAACGGGACGATTATTGCCCCAAACTCATTTTTGATGTCTAAAGAACCAGAAAAATAATTACGAAGCAAATTCCCCACACTCCAATTCCTAAGAAAAGTTTCATCAAAGCGAGTAGCAGTCACAAATTGGATGTCACTAAGTTTCAATCTCAGATTTTTAACTATATTTTCGATTGTTGCATAGATTAACATCTCACTTACAATACATCGACTCACTTCACTCCAATGTGCTCCTATGTAATCAAAATCTAATACATCAGCAAAATAATCCCTAGGCCTATCTTGCACACTTACTATACTTTTCTTAGACCAATCCATGTAATCTGCAATTTTTAAAAACTCATCGACTTCTGGCTCGATACAAATATAGTAAATTTCTCCCTTTAAACCAAGCTTTTTTATAATACCTGAAATAACTCTACTATCATATCCAGAACTATGAGGCATCACATGGACTTTAGAATCATCCCAATATTCCACCAAATAATTACAAATATCCTTGTAGACTCGCCCGGCCAAAGAGCCCCCGGGCTTAGGGCAGGAAGGGGATTCAAGCATAGTATAAAGCCTAGGATGTAGCTCCGGCAGTACAGCACTGATTTCATTAAACATTGTAGCTTGGGAATAAGTTTCTACAGAATTTTGATCTAAAGAGCCTTCGAGTACATTTCTTTTAGGCCACCCCGTCCAATTTCTCGAAATGTAGGTTTTATTAATTGAGACTTCACCTATACTTTTAGCTGCTTCTTGAATCGACTTAAATACTTCCTGCCCAGCCTTGTAGTGAGCCATTGCATATGGTATCTGAGGTAATATCACTTCAACTCCTTTACAACGAGTTCTCCTGCTCCCCCACTATCGTAGATATCATAGTTTAATTTTGCCTGCTGAAAAACCTCATTTGGAGAATTTCCAGTAACGTTACATCTTTTTTCTAATTGAGACTTGATTTCATCTGCATCAAGTCTCAAACCAATATCTTTAGCTGGGTTCCCTACGACAACATGAAACGGTTCTACATTCTTAACAACAACTGCTCCCATACCCACTATAGCAAAGTCCCCTATAGTCACTCCACCCTTAATCAAAGCCCACCAACCAATCCAAACATTGTCACAAATAACAATGGGCTTTGTTCTTTCATCACAAGCACTACCTATAAGTTTGCTACCATATTTAGTTTGAAGACAAACTCTATAGCTGATCCGACAATGTTTACCAATTGTGATGTTCGCTCCAACTGCTCGAAGCCATGAATCAGGGTTTATATAAGTACCAGTTCCAACTCTCACTTTACCACCGTGACGCTCGAAAATGTACGCTTCAATTGATTTCGGGAATCTACTTTTTCCCATATCAAAACCTTGCTAAATAATCGTTAGGGTTATCAGACTTTTTGCTATGCATCTTAAGTATTGATCCCCTATGATATGACTTGATACCTTTTGATCCAATCAAATCATTCTTAACACAATAATCATACATACCCGTCCCAGGGAATGGATAAAACCATGTCACTTGCCGAATCCCTGGGGATATTATCCGATTTATCTCCACTGTAGATTTGCAAAGCTCATCGTCATTAACAAAAGGCCACCCTATCACGTTGAATGAAGTAGTTGAAATCCCCGCAGCCCTCAACAACTTGAATGCATTTATAATCTGCTCATTCGTCATACTTCGCCTAAGATGTTTCTTTCTAAAGTTTTCATCCCCACATTCTATCCCCAGCGCTACGTATCTACAATCAGTGCTCTTCATAAAGTTCACAAGATCAGCATTAATATATTCAACTCGTCCCATACAACCATAAGGCCTGCCTACTTCTTCCTTTATAGCAGAAAATAACCTTTTCACATAATCCAAATCCGTAAACATCATATCATCGCCAAAATAAAACAATTTGAATTCAAACTTGGTTTTCAAATATTTAAGTTCTTCGATAACCTGATTGACCGGCCTACTTCTAACATAGCCACTCTTATATAGCTTCAAATACACTCCATTGCAGCAATATGGACAGTTAAATGGACAGCCTCGGGTAGCATTTACATAGATGTACTTTCCGGCAACCTTGTAAGGAAAAATACCCCATGGAAATCTAGGAAGTGTAGATAAATCCTCTGGAGGTCTGATCGGATTTGTATACACCTTTCCATCACTACGATAAATTAAGTTAGGTACTTCAAACAAAGAATCTTTTCCATAACTTACCAAAAACTCCTTGACGAACGATTCACCTTCTCCCACACAAACATAATCAATATATGGAAACTGCTCTAAAATTTGCAACTTCATTATTGTAGGATGAACTCCCCCAACCAAAACAGGAATATCACAACTAGCTTTAACTCCCTTAATAATACTAATCGCCTGAGACCAAAGAGTAGTCATACTTGATACCATTAAGATGTCAAAACTCCCCCCAACAATTTTTCTGATCACCGCAGCTGGTTTAATACCTCTAGTATCGTAAAACTTTACTCTATGCTCTTTAGGGATCGAAGACACAATATAACCCGCCCCTCTACCAATATTCTTAGCTGTACTTGTATGCACAAAAGCTATATTCATCTTATTCCCCTTGTTGTATCCGTAAAGTATACATTAATAAAACTATCATTAGAGAACAACCTGCCCATGCTCCGAATACTACTCCCCAACTGATGTCAATAAGTGTTGGCATGATTACCCCAGTCAACATAGCACCGATATACCCTACTCCATCTATAAACCCTGTTGCTGATGCTACTGTCTGTTTCTCTATATTTCTACCTGGGACTGTGGTTACTAAAAATACATGTGGCCCATACAAAAAGAATCCACTCATTACAAGCAATGCGGTTAAAGTAATCCCTTTCGAAACCGAACATAACAGAATAATAATCGCAAGAATCACCATATAGATAGAAGTCAAAGTCTCACGGGCAAAACGATCTGAGAGCCAATTATAGACTAAAGTTCCTAAACAACCTGCTATAGGGATTAGAAAGATCTTCAACCCAACTTTATCAATCGACTGACTATGAATTTGGTATAGATATACTGGAATCCATACTATTACGCCATAACGTACAAAATTAAGGATTCCTAAAGCTACTCCTGACACAATAGTATTCCTAGTTAATGTCCCCTTTATTTGTCCTAAAGGACTACGCGATGATACGCTTATATAAGGTCTACTAATTATTAAAGTAATACCTCTTACTGCCATTATAATAGCAGCACCCCAAAAACCCCACTCCCAACCAAAATTGTGAATTACAAAACCAGTCACAAGCCAAGCTACTGAATTGCCAACCTGGTATGATGTGCCCAAAATACAAGTGGCATTATCTGATTTATGCAGAGCAGCAGTAGCCCGTACACAAGAGGACCATCCCATTGATTGGAAAAAACCATCAAATACCTCTCCAAGAAATAGTAAAAAGAAGAACCCTCCAGCAAAACCAAGAAAAGTATTCATAACTGCTGAGAGAATTAAACCCACACCTATGTAGGTAAAAGGGTTAAATCTTTCAGAATAATGGCCGTGAATAAATTGCCCTGCTGCGTATGCTAATAGGAATCCACTTACTACACCTCCAAGTTGTCCTTTTGTCATACCCATTGTTGCTATAAGAATTGGTATGATTAAAGATAAATTCACTTTTCCAAAATAAGACAGTGCATAAGATGTCCATAAATTTATGAACTGCTTGTTAAAAATTTTCATGTTTAATCTCCTCTTTAATTTTGGTTGAAGATTGTCCCTGGTAGTATGGCATTACTACCATCCGTCCACCTAGGGCTTTCATTAACGATTTACCATGAGCACGAAGTTTTTCGCTGTGGCTCGTACTCTCCATTAAAATATCTGCACCTACCATCTTAATATTATCATGTGGTGCATACTTCTCCTGTGGGATAGCCAAATCAACGCACTCTAACGCACTAATCAATGCTAATCGTTCCGTAAAGGGAATAACAGGACGGGGTTTCTTTTCCATCACTGCCTCGTCCGTGAGAACCCCAACAATTAACTTATCGCCTAATGCTTTAGCATTAAGCAGATGCCTTAAATGTCCGTAGTGCAGAATATCCCCAACTATATAAGCGTAGACAATAATCATATCAATATGCCTCCTCTCTCTTGCCATTCCTTAATCTTCACTTTTTCCCTATTCCTCGTTTATGTTCTGGAAGATATTTCTTCAATGCAGCTACTCGGTCCAAAATCTCCGATGGTATATTGGCTTTCCAATCAAATGGGACATCTCTCCATTTATTGTGGCCATCTCGTATCCATCCCGTCCTTGCTAAGGTGCAGTTGTTGAAACCATCAGTATTAAATGCATGCTTCCAATTCTCATGATCAACATGCTCAACAAGCGGATGTCCTAGTACCCGAACATATGATTTTAAAAACCATTGATCACAAACTCGTCTTCGCCCTCCACCATCTTGAACCTGCCGAGCAACACTTAATTTAACACCTCGACCAGAGCCCTTCGTCCCATTAAGAGCCATCTTTGCAATCCCGGAACCAATCTCATAAAATATAGTACGAGGCCTACATGTAAACCAATCAATCTTAGGATCTTGAAAAGCTTTGTGTTGATCCCTTAGTATAAATGGAGATGAGTAATAATCCGCCGATTGAAACATAACTACCTTAGATTCCTCACTACAATTGTTAATCAATAAAACCATCTTGTCTGCAAGAGGAATCCAATTCTCAACAGGTACATAGGTGATTTTAACGCAGCCCACTTGCTTTAATCGATCAGCATAATGCATAGCGGCATCTTGACCAAACATCTCAGGGTCATCCTGCTCTTCAGCACATACCAACTCCCATTCAAAATCAATCCCTTGCTGTCTACAAAGAGATTCAAGGGCTAACCAAGCAATATACTTTGCCCGAAATAATGGCATTCGAACGCTATGTTCAATCATCCTAAACCTTTCCTGTAATCAATTTCATAATGGTATCAAACTTCTCCGCAAAGACCTTATTGTCCCAGGCATTAACTAAAGTAGTAAAAGCCTGATTAGTAATATGATGATATTCCTTGTAATTAGTAACTACTTCTATGAGGGTGGATTCTAAATCACCCCAATCCCACTTAACAGGAACGTATGTCTTCCATGGTTGATAAATGTCAGGCCAAGTCTCCAGATGTGACATATCTGGTTTAACAAGAATTGCTCCTTGTGAAATTGCTTCGAAGTCACGAAAAGAAATTTCTCCTAAACCCCAAGGACTCAAACAAACCTTTGAACGTGACATCTTCTCATGGTAGTCTGAACCACGGCACTTTCCAGAGACAGTGAAATTGTTCCTTTGTACAATCTCATCTAAAATAGTCTCACAGGAGGCACGATGAAAGGCATAATGATCATCTATCTTTCCTAAGTTCTCGCGCTCAACTTTCGTTGAGTGCTTCGTCTTAATACTAAAATGAATGTCAATGTCACGAGCCTTCTTCCGGTCAGACTTAGTTCGGATGTCAACCCCTTCTCGTTCCATCAAACCAAGATTCCACCCCAGATGAACTTTACTCAATACTTGATCATCTACATTATGATCTACTTCAGTAGTATTAGCCAACTGAGGACTCAACTTACTCAATTGAAAATAGTGCCATCGTGACCTTGGATACTTTGTCTTATAAAGATTTCTATCGATTAGGAGTTGCTTCTTAACATAACCAATAATTTTTTCAGGGTACTGCTTCACAAGCCGCATTTTAGCCGTTCCAGTACTGGCCGCATCGTCAAAAAAAACAATAGGTTTACCCAATTCTAAAAACCAATCAAAATCGATCTCCTTCTTAATACCAGTCATCTGAATGAAAATATAGTCAGCACTATCTGGAGTTTGTATAAACTCATATCCCAACTGCTTGAGTTCCTTAGAGGCTCGGTAAATGGGATGTATCTGCCCTCTCGCAATCTTTCTAGAACACGCTGCAATATATATCTTCATCTTTTCACCATAAATCCAAAGTTAGAAACCTTAAGCCAAACAGCAAACTCTGATTTCTCAAAATCTGTCAGCCCCTTGTCATCCATTCTATACTTAGATGCAACAAAGTCTAAGAAGGAAGTATTATAATCCACATCATGCGAACACAGCACCCCACCTTTATTAAGTTTAGACCAAAATGTTTCAAACTCCCACAACTGATGGCCGCGTCTATGTGTCGAATCATGTAAGAAAAGATCAAGTTTTAGTCTCTTAAACTCATCAGACTCAATATAGTCCTGTATCGATATGTGCATTTGACGACACCATTTCCTGAGATGCTTTGGAATTAAATCCCCTGTTTTCTTATTGTCACGCTCAATTGTAATTAATAATGGTGGAGCATTATCATTAGCTTGGACATTCTTTGATAATGCCTCTAAAATGAAACTAGAGGATTTCCCCAGCCCGGTACCAGTTTCTAAGCAAACTTGAGGCTTGAAGAATCTCACTACAGCATAAAGCATAAAGCAATCATCACTCCCCATCAAACCTTTGGGATCTTCTATCCTTGTTGAAAGATCTTGAAAAAACCCACTCCCTTTTACTTCCTGCATATAATCATAAAGTTCTTGCCACTTTATCCTAATTCTGCCTAACGCACCCATTTGCCCTTCCCCCTTGTGTTAGATAGACAGTAAACAAAACATGTAACTCCGCACTATGAAAAGTATAAGAATCAAGGAAATCTTTCAACTCATTAAGAATAACAGAGATTTCAAGTTGAGTCAGTTTCTTTTTCCATAAATTTACAGATTCAACATATATACCTTCTTTAGATTCTAATTCTTGATATGAAGTATAAGGACTACTGATCTCCTCCAACATTCCAGAAACTACTTCCTTACTACTATCAACCTTCAACTTCCTGAGAATAACCTTTAAGGTCGCCATAGGATGGGTAACAAGCTCTTCATAAGAGACGATACCTACTGTACTATCTGCAGAGCTTTCTACATCTATTATTTGTAAGGATTGAAAGAATCGACGAAGCAGTTGACTAACATAAGCGGCTGTCTTCTCTAACTGTTGTAACCTAATATTTTCCTCTATACTTACCCATGCATCTCCCACATTACTCCAGTATTTTCTAGAAGCACATACAGCAAAAGGATTCCTCATCATATAAATAAATCTACCACTTAACTCCTGATCATCGTAAGGAAAAGCCAATTTGTATAATTTAAGATCATGTTCACCTTTAGGAGTCTTATGAAGTCTAACAACGCACTCACTATCTTCAAAATGGGAAAGAATAGCCTGTCTGACAACCATAGAATTGGAACAATCCTTATGTCCAATCTTTTCCCAGAAGCTATCTACCTTCCACTCCATAAATTTTTTGATTTGCTTTATATCATACTTTCCATGAATAATACGCATAAGATCAAAATCATTAGGGGTAACATCTATCTCCGGATGAGCTCCGAGTAACCTCTGAAGTAGAGTTGTACCTGTTCTCTGTTCACCAAAAATAAAAACGTTCATATCACACCCTCGATCCACTTATACCAGTAAGGAACTACATTATCCCATGAGAAGTCTTCCACTATTTCTCTACATCTTCGTTTCATCTTTAAAAGGAGATCAGGATGTCTATTTAAAAAGTCGATAGCATCTACCAACGCAGGCACTGTCCGGTCAATAATGAGTCCGTTGTAATTGTGTACAACAAGCTCATTGATGGCTCCGCAATCTGTACTCACAATAGCACATCCACTCGCCATTGCTTCAAGTACAGAACGACAGCTTCCTTCTTCACGCGAAAGGCACAAATATGAGTCAATTCCTTTATAGAACTCAGGCATCTGTTCATAATGTCTATACGTTCTGCCCCTTGTTCCTGTTTTTCTTTCTAATCTGAAATCACACAAAGCTTGCACCAAAGTGACTTTGTTTACCCTTTTCAATGCCTGTTCAATAATACTCCTATTTCCCTTCTTCTGATCAGTATCTCTTCCAGCATATCCACAGACCAACGCTCCATCAGTAATTTGTGCATAGTTAGGAGTGAATAAATCAATAGGTACAGCATTAGGTGTATAAGCAACATGGCTAAGCCCACATGCTCGAAATAGGAGCTGAAGGCGATAAGAGACAGCACTCACACCTCTAAACTGTTTTAGGTAGGTAATTGTTTCTTTATTAGGCTTGACTTGATTGGTGGGGGTTGTTTCTAAGTTATCCCAACTTTCATGGCTGGCGATGGAGACAAGTGTTTTGGCAGGATCTACACCATAACGTTTATGGCAATGGTTGAAGGTTTGAAAACCAAGGAAAAGATACAGATCACACTGTTCAAACAAAGGAGCAACCTGTTTAGGGTCCTCTTTTCCTCCTATAATCTCAAAGGAAAGGAGTCTCCCTTTATACTTGTTTGCTATTTGGGTTGCTTTCGTTTCATATGCCCATCCCCTCCTATCAAGGACAAGAAGGACTTTCACAGGAGTATTCAATCGTTTAAACCTCTTTTAGTTTTATCATTCAACTAAATACATGGTCATATCGACACTTTGGCAATCTTCCTTACCAGACCAACCTTCGGGTATTGACGTACAATATTAATTGCCTTCTGTCGTTTTAAATGAGTATGGAAAATCTTTATCAATGGTAATATCCTGCTCAACTCTTCCGGACAGGCGTGGAAGTCTAATAATAGGTCAACCCGAAAATTCCAATAATAGGACAATGGGTAAATCCCTACATCATCAAACTTACTTAGAAGTCGTGAAAAAACAAAACGAGTAGGACCTTGAGAATCTTTTGAGCAAACTGTCTTATACCACCGGGAGAATAATTTTAACGTTTTCTCAGTTTTTCTAACAAACATCACACCGTTTTGAAAATGAGAAATAACATTTCCTTTAATTTCTATTTCCTGTCGTGGGGCAAAAGACAGAGCTATCTGACGTTGGCCCCTTATAAAATCAAACCCTCTAAGTACATTCCCAACCGGCAAGGTGTCATTGTCGAGTATCAAAGTATGTTCATAAGGTGAGTAAGCTAAAGCAAGAATCTTAGAAACCATCCCAGGTGCCTGGTGTTCCTTACTTAGAGCCTTATAACTGTCAAAGGACTTTGTAATCTCTTTATTTACTCTTTCACCAAAAACAATAGTCTGGGATAAATGGGGATGGAAGTGTCTCAATAAACTAGAAGAACGAAGAACCTCAATTTCCATTTGGGCGATTGACTCAGAATTGGTGCCTGTGACAACATACACAACACCGGATGTCACTTCTTTTCTTCTTCTTCTTTTTTAGGTTGAAGCTGATCACATTTTTCCAGTAAGGTTTTCCTTTGTTCATCTGTGAGCTTTTTATCTCCTTCAATCTGAGAAACCAAACTAGTTACATTCAGCCCAATCTCCCACTTCTCTGCCTTTTCTAACTTATCCTCATAGTTCCCCTGAGTTTCCTGAATCTCCTTGTAGATCTGAGACCTTTGTCGTTCAAACTCAATTGCATCATTGATCTCACTATCATTAACAAGGTTTTTGTCAGTAACTACTTTGAATAAAGCGGCCATCATAAGTTCCGTTCTACTTAAACGAGATTCTAGTCCTTTAATCATTGCATTTACAGCATTCACCCATCCTAAGATCTCTCTCTTAGGTACAGTAGAATTCATGTCTTTTTCAAGCTGACGGTTCTTCTTTCCTTGACTTCCTTGCTCCCGTTGTTGATTTCGCTGCACCTGCCGTCGCTGCTGCCTGTTCAAAGGAGAAGCAGTATGTTGCTGACGCAGGTCTTCCAAATTAATAACATTATTTTTCTTTTTATCATCCATCTTTTACCTCCTTCCTGTATAAAGGTATACCCTAATGGGAGATCATTGAAATTAGACGGTGTTTTACTAATCTGAGGGGGTTTTAATAGGTAGGTCTCACCCCAGTCCTCAATTGTATTATAATGACTTAGTTCACTGATCTTGAAACTTCATACCAGCCCACCCCAGTTATGTATATTAACTTCATGGTGTCATCAGCAGTAGCGTTAAAATTTGCACCCCCCTGTAAGAATAAATTAGCATTATCTTGAATCATTGTAACGTTGTCCCCAAAAACAATAGTAACTTCTTTCCCATCATCTGCTCCAGGGAAGTTCGTTATCACAGTAGCCCCAGTATTAGCTGTTAACCAAGTTCTATACCCAGCCACAGATGGGGTTGTCTCTCCATCAACAAAAATACCATGTCCAGTCCCCAATCCAACCCAAGTAGGCTCAGTTCTAAGATCAGTAGTATTTCCTACTGTTATATTGTTGTTACCAGCAGGTCGAACTACTGTACATATCGGCATACCATAGACCTTTCCATCAACAATGGAGTAGCTCAAATCATCTGTGTCTGCTATATAAACCTGATCAGTTGCATCGTAAACGAAATTGAAAGTTCCAACCGTTGTTCTTGATCCCTGAGCAAAAACAGTTAAAGCATCAACTTGTACTGCATCCTCTGTCACCCTCGTCCTGTATCTAATCTGAATTCTGCGGGTACACTCAAATCCAACTGCAGGGTCCACTATGTCATTGGTAGGGTTAGTTCCATAATAATCCTCATTCCCATACATGTAGATCGTACCATTCTCATCTACCTCCTCCAACCAAATTTCAACCCAGACCAAATCGTTCCTTCCAACACCAGGATCAGCATCAGTGAATGTAATTAGGTTATCTGCGTTGTTAACACCATCCCACACACAACTAAACCCATTAGCGATGAGTTCACTTGCATTGATTTCTACAACATTCACTCCGTGGTCATGAAAGCCCCCAGCCACAATCCATCCACTGGTAGAGATTGCCCCCATGAGTTTCTGAAGTCTGTCAGCAGAAATCCGCTGTTGTAAGTTAATATCCTGATCAAGGATAGGAACACCTGACATGATCGTAGCACCATAGAAGTTCCTATTCTCAGTAGGTAGAGCGAATGGTATGTTACCTCTTGAATATGACATTTATCTTACTCCCAAAATTAAGTTAAAATTACAAAGTCAACCACAAGGTTCGGGTTAGAACCAATGTGTCTACACCAATATTCAAACCAATAACTGCATGGGCTCTGTGGTTAACCATAACGCCCGAGTTAATGGCCACAGAAGCATTCGCTCCATAAAGTCCAAACTCCCTAAGATACCCTGAAACAGCTGCCCCGAACGTTGCTGTCACCTCCAACTTTCCCGTTACAGTAGTAGTAACATTGTCATAGGCATCTAAATAATTTAAACCCGCAACCACGCGAGTTATCTCATTATATAGTGCTGTCAAGCTTGAAACCGATTTTGCTTGTCTCTGGGTGGTTGTTAGTGAGTCCCAAGACACCCCTTCACCTTGCCCTACGGCCCAGTAAGTGATTCCAGCATACCCACCTTCTCCACTCAAAAGACCGGCAATCAGTTTTGAAAAGTCTGAAACAATTATATTCTTGCCATGAAAAACCTGTTGTTCTCCTGTTCGTATATTGGTAAGGATATCTAAATACTCACCTTCTACTGCTCCTTGATATCTCTCTTTACCGCTACTAGTTGGTGGAGATAATCGCTTCAGTTCTCTTGCTTCGTTTCTTAAATCAATAACTTCTTTTCTATTCATTAGTAATCTCCCAGGAGTTTCGAGTAAAAATTACTCCATCTGTTGTCTTCATGAGGGAAAATTTCAGTCCTGTATGGTACACTGTCACCAGGGTGATAGTATTTCACAGTATCGTCAAAGGGGACATCAACAACAGCCATCCCGGCAAACTCCGTCCAAGTTGCCCTAAATGGCGTCCCATGTTCAATACAATTTGTGTAGCTTGGATTATCATTCGTGTAGAAGAGGATGTCTAAAACTTTATCGTCCTCATCAGGAAATGTTATTGTCCCTACGACATCTTCCTCTGCCACTTCTGATGCTATAAGATATTCCTCTGCGTAATATAGAATCCAGAAAAGATTTGCCTCCACTCCAAACAACAGGTAACGTTCCATATTCCAAGCTAACTTAGCTGCTAAAACATCACGGAATGATGAGTTGAACCATAGCCAAAGATCAACTTCATCAGAAATTTGAAGGTACAAACTGATCTTTTTCTTTTCTAAACAAGTACCTCCATGAATTCCATATGCCTCTCCCATACATGTTTCGATCTGATCTGTTGCTCCTGACCAAGTATTGGTTTTACAATACAACAAGTTGCCTGGAGCCACATTGTCAGGGTAACTATCACCCCAAACATTAGTTCTAAAAACATCCTTCCAATGCTCCCTTATACACACTCGGAACCCCGTGAGGGTAGTAATCATCTCAGATAAATTCGACATACTACCCTTGCGTTTGTATAAGGAAGTACCAGCTGCTATCTCTCTTCTGGAAAACTCCTCTGGAATATCATAATTAAATTTTACTCCAACAATGTCAGATAGAAATGGGAGAATAGGATAAGGGCAAACATAAGGGTCTAACCAATTAAGGCATGATTCAAGTAAGTACCTAAATTCTGACATTACACAATCTATAGCTTGAAGATAATTGCGGTACTTAGTTGCAGAAGCTGGAGATAACTCCTTAGACCGTATGGACTCCTTATATACCAGTGGGTGGATCAACCAGAGAAACTCAAGGCAATCACATAACTCATACGCCGGCTTTAGTGGAATACCATTGATATCACGCGTCAAAGTCGTTTCAGTGTAGTAAATTCCAACACCAGGATAGGCGTAGATTTCTAACCTTTCACCTGTTGAGATCGCCACAGGTGTTCCAGCAGGGGACCCTGGAGAACCCACTGAACCTGGAGAACCTACTGAACCTACTGATCCTGGAGAAGCTACCCCATTTGATTCTTCAGAAGGAGCGTATAGTTTAAACCAAGGCATCCAACCAACGTACAAGAGACGACCCTGAGAATCAGTTTTTTGGCAAAGCACAGACTCAGGTAACAGGTCAATAATCGACCTGACACTACCATAAAGAATGAAAGTTCTTGGATAGACAACATATTCACTGGGAGGAGTAACAGTCATTAAGTTGCCTCAACGTAAGTGATGGTGGCTGTTCCCTCTACTAAAAACTCATCTGCGTCAACTGTCACATTAGCCGTGGGGACAGTTATATCAACCCACTCAACCCCATCAGCACCCATAATCGTTTGGTAAATTTCAGCAAGTGTTATTCCCTCTCCAATAGATCGACCGGCATAATCATACATAGCCTGCAATGCTAAGTTAACATTTGCTTGAACAATATTACTCCTCTGATTTCTGGAGTAATGAACAGTAGCCGTGATGTCCAGAGAAGTAAGTGAACCAGCTTCAACAGACGTAGTGGTGGTGGGGAGTTTATGTTCCTCCACCCACTCCTGCACAGCACTAATCAATCCAGCCCCAGGAGTAGCAGGCAACCCATCTGCATCGGTTGCAAGTATGTAAATTGTTATTACATGTTCTGACCAGGTGTACTTGACAGTAGCAGCAGATTTATACACTGTCCCATAAGTAGCGCTTGAAAAAAAGGAGGAGATTGAGTTAAAATCTTCCTCACTGACAAGACGCTCCATTGACCGAACAGATAAGGGAATACTTAATCTGGCTGCATCTAAGGTTTCCTCATCTGAACCTCCCGAAGCAGGACTCTCATTCGTAACACTTAAATCTGTGACAATAACACCATTGGCGTCAGAGGCTTCATCAACAAGTTCAGTAATTGCCCCTACCCCCACATTCCCTTCCAGACCTCCCCCATGCCGGTAGCTCATCTGAATCTGGGCACCAATAGGAGGGACCATTCCAAAATCACCGTTGCCAAAAGTAATAACTAACTCATACTTCTCATTGTACTCACTCGTGTAGCCCTTATCCGAAGAAGTTATATCAACTGTACTTTCAAAGCTTGTCCACTCAACTCCATCTATGGTTACAACAAGGCTATCTTTCAAACCACTCTCAGTAGACGTGTAAGTTTGATTATTTGAACCATCAGAAACTCCTATGATTTCAGTCACTGTGTATCCCTGAGTAGCAGCAGCTTCTTCCTCAGTATCACCCGCGAAGAGGGTTATTGCAGAGGTAAGTTCAAAAATCACTCCTCCTGATGACTGGGCACGAAACCCCTTCGAGAGCGTGATGTCTGCCATATGAGCAGCTTCCAACTCGAACAACAAAGTAACAGAGGAAGCAGTGGAACTACCTAGTTCATAATCGACAAGTTTCCCCAGGAGAAACATTGACTTTCTAATCTGTGTCGTTGAAAGGAACCACTGCTTAAAGTTAATATTAACCATATAAGCCAACAAGGACAGTTCCCATCCAACAGCATCAACTAGGACCCTGGCGGCATTATCCTCCAAAAAATCCTGATATGTATCTGGTAAGTTGTGCTGGAGATAACTGATTAAGCTATCAACATAACGCTCAAAATCATATGGGACTAATTGCACTGATTGCTGTGTGGTTGTGGGCATAAATTATCATCCTGTTGCAATGGGTATGGTTGTTACTAAAGTACTTGATGGGTTGTTCTTTAATCTGAAGCTGACCGAAACTTCAGCTATATTATTATTTTTTCTCACATCTGAAGTCACCAATTTTGCTGATTCAAAAAGGACTCTTGGTTCCCAACGATTGATAGCATCACCAATACAAAACTCTATATCCTGAGCCAGGAACTGATCATTGGGGTCAAACACTAAATACTTTAATCTACTACCAAAAGTGGGATACATAACTCGTTCACCTATCCCCGTGTTTAGTAACTGAAGTAAGGCCACTCGTATTAATTCTGCTTCCCCCATGATAGTAGTGGCCTTCCCAGTCTTCACGAGAGGGAACCCACCTCCTTTCCAGTATTCAGCAGTATGATATTTTCGTAGTAGTTTCATTTCACAATCTCATTCAAATCCTTAAAAGGAATCAGATCGTTTAACTTCGACACAGGTGAACATGAATACACTCTTACCAACTTCTCCCTAAGAGCTTTGATTGTTGCCTCAAATGCCTGATAAAATTGTTGGTATCTAACAATGGAGGTTGCAGCAACTCGATGCCCACTATAATCATTGTGAAAGTGAGTCCTACCCTCCTCATCATGCATGTACATATCAAAACCTACAAGATACAAAGGCTTCAACCCCATAATGTGAGCTATCCTTAGTGCTGATACTCCTGAGTTGTTCCAAAAAGACACAAGAGAACCAAGAGACTCAGGCACCACCCGAATATGGCATCCTTGACCTGAGTCACGCTTGACCACATGGATATCAGGGTATTTAACACAATCAATCTTAGCCTTCCGAGCAACGTTATCGGGACAAAACTTAACACAATTTACTTCAACAATCTCATCCTTAAAATGCTTCCAAAACCAGGCATCTCCAAAAAACAGATACGTCGGAGTCAAGAGGTTGTAAGCTTTGTTGACTCCAATAGTAATCTCACCTTCAAGATTTGAAAAATCAAACCCATTGTCCTGCAACTTAGCAATCGAAGGCCCTCCACCTATAATAAAACCTCTTCTTCTGCCACTATACAGGTCATCAAACTCCTTTGTGGCATAGTGGACTCGTGGGCCTTTCATCTCTACACATGAGTAGGTGAAGGTGGGGTGCCTGCAGTGTCTGATAGAGCTTGCATTCCAGCATACACACCTTCAGCAATCGCATTAATAAAACACTGGAGTTGACTTTGTTCACTACCTAAATCTACATCACAATTAGCCTCCAACTGAGCAATAATAGCAGCTTCAATAGCTGCAGCACTTGTTGCCATAATACAAACCTCCTCTCTTTAGAAACTTAAAGCATCAATAATCGCTTCCTTCACATCTAAGGCATCATTTACCTGATTCAACTGAGTTACTACAATAGGATCTCCATTCCAAACGCCAAATATAGCTGTGTCAAAAGTGTTATCTGATCTCAGGTTTAGTAAAGTACGAGCATCATCTCCACAATCGGTTACACCAACATGACCACAGATTGCAGTCAAACACTGATAAGTATAATCAAGCACATCCAAAGCCTCTCCCAGTCCTGAGCGTTGGATAAATCCATTGTACTCAGAAACATGTCCAGCAGCAATCCCAGCTAAAATGGAATTCAAAGCATCCCTTGAAACTGTCTTAAGTCCAGACTTTATTGACTTTAGAAGTTTACCAGTTAGGACAACAGGCAGTTCCGTTACACTTGTAAACTGAGCTATCCTATCCTGAACAGCTGGAGGGATTAGTGGACGAAAGCACTCTTGCTGCATTAAATACTTCAAATTATCAGGAAGGGTATCATCTATGCCAGTGTCCACAGCATTTAAAGCGTTAATGGCATTATCTATTGCTGCCTGTGGCACTGCAATTACGGCAGCAATCCCCGCCTGTAGAGCTGCAAGTAAGCCAGTAAACCGAGTACGCATACCCACAACCTTATTGCAAAAAGAGTTGTGCCTTACAGTTAAATAATCACAGCCTTCGTTTAGATCCATCCTCTATCACCCTTTACTGCATTCCACATCTGCGGAGGGATCACCATGAGGACTTCCCGTGAAGTGACAAGCACTCAACGCAGTTATAACCCCCGCTAAAGTACCACTCCCTCCATCTAGTTTAATCTTGTTACCCGCTTCTATTGTAACTGATCCTCCAACCATGATATTCCAATTATTGGCTATTTCTTTAGTTTCATCATTACTAACTTGTTCTTCTCGATTTTTTGTCTCAGAATCAATCTTGATATAGTCACCATTGACGTCAGTGAACTTAATATACTTTGCTCCATCTACATCAGAAAACTCTAACATATGTCCTTCCGGAGTTTTGATTACATAATTTAATGGTGGAGTCTTCTGTCCCTCTGTTGGCACTTCTCCTTCAAACCAATGCACCCCAGTCCAAAGGGGAAACCAAGGATGTCCTCTAAATAACTTTACCCTTACCTTTGCCCCAACTTTCGGAATCATAAAAATACCATAGCCACTACCTCCAAAAGGCATACTTGGATTAGCCCAAGGGAGCTTGTCTTTTGCAATACTCCCATATAACTCTGGAATTAGAACCCTAAGTCTTCCTACTTTGTGAGGGTCTTCGTTGTCTTTAACTGTACCCACGTAGTCCTCACTAAACTTAGGTTTCAACAGTCCTTCTACTAATTCAAATACTTTAATCATAAAGCCACCAAACCCTAAAACTTCAATTTTCCTTTCCTTATCTCATCATATGCAATCTTTGATGCTTCTTCTTTTGAATAACCTGCCTTGACAAGCTCCTCCATTCTAGTCTGGTGTACCTTTAGTTTTCTTGTAGCAAGGTTATGTCGAGTTTTATAATCTTTACCGCCACCCAAAGCGGCCTCTATTAGATATCTAGCTCTACTCATTTAAACCTCCACCAAATTCTTAAAGACCGCGTTACTGACCAAATGTAGATGGGAGAGGAACAAATCATGTTCAAAAGTATGAGCAACTCCAAATAAGTAATAATCACTAGAATACTCAGCTAACTCACCACTGGCAAAAGGAAGAGAGAACCTGGTGACTTGACCAGGCATCAAACTTAAATCACCATCAACAATAGCCTCAGCATCCACAATGAATTTACTTCTTGCAAGCTCACTCCTAGTATGAGCTTCTACCATCCACTTTCTATCGTAAGGGAGTAGACTGATTCGTTCATAATCAGATGAGTACGAAAATTTACTTGTCGTGGAAGAGGTAACCTCCTCCATTGTATCTGAATAAGAGATAAGTCCCTTAGCTACATGATCGTAGCCATAGCCCTTGTGGGATGCCCCTTCTAGGAAATCAACAATACTTCCCTGGTTTCTAATGGTAAACCTTTTAACAGAAGTAATAGCATTTGGAGCAACTATGTATTCACGTTGTGGGTTGCCTACAAGAAGTGGAGGTTTAAACAAAACAGTCCCAGCATCAATCGTGAAAAAGAAAGGAACTTCACCCCCTGTACCTACAGCAATCGGCTGCAAATAGTTTACTATGAATTGAAGATCCGTCAGATTTGGTTGGACATACTCCGCTGTGCCTTTAGTCCCAGTTATATCAGACTCAAGCCCGGCGCCATCTGCAACTTGAGACACTACTGAGCTAATAACTCCACTCGAATGACACTTAGCCCTTGGTGAGGCGGTTAGAAGGGTAAAACCTGGCTCCACACCTACTAATTTCACAGATATATCATTAAAAGATACTCTATTTCTGGATGCTAATACCTTCATCTCATACAAATCAGAATTATCAACATCATGACCATATCGAATCTTAAACTTACTATAATTCATCTTCTCAAAAAGAATTTCTTGATCAGTATGTTCCAATATTACAACGCAATAAGAAGTGCAAAGGCGAAACCCTCTTACATGAATAAGTTGCTTGAGTCCAGTTTCAAACCCAATTATGTCATCACCGACTTCAATAAAAGCCTGGACTCCCATTTACTGCAACCACTTTGTGAAAATTATCGAGGGACTTGGAATTCTTAAAACATCCCCTGTTTTGATATTAAATGGATTGTAAATACTGTTTGCTAACAGAATAATCCACCAATAACTAACCGTCCTATAGTACTTGTAGCTAATCAAATCAAGTCGGTTCTCATCCTGCCGCTCTACAGTATGATAGATGTCTTCTTCCGACAAAAACTCCTCTTTGCTTTCCAAGAACATTGGTATAATTGCCGTTTCATCTGTTTTGTATAACGACATAGCCGTAGCCATAGAGTAATTCGGAATTTCCATGGTCGGCTTCGTTATTTTAACAAACTCACCCATCACCATGCCCCGCTGAGAGATTTATCTTCAACACGCTTAGGCCAACCACTTGTATAAAATGCCTGCCCATCTCGAACCGAACCATGAGTATAATAATCAAAAATTTCAACTCCTAAATTAATATCAGCCCCCATTGGTTTCCCTTCAGACATACTCCAGAGGTTAGACCAGGTAGTAGAAACTTGTGTTACCAAAACCCTCAAATCATATAGTTGAGCAATAACAAGACGACACAATGGAAAACTTCTTCCAGCAGCAGTTAGAGCAATGCCAATAAAAGCTTCTCCCACACTATTCGACCCAATAATAGGACAACACAATGACTGTAATTGTGCTATGTTTCTTTGAATATCTTCAATTATCAACCCAGTTGAATATTTTCCAGTTCTGGTTTTACTAGCACGCCATTCAATGTTGAAAGATAAAGTTTTAGGTTGTACTCCTTCGTTCTTTCTTGCTAAACCAGCTATTTTTGTAGCCCCAGCAAGTTTTTGAAACGCAAGCTTCACAATAGGATTACCACCAGGTAAAGAGTAAGAAGTGGCAATCGAATCACTTATCCCTTCTCCTTTAACTACGAACTCAATTTTAACAGGGGGGTCGATACCGATTGTCTCGATTTTTCCATTAGGTGCTGGTGAAGTTCTCGCAGGCATATTACAGACTCCCTGAACCTAGAAAGGCTACTAAAGGATCGTCACGAAAATCTCGCATAGTCTCTGGCTCCCTTGTTCCCACTACTCTAGTTAACAAGTCTTTGATAGAACCCAATAGTCCCACTGTCTCTTTGTTATCTGTAGTGACATTCACTTTCGTATCTATACTTTTATCTTTCATAGATCGGGCAGGCTGGGTTAGTTTAGTAGCTTCAGCCCTAACAAGGATAGGTTTAGCCACTACTGACGCAGCCTGTGTTATCCCAACTTCTTCCCTTTTCTTTTGTTTCACCAATACATCTGCCTGTCTTTGAATAATAGGTTTACGAGTCTCTTGCTCCTTCGCCAGCTTTTCAACTTGTACTTCTCCCTTCTTAGCTCTTCCTAACCCAAAAAGTCCACCAAGCCAGCCACCCACCTTACCAGCAGATTTCTTTATTGCATCTATAATACTACCAAGACTAAATGTCTCACCCAACCACTTTATAAAGTCAGAAAACCCTTTGACTATATTCCCCCAACTTATTGCTTCTTTAATCTTAGCTAAACCTTCATTAATCCAGCCCCATACAGCACTACCAATATTGACAACACCCTCCCAACTCAATGCGTCACCTATCACTTTCAAACCACTAGTTATCCATTCACCAACTTTAGTTGAGACGTTGACTATATTTTCCCAGCTTATCTTCTCTTTGATCTTAGCTACTCCTTCATTAATCCAATCATTAATTTTACTACTCACGTTAACTATGTTTTCCCAACTAAGCTTTTCCTTAATCTTAGTTAACCCTTCACTGATCCACTCTCCAATCTTAGTTGAAACATTAATTACATTTTCCCAACTAATCTTCTCTTTAATTTTACTTACACCTTCATTTATCCAGTCATTAATCTTGGCAGAAATGTTGACTATGTTTTCCCAACTAAGCTTTTCCTTAATCTTAGTTAACCCTTCACTGATCCACTCTCCAATCCTGCCACTTACATTCACTATGTTTTCCCAGCTTAAAGTATCACTTATCACTTTCAAACCACTTGTTATCCAACCCCCCACAGTCTTAGCAACATTTACTATCTCTCCCCAATCCTTACTAATCTTCTCTCCTATTATTTTCAAACCCCCAGTTATCCAACCCCCCACAGTTCCAGCAACATACTAACGACTTTACTCCTGCCCATGCATCCCCAAATAACTTTCCAACTCTGGGAAAAATACCAGTCTCCGGATCATGTAAGAAGTCATATACCCACTTACCTAACCCACCTGTCTCTCCAAAAGCTTTGTCAATCAATTTATTCAAAAAAGTTCCTATTGCAAAACCAATAGCACCAGCTGCAGCTAAAGCTATCGCAGGAGCAGCAACAGCCAAAGCAGATCCCAACATAGGAACAATACTCATAACCATTGATCCAATTGCCTTTGCACCTATCCCAATGCCCTTACCAGCAACCCCCAAAAGTGGGGCCAATCCTTTTCCTGCTACCTTTGCTACAGTACCAAAACCCTTGGCGGCACCACTTATTATAGTACCAAAACCTCTTGCAGCTGTTCCTAACACCTTGCCCATTCCACTAAAAAATTTTCCAATCCTACTTTGCTTACCAAAAATCCGACCAAAGAATCCTTCTCCTCCATCCATGTCACCACGGAGCTTCTTAAGTTGAAACTCAGATTGTTCACCTGATACCATTACTACTTCTCTGAGGTCATCTATGGATTCCTTCACTTCTCCAATTGATTGAACCATTCGGTAAGTCGATTCATCTTGAGACTTCTCGATTTGTCCACCTAAACTCGAAGCTGATTTAGCCTGAGCTTCACCTATCTGTCCACCAATAGCAGACATAGATGCGCTCTGAGACCTCTCCATCTGCTTGCCTATTCCAGAGCTAACTTTGGAAAAAACATCTCCCATTGTTCTAACAACCCCTGGACCTAAGAACTCCTGAGCAGTCCCAATAGCAGCACCCTTAGCAGCTGAAACCCCAGCACTCACTTGAGCCTTAATTGTTTTGCCAACAAATTCAAATGCCACTTATTTCTCCTAAATTACCCAATATCAAGTATCGGTGTCTCCTTCGAGTCTATCTTCTTTTTTACCATCTGTACTAACACTCTCCGATCCCTCGGACTCAGTGTCTTCAAGTACAGACTGTCCAACCTGCCGCGTATCGATAAGTCCAAAATCTCCTGAAGCATTGCTATCTTTAGATCCCTGGACGTATCGACTGGGACGAAAAAATTCTATAGATGGTGGGAGAACAGTTGAAAACTTCTTACTGCACATCTTACATACAATCTCAACATTAGGGTCAATGCCATGAGCAAACTGTTTCAACTGCTCATCAATGAACAAAGAGTCTTTACTTGGTAGATAAGAAAGACACAAATTCTCAATAGACAATCGGTCAGTAATCTCAGTGCCATCAGGGTGTTCTATTCTGGCAATAGAATACGATCTCCTCAACAAACCAGAAGGGTCTCCCTTAACACCTTTATACTTTCGCACTTCCCCAACACGCTCCTGAGCCTTAACTTCATCACTCCGTCTTACAGCTTTCAAACTAACTTTCAACTTCGTCTTAGGTAAAGTGACAGCAAATGGTTCTGTAACATCAGCTTCTAAATACTTCACTTCAAGACTAGCAAGATTAATAACATAAGGGACAGTGGATTCAGGGCTACAGTTAGGGCAAGCAATCTCTATATCATAATCAGGTGAGTAGCTATTGGCCCTAAGCCATACTAAAAGATAATAGGAATCCTCAGCAGTGAGGACTCCTATGTCCCAATCTCCCTTAATGCAACTATCAAGAACAGAGCTGATTACCCTTTGCATGTTATCCCTGTTAGCACTAGCAAGTAAGCTCTCCTCTGGTGCTGCATATTCACGGATATCAACAAATCCTGCCTTCAACTCCTCTTGAGTGTAAAGTTTGCCCTGCGAGGGTAGCCTAACAGGGACATACGGTGGTAAAAGTGTTGTCCAGTCCATCGTTTAGTACCTCCTTTAGTTTTAGATTTTCAACTAATACTTAGATATTCTGTGGAATTATCTTATCCACTGAAAACGTTACCGACCTCGTTTCATTTGCTGTATTGGCCCAGGCCCATGCTCCGTCACCAGGATTCTCAGGATAACACCCCTTAATCAGATATGACCTATGAACAGAGAGATCAGGCTTAAGAACAATCAAAACACTATCTGCTTTGTAGTCCTCCGCGAAACCTATCTCTTCTGTCTCAGGGTTGTAGATCCTGTTCATCCACTTTTCTATCTCTGTAATCGCATCTTTGTTATACGCAGAGAGAAAAGTAACTGTCATAGGGCCAAGAATAGGCCTCCCCGCAAACTTCACATCTTGATTCAAATGACTTATAATCACAGAGGTGAAGTTAAATGTAGGATGGGTAACGTCAGAAGCATTCACGTTGAGAATTTCATCAGTCAGAAATGTAGTTGCAAACTCCAACCGATACAACCAGTTTCTAATTGGGTCCATCTGACTAGTGTTCCCAAAGTATGGATTCAAATAAGGCATAATATATTTCCTCCTATTATTATTTTAATGCGTGCCAAAATTAACTTATTTTTTCTTCAATATCTTTAAACATAATCAACATCTCATCCCAATTTTGTTCAGTCATTATAAAAAGCGATTCATCATACTTATCAAGAAGATAATTTTTATTGTGCCTTATATGATCATCAACAAAACATGAGGGTTTTATCTCTACATAGATTCCATTAAGAATGAATAAATAAAAATCAGGAGTGTACCTCCATGATGAACCATTTTGACTAATCAGAAATGTTTTAGGTTCATACTGCCAATTGATCTTTAGATGATCAAGAGATTTAGCAAAAGCAACTTCCCAAGATGAACGCATCCTGATATTATTATAGAATGCTTCCTTGGCTTTAGTGTAGCCAAATTCATTATTTGGGTCCCTAAGCCTTCTAACTGCAGATTCAGAAACAGCTTCTTTCACTTTATTAGAAAACTCAAGATTTTGCCAATGCCTAGTCATATTTGCCGATTGCACTATCTTCATCATTGATCTAAAATCTGAATCTTGCCATCTAGCTACCATCATCTTAGAAACTGCAAGTCCCTGTTTTTCAATAAATGTAGGATCTTGCCATTGCTTCTTATTTAACTGCTTCATTCTATCAGATGACTCTTTATCCAATTTCTTACGAAACTCAGGATCTTTATTCAATTGGATCATTGTATTAGATGATCTCTTAACATGCCTTTTCCTGAATTCAGGATCTTGCCACTGTTTCTCATGTAACTTAGCCATGCTTTTAGATGCTGCTTTATCCCTCTTTATGCAAAAATCAGGGTCTTGATTAAGTTTAGTTGTGTTAGCAGAATACAAGCTTCTTAACTGATCACAGACAAGTTTAGATCCAGGATATTTACATAGAAAATCCTCATAAGTCAATTCATGAAAACACTTAACATGCTTATGAAGCAGCTTCATCTTACGTTCACAAATTGGGCAAACTACATAAGAAGTAGGGTCATTCATATTAATCAATACTTTGAGCATTAATATTCCTCTACCTATTCAAGAGAAGCACCATGAGGATGTATAATGTACTTATTGATAATCTTCTCAGCCACAGTTGTCGGAATCATGTGAAGCTCCGCAACCATCTCATTGTTATTAATACGATATGGAGTGTTGGTATCACTATCACACTTCACCTTAAAAGTAGTGATCCCTCGATTAGACGCAATCCACTCCAAAAATGGATTAACCAAATTCTCATACTGCCTCCAGGTGATCTCATCATGAGGCTCCCACTGCAAGTATCGAACTGCAGTAGCGATTGCTTTTTCAGCATACATCAACATCCTAATGATATTCACATTCTGGAGCAGGGAGGGCTTCCTCTGAAGATTTTTGTTTCCATCCACCAGAATTCCATCAACCGTCGAACGGATGGGATTAATGTTATTCATACTACCATAGGTAACCTCAATGTCCCCAACAGTCATATCGAATCTGACATCAAGTGTATCGTAGAGGATACCACGGTTAGGTCCCGCCGCTGCATACCATGGAAAGGCCACGCTATCAGAGAAAGCAAATATTCCTAACACTCTCACTGAGGGTGGCACCCAGATCTTTTCCTCATTGTAGGGATCATTAATCTGAATCCAAGGCCCATATATGGCAGCACGATTAGCCGAGGCCACAGGTGTAGTATATGCCCCAGTGCCCCTAACATAATTAACCATAGTGGCAGCTGTAGTAAGATCTGGGGTATCAAGAACAGCAAGACAATCTGCCCTTGCAACAGCAGTGACAATCAAGTAAGCTGCAACAACATCATCATGGTTAAACCCTGGTGCCGATAACAGATTAACATCAACTGTGGTGGCATCAGCAAACAAATCAATACCTCCCGTTATGTCAGAGGTACCGAGGGTGTCTGTTCCATCATCTCCCCCAGCCAAAAGCCAAGTAGTGGAAGCATCAGGCACAGCCTCTCCTGTCATTGCAAACTCAATATACAGGGAGTTTTCATTGATAATCTTCTCTACATAACGACTGTCTGAGCTTTCATCAAAAACTATGTCTTCCCAGATCTCAAGTGGATCATCTTCATCTACGTCAGCCCCCAAAGCAAACACCTTTATATTATATACAGTCTCAGTGACTGCTGGGTCGGCTGTAGGCACAGTGTCTGTCTCCATAGTCACCTGAACACCGTCTGCCCAGGTCCCTTCTGAAATTGCCCTAACCACCCCTATCTTCTGTGTTACAGAGTCTGCTGAGTAAATATCATCTTCAGCTTTATCTGCATTACTGTCTCCAACTCTAACTATCTTTAGTTGGTTACCAAACCTCAAGAAATATAAAGCTGCATGAGCAGCTACCCCGTCATCTCCACTCAAAGGTTCTCCGAAGTCCTCAAGAAACTGAGGTCGACTAGTTACAAGCGTCACCTCATCCATTGGGCCTTTCGCAAAAGGACCAGTAATACCGCAGATTGAGGTTGAAATCATTGGTATATACAGACTTCGGTCTATCTCTTCTGAATACACACCAGGTGCAATGTATACAGCCATAATCACTATCCTCCATTAAGCAACGTTCTCTCCGTCCAAAATTCAAACGTATACCTAATCCTTCACAGGTAGTGCTGTGGCAGTGATATACTTAAGATCATCCGGCTCAACAAACGTCTCAGGTTAAACTATTATCAAATCTCCTTTCACAAACTAAAAAGTTCAATGTTTGAACTGCTAATAACGTTTCTATCGTAGACCTTCCTTGTCATCGGTAAAGGTCCTATCTCCCCTTTACCAGTAATCCTTTTGTAAACACCTTTGCCTTCCTGATCTATAGCGACAAGGACTCGTACTGGGTACATCATTTTGTTTCTCACAAAAACTCGATTTAAGTTTATTTTCATTTCCCCCTCCTTCTTCTCTTATAGACTAAGTTATACTACTCTTCCTCCACCCAGATATAATGAGCTCCGGCCACCCCTTTTGTGACATTAAAACCTTCATCTTCTAAAGTACGAGATATTATTCCAATATCAGTTCTAGTTAATACTGCCTCAAATGTAATCTCGTACCTCTTCTTCTTCTTATCATAGTCGATATCATCATAGAGTGCTTTCGCTTTCCTCAACGCATTCTGAATATCCTTAACCCGATCCTGCCCACCAGTTTTCCGAAGATGGGCAACTTCGTCACCAGTAAGTTTCTCTAGTAAGTTACTTGCTCTACTCATCTCTTAATCCTCCTCTGGAAAATCAATCTCTTTTATTTACGATTCATCTCCTTGGCCTTCTTCTCAGCTTCTTTCTTATCAGTAAAAGATGCAAAGGCCTTACCTTCACCTTTATCAGTATGAAATACACACCAGGTATCAGTTTTCTTATCATGGTCAACATAATACTCACCAACTTCTTTTTTCTCAATTAAATTCAGTAATTCTTTTGCTCTACTCATTTTTCATTCTCCTTAATTGAATGGTTAATCCTCTGGAAAGTCAATCTTTCTTATAGCTAAAGTGATAGTTGCCCTTTGCCTTCCTGTTGTCCGGTCTTTTGAGCCTTCAGCAACTGTCACCGGCCAAACTCCTCGTAACTTTGCCTCCGTAACAGTGTCTCCATCATCATTAACCCCAACCAGGGAACAGTCCTTAACGTTAGCTGTGTAGTCTATCTGTGCATCCTCCCTCCACTGTCGAAAAAACTGAATGACTTCCTTCTCCCAAAAAACAGAAAGACCAATCGACAAGTCAGCATAGATGTCCCTTCCTGGATACTTTACTGGAGGTCCACCAGGTCCCCAGACAACTTCAAACCCAGGAGAACTAACCTCTGGCAGTGGAAAGTCATCAAAGGATAAAATTAAACTATCCTTATCATCCCTATTAGTTACTGGGATCTCAAGTCTCCACTGTGAAGCTAAACTATATCCTGGAAACGCTATTGGCATTATTAAATAATCCGTGACCTTGTAAGTTGTCCCACTATAGAATCTACAAGAATTTTAACATCCTTCTTCTCAAGTTTAACTCCACTCTGTATAGCTATCTTAATACCCTCTCTAATAGCGTCGGAGGTTCTCACATCCTTTACTAAACTTCCTTCAGTCTTTAACAACATATCACCTGCTTTGCTCATCTCACTCTCCATCATTTAGATTAAAATCTCAAAAATCCTTACTTAACCTTACATCTGACTCAAACTTTTTCTTATCAACTTCATCCGAGGCAGTTAACTCTTTAAACCCAAAATCTTTATGTGAATCAATCGACTCTTTATTAGTTTTCTCTATATCGACATAAACTTTTTTAAATCCATACTTCTTAGCCAGTGCTTCATAAGCCTTAGCAAGATACCCCTTACCACGAAATTCTTTAATTATACTTACTATTAGAAATGGTTCTTCCTTACCATGAATAAACCCAACTATTCCAACATTTTCACCATTGTCAACAACTGTATGAAATGTTCCTTCCTTCTCCCTAAGAAACATATGTTCATTCCCTCCAATAGAATTAAAAACAGATCTATCAAAAGGCATAAGAGTAATGGACTCAAACAAACTGTGAATTAAGGAAATCACTTGTTGAGCATGGTTCATGTTAGCTGCTCTCTACTGTCTCCCATAATTCACCCTCTTCCTCAAAATCTACATCATCCGCATCATGCCCATAAATCTTTGAAGAAGATGTAATGATAATCTGCCCTGTACTAGAGTCTACCAGAACAGGAACAAACAATCTTGCCACCCAATCAATCTTAAAAGCCGTGCCCACATCCTTTACATTATAAGCGCCAAAGGAGCCCAGGATTTCGTGAATAACTCTGGACTTAAACTCTATAAGTTGGTAAGTAAAGAGGACAGACCTGATCTTATACAAGTTCAAATAGTACAAACCTTCACAAGCTTCAATGGTTGCAGCGTTGTTTGCAATGAGGTGGAAGTTACACTCACACGCTCCAAATCCAAAAGCTTTAACATCATAGGTGCCAGCAGTCTCATTAATATCTCGTTCAATCAGTTCTCGAAACTCGTCATCTGGCTCTATCATCAATGGGCCTCGATTCCATTGAATTAGACACCAATTATCATCTAAGCTGCCTCCCTCTCTAAACCGAGCAACATCTCTCTTAAATCTTTCATCCCCTGGAGCGTCAGTGACAAATTCAACTGGAGTTAATACCCTATTCCTGATCCGTACATTTTCAGGCAGATAAGCACTAAAAGCAGATTTAATAGAATCTAAGTAAGGCTCTATTGCAAGGGAAAGCATTAGTTATACCCTACCAACTCAAACTGGTGAACTAATTCTAAATGTTGTCCCGTAGTGGTTCTCCTGTTTAAGACTCTCAAGGTAAATTGATTATCATTCTCATTTACTACAATCTTAGCGTTCTCCTGCGGTATGTAACCCAAAGAGGCATCGATGGGAGTGAACAACTTGATTTCTCCAGGAGACCAATCGTCTTCAGCAGCAAATCTCAACTCATTCAACCCTGTTATTAATAACTTACCTGAGTAGTCAGGAGTAGAGCCATAGTCAAAGGCTTGATCTTCCTCCCCATACAATGATGAGCTCCCATTGGGAGAATATACTTCACTGTTAACCCCAAAGAGAGTTATGAAGATACCAAGGATCTTCCCATTTGATATTCTAAGGGCTTGTTCAATGCTTCGCACTAACTACTTCTCCTCGTGGCCATAGGCATCATAACGATCAGCAGGACCTTCTACCTTGTCATCATCATTATTATTGTCACCAGAAGATTTCTTTCTCTCCCCGGGTGCACCTTTGCCAGTTAAAGGTTTCCCACATTCAGGACATTCTTTTTGATTACAAGGAGCACCCCTCTCGTGTTCCTCTTCGTAAGAACATTCAGGACAGACACACACATCTGTTCCTCCAGCTCCCAGTCTGGGGCCACCTTGTCCCTGTTGTTCTATTATTCCTAACACCTCTCTTGCTGTTACCATAAAGATCTCCTTTATTTCATATTACTTCAAAAACCCTCGTGCCCTCATCGTCAAGGCCAGCATATACGTATGTTTGCAAGCTCCGGGCAATTTTCTCGGATTGACCGATGGCCTTGTTGTCGTCTTACGAGCGTAAGGTCGTGGCTTTCTTCCCGCTGCTAAACTCCCGAATTGCCTTAGATACCACTCCGATCTATAATGAAAGCTGTCACAAGAACACCACACTGCTGCAGGATGTTTGTCTGCATCAAGTGGTTCCATCCAAACAGTCTTTCCAGGTTGTCCTTTCAATTCTACAGCAACAGGGATGGAATGCTTAGGGTCTCTTGTGTCTGCAAAGTCTACTCCATAAAAAATTATAGTCAAATCATATGCCGTACCCTCAGCACCGGTAGATCTTGCATCAAACCTCACCCATTTTGTTCCAGCATATGGTCTAACACTACGAATCTTTACATCTCGATCCTGCTTGAGTTCTCCCTTTAAGACCTTCTCAGTATTATTTAGAATCTGACGCAAAGTAAGCTTTGCTTTCCTTCTAAGCCTTCCTTCTCCTGCTTCCATTAATATTCTCTCCGCTCTTGATGTCATTAGATCTCCACAAGTTACTTAACCAGACCACCGTCAGCAAACACCTCAGCCGACCCCGACATAGTAGGAATAATGTTTTTCCCGATAGTTTCAAATCCTCTTACAGTCTCACCAAACCGTTTAGCATAACTACTAGCCTGTACCTTACTGAGGAAAAAACTTGTAAAGCCACTCTGTACTGTTCCTGCCCTGTAAAGTTTAATCTTCGCCTTCTCAAAATCACTCAAGGTCTTAAATTTCCACTTCATAGTTGTAATCAAATCAGCCCATAGATAATTGCGAAGATCCCTAAAATTATTAAACAAGTAAGCTGCTTCTTCCCTTCCTTCTGGATCTACACCACGAGTCCATTTATCAACTGACTGCGCAAACCCCCCTAATCTATCTGGTTCCTTTGTCAGATACCTCCCCTCTAAATCTTCCAAACTCTTCTTAGCTAGTTTAAATGCCTTCTTCACCTCCAATGAAGCTTCCTTATTAGTATCAGTAGCCATTCGGGCCATACCACTCACTGCATCCTTAACCCATCGTTCACTTTTTCCTTTATCAAACATATCTGCAATGAAACCAGGAAGCTGCTCTAATGCCCTCTTTTTCTGCTGTGCTGTGTCTACCGATGAAAGTATTACTCTGGCCCTGGACATTAAATATTCCCTAAAGCATCCCACCAACGACTTGCTCCACCTTCTTCGAGTTTGGTGATAGTCTCATTCCAAAGATCGGTTCCTTCAGACACTAACTCAGTGGCATCCATATTGATAGGTAACTCCTCCAAAGTAAACGCTCGACGACTTCTTCCAAGAGCCTGGAGGAACTTTGCAACCACGAGATCAATAAACAACTTATCCTCTCCAAGGTCAAGAGTGGGGAGAGTAACCTCTTCTACAAGCCCAGGGCTGTCTTCAATCACTGTATAGGAGTGTTCATAATGTTCAATGACCTCCATTAGTCCGTTCTCAGTCACGTAGAGAGTGGGCTTATCATAGCGCCATTGAAAGGCACGAGGGATTTCAAGAAGAGTAAACTCGTCTATCCTCTCCGACACCTCTCGCTGGGCAAACTGATATATACCAACAGCTCCAGCGACTTCAACAGGAGTCACACTAGAAACCCAATCAGGAATTCCATAAGGAAGTGCTACCGTATATATGTACTTTCTACTACTGACAGTAACGTTTCGAGTCGCAGTAAAAGTTCGGTACTGATCGTAGGTCTTGAGAACTCTCTTAGTCATCTTCCAGAACTTATCCGTATCAAGCAAGGTGTTAGATAGATCACCAAGAATAAACTCCCCACTCTCTATCATCACCAAATCTATGAGTTCTGTAAGTGTTGTGCTCATTTATCAGTAGCACCCTGTAACAACCGCTTGATTAAGGTGTCTCTGTTTCCACTCACTAACAAGTTATGTTGACGACAAAAGGAGCGAAGTTCAGCTGCTGTTTTTCCATCAAGGTCTTCTTTAGTGAATGATGATACAAACTCCTCAGCAACAGGCTCCTCCCTCAACTCCTCCTCCACAATCTCCTGACCTGGGATAATAGAAGGTGTAGTCTCCACTTTCTTCGGTTTCTCCGCCTTAGGAGCTACAAACGTCTTCTCCTTTTTACCTTCCTTCACCGTTAGTTTAAAGGCGACAAGATGTGGGTTAATAGAATTAATTTGCTCTCTTGTAAGTGGTTTAGACTCCTGCCCCCGTTTAAGAAAAATATCTTCCTGAAGTAGATTGTCTTCCTCTTTAGGTATCCTTATCCTGCCCTTAGTGTTGTTAACAATTATCATGACTTCTCTCCTTTAGTTGAAGTTTACAAAATCCACCTACTTTTAGGTGGCACATATCTTCAAGTACATATTCATTCTAATCCTAACCTTTAAAACCTTGTCAGGACAGCAAAACACTGTCTAATTTCAATGATCTCCCTTAAACCTATACCTTTTGTATAGGCTTAAGGGAAAACTAGGGAGAAAGGTAAATCTCTCCCTATCATCATTTTCTTAGTTGCAGTTTAGTTTAAGAAACCAACTTAAGTTAAGTACTCAAAAGATTAAGCCACCGCTCAGCCCTAAAACCTTCCTTTGAATACTCACCATCAGCATACATACAATACCGAAAAATTCTAGGGAGGAGCGTTCTCCTCACTTCTCGAATTCCATAATGATAATAAATTGCCGAACGTTCAAACTCTGTCCTGTTAGCAAGCTTCTCCGCAACCAATCTGACTTTACTATATCTCTTCATATTCTCAAGTAAAGTGCTTCCCAATCTCACAGCCCATCTCCACTTCGGATCAAACCGGGCTATTTCTAGTTTCACTTCTATTGAATAAAGCTCCTCGATCATAAATCCAATCGGCCCAAGTCGATCAAGGGGTACTTTCTTATTTGGTCTACATAACAAACTAGGTAAATACTTTTTTATATTAAACATTTTTCTCCTCCCATTTTAAAAACTAGGGAGAAAAGTAAATCTCTCCCTAGTTCGCAATTCTCTCAAAGACTCTATTAGCTGAAGTTAGTTACAACAATCCTAACTACGAAGTTAGGAACCACAACCTTCTGTGCTGCCCAAACTGCCGCAGCCTTCTGACTCAGGAGCGGGTTAGCTCCCGTGGGAAGTGCTGAAGTTACAACAAGCGGCATATCATTATCTTCATTAAAGTTCGTCACACTTTAATCGTAGCCAATTATACACTGACTACTGCTGCATCTTTTTGTATACATGCAGATGGGACTATCTCACAATCTATGGTATCAGCAACTTTCCATAGATCCTCACCGTTACTTCCTCCATTTAGAGCTTTACACTCTTTGACTAGAGGCTTTCTTACATCAGAAATAGTAAACAACTTCTTCTAATGTTTTTAGTCTCTCAACCTTACAACTGTAGCCCTCATTTGCTTGAGGTTTAGCTACAGGATTTCGGCTCTTGTATTACCCCTACGCAGCCATACGAAGGGGTTCCACAGATTTAGGTAAGTTTTCCATTGAAGATTGCTCTTCAACGCCGCATATTTCATACGGGGCGTACACTGCTGCAGCCTCGAAGGGGCTCGTGCCCTTGTAGAGACACAGCACGTGGTTGGCAGTAAGCACAGAATTACTAGGCACTCTCACTACTGTAATACCATCGAGGGTACCATAGATGTGAGGACCAAGGGTGTTGCCATCAGAAATCTTGGTCCACCCAGGCAGCGTACCTATAATAGAAGCAGCACTTCGACCAGCAATCATTACAGAGATGGTTCCTCGGCCTGCAAGACCTAACATCAGGTTCTCAGCCCGCATTACAGCATCTTTAAATGACTGTTTATGCTCGAAATAGCTAACACCAGTTCCAGCAGTATTAGTCCAGTTGTAGCTATTAGTGGCTCCCCAAGTTGCATGGGCATTTACCAAGTTATAGATCAACGTGTTCATAACCTCAGCATTGATAGCAGAGATCAAATCCGACGCCAACTCATCCTCAGCAATCATCCCAAACCTACGCCGCAGGGCATAGGAGGCCTCTAAGCCAATGGTTTCCTTCAAAGCATACACACATGCCATGATGGAATCAGACTCAAGATTCATATAAATCTGGGGTATATCAGTAGCAGCTGCCAGGTCCTGCTGGTAGTCAACATAAATCGTGTTGCCATCACCAGGATCATTTTCCAACTCTACAACCAGGATACCAGTGGCGTAACCAACTGTTCCCTGGATATCGTAGCCTACCAGAACTCCTGCACCATTGTCTGTGGCGGTATACGTTGTGCCACCGTACGTTACAGTAACCGTGACCGTATAAGGTCGAATTGGCCTCAGTGCGAGAGGTATTGTATGGGTGTAACTCAGATCACCATACTCTGTGGTCTCGTCAAACGCTACCTGGGTCTGACACGCACTGGCAAACTCCCTCGGGTACGCTTCTGCATGGGCACGAGGATCAAAGATCTTCTGCCCAGTAGTTACATTACCCTTGGTTGTTTGGGATAAAATGTTTTTGAAGTAGATGGTTCCCCTTTCCTCTGGGATCGCCTGAATACTAGCGCAAACCCCTATTGGGCTTGTTCCATATGCTACTGATATGACATCGACATTTATCTTCGCTACAGTTCGCTACTCTGTAACCGTTAAGCCTTTGCTTAACTGCTGCATGTCTCCATGCAAGGTGTGACTATCTCATCACCTCTTCTAATGAAGAGGGCCTACCGCTTCGTTAGAAAGTGATCGTCACTTCACTCCCTAATCCGTTTTCACGGAACCCGCTTGGGCCTACTCCCTTCCGGGATAGTCGATGAACTTTCCACACTTAGCACATCTAAGTGAGTATTAGCTGCTGGTTGCCTTAACAAATCCTCAATCCTCGAAGTTACATCAACAAATCGTTCTTTGACAACGAAAATTTGATAATCCAGTAATTTCAATTCCTCAAACTTACTTTTCTTACTTGACTTCATGTAGTAACTATGAGTTTCTTTCAACCTATTCAAAACATCCAAATGCGCTTGATAATCAACCTTAGCAATAAATAAGTTACGTATCCAGTTTACTACTTTTTTAAACCGAACCCTTCCACTTCCTGGATTTTCTATCTGTAATAATGTTGGATTCGGAATCCGAATAATGCAAATATTATAGTTTTCCTTAATATACCTATCTCTACTAACATCGTATTTAAACTGACGTTTATCCACAACGTGATGAAATCCATCCACTTCCACGCCAAGTCGCAAGAAAGGTATATAGAAATCAAGCAAATAAAAACTACGAGGAGTAAACATAACCTTTTGAAGTTGGACTGAGTTACCCTTTCTGAGATTTTTACAGATCTTCTCACGCCTATTCCTAACCATTGTCCCTACTCCACGATACTCAAATGGAAAAGATCCAAACTTAGGCTGGGTACGTAAAAGACCTACAAGGGCATTAACAACATAATCAAATATATCTTCATACTTAGTAGAAACCAACAAATTTTCATAACGAAACTGCGCTATTCTATCTACCCTTCTCCCACCAACCTTTATATTATCTATCCTAACATTCCTATAGTCACTATCAATTAACTCAAACTTAAACTCATCATCAAATACACCGACGAATGATGACACAAGTAAAGGTAAAAAGTTCAAGTTAATACTACGAATCCCAACAATCTCAAACTTAACCCTCCTGACTTTCCTTTTAGTATCATTATAAAGACTAAACTTCCAAGAATCAAGAACATGAGGGTTCCTTACCTTACTTGGGTTCAAACGAACATTCCCATAACTACTAACCTGAAATCTATCCAAGTACTTTTTATCGCCAGAATAGATATCTGCATCTATATTAACCCAATATTCCATCTTCAAAACTCCTTTGCTTCATATCCGATAAGGAAAGAGTGAAGCTTTCTTCTCTTACTAACTATCCTTACCTCGTATAGTAAAACTAAAGTCTACTATTGGTCTTCCAGCAATTCAATAGGTTTAAACTTAGGATTACTCCTAAGCCGCTCTCGATGCGAAAGCTACATCAGGAATCTTACCCAGTTGAGTCAGGGTTCCATCGTCCTCACAGATAGACCTGTAAATTTCAAAGGCCTCCAACTGCTTGCCTAACTGATAGTAGTCATACGGAGTGATAGATCTCACTTTAGAAAGAGGACTCTTTTCTAAAAGCTCCATCTGCCCTTTATACCGCTTGAGGTAACCATCAGCATCTCGCTCTACGTTCTTTCCTAGAGCTTCTTCCGTTATGCTAATCATAATTTCCTCCAAAAATAGCATTGTTTACGGTTTACAGCCTGGAGTGCAGACTTCGCTTCTAGCCTAAATGATCCCACTAAAAATAGGATCGGTAATTCCTCATCTTGAAAACTGACCTAACATTCTCTCACCACGACTTGTACTAGAGATAGACTTTTTTGACTCAGAGATCTCTTCACCCTCACCAGGCTCATCCTTGTCTTCCTTCATCTCATAACTTTTGGAGACAGAAAGTCCGAAGTTCTCTCTCATGATGTTACCAGTTTCAATAGCAGCGTCCTTGGAACCAGTGTTGTCAAGTAATTTCCCAGCCTTTTCATCATCGATCCCAAGGGCCTCTGCGACATCTTTTACATCCCGGGTTCGTTTGCTTTTTCTCATATCTTCAACAATTGTCTCCGTGAGTTCCAAGAGTCTCTCAATTTCCTCTGGGGTACCGAGTTCCAGGAATGACTCAGCCAAATCCATCACCCCTTCGATGTCTTCTGGGGTACCGAGCTCAGAGATCTTCTCAACAAAGTCCTTTGTCTTTTCAAATGCCTCGTTGATCTCACCAGGGGCACCAAGATCTGTATACTGCTGAAGCACATCCAGAGCCTCATTCAACTCTGCGATTGAGCCTAGTTCTTTGATGGACTCAGCAAGTTTCTTTGCTCCCTCTAAGGCCTGCTCAACCTCTTCCGCTGATCCTATATCCTTATAAGACTCAGTGGCAGCAGTAAGATCCGTAACTTGCTCCTTGGCTGCTTTAAGATCCTTCTGAGTGCCCTCAACTGCCTCTAACACCTTAGAGAGCTCTGAGACAGTTCCCAGCTCCTTATACTCCTTCAGGGATTCCTCAGAAGCACTTACCCTATCCTTGGCAACTGCGAGTTTGCCTTTTAAGTCTTCGTTGTCTGCCAGTACCTTGTCCAGATCAGCTTGAATGTTGTTCTTCTCTGTCACAAGATTTTCCAGCATTTTAGTTTCTTTCTCTTTAGCTTCCATAATGAAAACCTCCTCATTGGTTTCTTGTTCTTGTTCTTGTTTATTATCAGCAGTAGAATCTTCATCTACTACTAGTTCTTCTTTTACTATCTCAGGATCAATTCCATCCTCAACTAACTCAGGAATTGCCCCTTTAACTCCTCCAATCTTCACAAAGTCAAACGTTTCCAACCTGAAAGTGTCAGGATCTATAGCTTGTGCTTCGCCTGTCGGAGTATTAACCTTACCTTTAAACTTCCCATAAGCACGAGAGGAGGTTGCAAGTCTAACTCCTCCTCGAAAATATGTATTCAACACCTGCCCTGTTGGTGTGTTAAGAATAAGAGCTTCAATCATCCCTATGTGTGGATCGCCCTCATCCATCCAGAGCTTGACTATTCTATGAGAGGCTTTACCTTCACGAAGGGCCTTGTCATCCAGCTCCTGATCATGTCCAATGGTGCCAAGCATGAGGCCATTGTCCATATTTTTCTGATTCTCAGTAATCACTTTCGACCAAAGCTTCTTCTTGTAGTACCTCCCATTTTCGCTTGCTCCATCAACAATGAAGCCCTGCCCACGAACACGGGCTAAGATATGCTTCCCATCTATAATAGGGTCACCCTTGGCCTCACAAAGTTGCCAGGCCGTTTCAAACATAAATTGGTCTCTAATAAGTTCTAATCCATTTTCCATTGTTTAACTCCCAATAAATCAAAGTTTCTTAACAAAACAATTCTCAATAATTAGACCATAAAGGTTTTCCAACATCTCCCCACACCCCTTTTTCTTTCTTCCAAACCTCAATATAAAACTTAGCCTTCGAATACTGTTGTACCAAATCCTTTGCAGCCTTTATTGCTTCCTTTGAATCTTTATAGTAAGATGACATATCCTCTAATACTTCATCAGAACTACGATCATATACAAAAACCCCATAATCATCTTTAGCTTCAATAAGATCTAATATATCTCTTGCTTTACTCATCTCTTTTCCTCCAATAGTTTTTGTTTCATGTGCTCAAACTTCTCAGTCAGAAAATAAGTATTCTCTTCATCGCCTTCATGTTGAGCCCAAATGCTTTCAACCTCTTTAGTTTCTATATCTAATACTTCCGCGATCAACTTATGAACCTCTCCTATCTCTACAAGCCGAAGTAGAAGTTCAAATTCATCCTCATTAAACTTATATCCTATATCTTCATAAAGCTCTGACTCGACAGTTCTCAAAATAGGAAGGGCATAGTCAGTAAACATTTCAAACTCCACCTGCTCACTCAGAGGCATATAATATCCTTGCTCAATATACATGTGAGTACGCATAGAGGAGATTGCCTTCAATGCTAAATCTCTACTAAGTATAAGGGCCTCACTCTTTCCCCTCTTCTTCTCTTTAGGTGGGGCAAGGAAGTAACGAGTTGCTAAGAACCTTCCCATTGAGCGATGCAACCTCTTGCCCTTGATTGAACGGTGAAATTTCTGAATCCCTTTCATGTACCGCCACCGATACTTTCGCCAGTCAGACTTTGCTATCTGGGCACGTCGAAAGTTCTTCAACCGTGGTACTACATGCTTACGTCTCTTAATGAACTCTTCAAAAAGGGCAGATGAGTAATCATCAGGATCTTGATCAATAAGATCTATCCTGCCTACTTCGGACAAGAAATTTAGTTTGTCTTCTGATGATTGGAGTTTCACCTACTTAACCCTCTCAAACTTCTGAACCACTCTATGTGAAAAAACACGCATTTCTCCAATTTTACCCTTCATGATCGTGTAGTACCCATCATGCCCTATTGAATGTATAGCTTTACTCATATCATCCACATCAGCCCTCGTAGGGTCTATACCAGAATCCTTCAACCAATCATACACCTCTTTATGCTTAGGTTTTTTACTCTTACCCTGCCAAAAATTGTAATCGACTACTAGTGGGTTCTTTAAACTTATCCATACTTTGAAAAGGTCATCACCATAATCTAATGCATACTCAGGGTCCTCTGTAAATGAAATCCCAAGGTATCCATCAGCTTCATCCCGAGACAAGTGAAATCTTCCTGCCTTCTCAATCTCATCACCCTGACGAGTTCCATGATAAAAAATAAAAGCCTTTGCCTCCACTAAACTCAAAATCTTTGAAGCTCTACTCACCATCTATCCTTTAATCTTTTTTGCAAATTTCTTATTTGTGTCAGTTTTTAAACCAAGATCCTTCATCTTATCAACACGTGATCTATCCTTGTCACTCATACTGTCTTTTTTCATAATAATAGGAAGTTTTTGTTTTCCCTTCCCTCGCATCACGGAGACCTGAGCAATAGTCTCTTCAACTTCTCCACTATCTACCTCACCAGCCATAAGCAAAGCATTAAGGACGCTTTTGTTCAACCACGACAAATCTGCCAAATCCAATATCAAGTCATCTCCAATCTCAATGATACCTGGATCAAAGGGATCAAGGAGAATCGTTATTTGTTCATCGTCATCACTTACAACTGAAGCCAAAGGACCTTGATCATCTTCAATACCAAACCAGACCGTCACTTCATCCCCTTCCTCATCATAGAAGGTGACAAAGGGGCCTTCATCCAAATCTAACACTACAGAGACACCAATATTGGAATAACCAAAACTATCAAGTTTATCGAGGAACTCATCTTCAATCTCTTTCGCAGAAGAGGCTCCGTAATGTGATAAAGATAGGAATTCATTAATTTTATTCGTTACGTCAATCGCTTTCATTACTTACCCCCCGCATAGATTTCTCGTCCCTTCTTAATCACTTCCTTATCATAACCTATCTGTCTAGTGATCCAATCCTCTATCTCACTCCACTCTTTCCCTTCTTTCTTCATTTTAAGAATCTGTTTCTCCATACCTTCCACTTTCTTTGATTGAGCTTCATCTAAAATGACCCTGGCACGAGACATGTTTAGAGGTTTCTCAATACATACTCTGTCAACAAGACGTAAAGGGAACATAGCACTAACGTCTTCTAAGTCCTTGTCAATCTGTTCAGTGGTTTCTCTATCCATCATAACCTTATGCTCCCCTTTCGGGAGGTCAGGTCCGGGTAGACTAACTCGTACATTTCTCAAACTTTCGCTTACTTTCGTTCTACGTCTTCTCATTTCAAATCCCCCTTCTTTACAATGTAGAATACTCGAGTCTTTTCATTGCTTATAACCATATACTTCAGGTCCTCTTCATCAGGTCCTAGTACAGTGTAAGTGCCAGCAGGAACAGTTTCAGGCTTCCTTGTAGTATAGTGAAGCCCTTTTATTGGCTTTTGAAAAGTTACAGTATCACTCTTCTCCAACACTTGCGTTAATAGAGTAGTTATTTCTGTTGCTTTCATTGTCTCTCCTTTTCCTGACGATACTTTTTCAAATAATCAGTAACTTTAATATACTTATCTACCCAAGTCCAATCCTTCCAAGACCAAGTGGGGAATGGTTGATCATGTATCGAAGGTCGTAAATGACCATACCTCAAAACATGAGAATCAGTCATTACACCATTAGTAGCAGAACCCATCAATAATGTTGGTTCACGATAATCTCTACTATCTCCAATCCTTCTCCAAACATGGCCATGATTAGCCTTGCTAGCATCAAAAGCATACACTTTCTTACTTTTAATATCTGCTATAAACCTAACTTCCGTCCCAAGCTCTCTAAGTTCACCTTTAGAAGGATTAATGAAAATATCAACCATTCCAAGGGCTGACCTAAAACTTGTAAAATACTTCTCTAAGATGTTCCTTGCTCTACTCATATCAAGTTCTTACTTACTATTTCCCGAGATATTTTGTTTTAAGAGAGGCGCAAAATCCTTCTGGACTTTCAAGACCTTCACCCTTCATCTTAGCCACACACTCACGGAAAAATCCCTTGGGGTCACCCTTAGTCTTACCAGTTAACTCCTTGGCAAATTTATCTAAGGACTCTTTTGTCCATCCTTTAGGGAGATCTTCCCATTCTTCACTCAAACTGTCAATCATTTCTAAAATATCTCTTGCTTTACTCATATTACTACTCCTTAATTGTCAAGGCATCACAGAATCCATACTTTCGACGCTCTATAACTTCTTTAAGGATTTTTCCTTCAGCTAACTTAACCATCATCTTCTTTCTACACACAGAATCCACCTTCTCGCTAATAGGAATTTGAGATAAAAGAGAAACTAACTCAGGATCAAGATAAGGAAGATAAACTTTAATATCCCCACTGTTTCTGTCAAGAGGAGCCAAATGCTCTTCTTGAAGTCGTTGAACATAATCAAAGTACATTTCCTCACTCGGATCTTTCTGATGGGCATAATAACCACACATATACTCATCTATACCATCACAAGAAATAATCTCAGAAACCCCTAGTTTAGCTAAATTATCATAAAAAGCTTTAACGATCTCGTCGCCAGGAAACCCATCCTGTACCGGAGGAATATCATCAGGAATATAGGTATGAAGTGTTGCTGCCCTAAAACGGTTTGCAATTAAATTAGCATGTATATAATCGGGGTGTTCGGTATTCTTCGCAATCACATAACAGTTTATTTCTTCTCTTTCACAAAGCACAGCTAAATACCACAGAATCAAAGATGAATCCAACCCCCCTGACAAGGCCAAGTTGTTACAATCAATCATAGACAAGGCATTCAATATTCCCCTATCTATATCATCAATAGTTATTTTTCGACCTACACGATGCCACCATAAAGGAAATTCAATCATAACTCCTCTCCTTTGTAATTTTGTTTTATTCTATCCACAATCATATCAAAATGCTTACTGTTGAATTCAAATGCAACTACATCCATATCGTTCATCAAAGCCACAACTATGTCTGTACCAGATCCACCAAACAAACTTAACAACTTTCCTCCTGGCACAGCGACTGGCTTTACACAGTAATCGACCACCTCCACGGGCTTGGCACCATCCTTGAACTTGTTGTCCTCAATCTTTAGTATGGGAAAAGGAAAGACATCAGGATATTTCCCATGGAAAGCAGACTCAAATCCGTAATAAAGAATGGTCTCATGAGACCGTTGGAAATTGGTCCCGTCATCGAAATCGAAATGGTTTTCATATGTCCAGCTTATCCACCTCCTGAAGGGAATATCATAGTTATCATCAAGCACCGATTTTATGATACTTGCCCCCTCCGGATAGTTGAAGATGAACAATGATCCATTGTTCCTCAGCTTAGACAAACAAGAAGTGAACAGTCTTATGTAACACGATCGAAAATCCAGCCTCCCTTGCAGCTGGCCCAAATCGAAATCGTCCCAATCAGCATCTGCCCATCCATACTCAGGCCAGTTGCCGTAAGGCCCGTCACATATGATTACATCGAACATCTCATCTAATGTAGAAACCGAAAGATTGTTCTCAAGATACAACTGTACTTTACAAATTCGATTTTTCCCTTGAATACAAAAGTCTCTTTCCGTTACCATATCTTCCCTTTCTCTTTATTCTTCATACCAGGGCTTAGTATCTTTGGTTTTATCCCACTCTTAGTAGCTTCTTCATCTGACCAGTTAATGTCCTGAGTAGGCTCCAGTCCGGCTACTATATGGTAGGTACCATCCTTTACTACTTTTCCATTAACATAAGCTTTACCATCCTTCACAACCAAGTGTTCTTGAGTAAATAGATTGCACAAATGGTCATACAAATTGCAATGATGCAGTTCCTCAGTACCTTTCTTATCCTCTCCTGGATGTAAATGATGAAGTAGATACTCATAATCTTTAATGATCCCTAAAGCTTCTAATACATTTCGTGCTTTTGACATAACTATTTCCTCTTTACCCACTTATGCCTCGAATGGCCATGTACGCATGCGCTCGAAATCGTGGGTCCTCTATCGCACTCACAGCCCCAATGGCGGCGAGGGCAGCAGTGGCTTTTGCTCGTTCCTCCTCCGTCGCATCTGCCTTCCTCAATATCTTCACTGATCGAAGAACATCACGAAGAACCCTCTGATCAATTCCTTTTTCATGAATAGCAATTTTACGTTCAAAACCAACTTCATGCAGTAACGAATCTAAAAGAGATTCCTTCTCAGGTTCTTCTCCTTCAGGTGGAGTTTCCTCCTCCTCTTCCTCTTCACCACCTTTTTTGGGCTCTGGAGGTTCCTCTTTCTTCTTCGGTTTTGGTTTCACCTTTGGTTTTGGCTCCGGTTCAGGCTCTGGTTCTTCCTCACCCTCTTCTGGAGGTTCTTTAATAAAGTTCGTCGCCCCACCAAAAATACTCACTTGCCTGTAGAGCCAAGCCTGGAACTTATTCATATCAATAAGCTTCGCAAGATGTTCATCCTCCTTAAACTCAGAAATTACTCGCTTAACTGTATCTACAACCCCGATAACCGCATCGAATAACTCCACTTTATCCAACTCATCAACTCTTACTAACTCATTCCTAAAAGAAACATCAATATCTCTGGGAACAACACTAGGGAAACCTTTATTTACAAGATGAATGAGGGCTATTTGTTTTGCCCCCATAGCAATAGAAGTTTGAATGTTCTTCAACACTCGCACATAACGGGCATAACGTTTAAGAGTTTCTGTCCTCGTCCCTTCACCTCCAAACAACAACTCAGGCGGGTAGCCAATAGTCGAGCAAATAACTTTCCTATTATCTTCTATTCTATCAGATAGTGCTTCAAGAGATCTATCCTCCTTCACATCAGATAGACTTCGAAGTTCTCCCTTATCACTAAAGATTGGAAGAATCTTAAGGGAGCCAGCAAGGTTAACAATATCTGCTACTGAAAACTCATCAGTACTTTTATTGATTCCTACCTTTTTATTAAGAAAACGCTCATACTTCCTACATGCCTCAAAAGCATCCTTGGGGTTAGTTGCTGGAGGCATCTGAAGACCAACTAAATTTCCCTTCAAAATATCATTCAACTTCTTTGTTGGTACCAGGAGCTCAATCAACATGAGCTCCTTAATCTTAGAGAGAACCCCATAGAAAACACTCCTCCCTACTCGGGTGTACGTGGGAAGAGTCTTTCCTTCAAAGTCTTTCTTATCAGTAAGATCAACACCAATTTTACTTGTTACAAACTCAGTGCCAACCTGTATCCGAAGCTTGTACTTATTAATTGCAAAATGGGCAAACTCGTAAGGACGCTTCACTGCTATGTCCTTCTGAACCCCAGGAGTGAGAAAGACATAAGGGAAACCATGTTTGTAGAAAGCCACTACGTTCTTCTGATCAACGTCGTCCAGGAGGTCGACAACCCCTTCTCCTTTCTCAAGCTTTACCCGCAGGACGTGCTCTCCTTGTCGAACTAGGTCCAGAGCTAAGTCACCAATGAATTGATCAAAATCAAACTTATCTTGCAGGTGCTGAAGCTCCTCATTGATAGCATCATCCCCGGAGCTCAACTGAATCACCTCTCCAGTGGTAACATCTGGAGTGAGTGCATCCTCAACTATATTTCTTGCAAGAGCATCTACGAGATAAAAAGACTTTATCTTTTCCATCTCCTGGAGGAATTCTTTCTTTGTAGAAATAGCTTTTTGGTAAGTAGTCATCCATGCCTGAGCAATCTCGAAGTCAGGGATGAAATCTGTAATTCCCTCTTCCTTCTTCTGAGGCTCAGATTGGGTAGTGGGTTGACCACCGAAACCAAAGAATTTAATTTTTGAAAACAGTCCTGCCATTTAACTCCTTCACTTATTTCAACTATACCACGATAACAGTCATATGGCACCTAAATACCTTCGTAAGGCCATCGCTAATGGATCAGTCTCTTTAAACCAATCTTTCAATGTCCACTTCCTCTTCAAAGCAGACTTAAATCTATCCTCTATGTTCTGAACTACCTCTTTCTTAACACGGTCATAGGTTTCTTTCTTAAGAGGTTCACCCCCCACCTCCACTTCCATAGTTCTCAAAAGTTCAGTTGCTTTGCTCATCTTATTATCCTCCTCTAAACTTGCTCAACCTTGATAACGGCTGAATTAAAAATTGACTCATACAAATCAGCCTGTGTACTTCCTTCATCAATAATTTCTTTCATATATGCTTCATGAAACTCTTCTTTTCCGTAGAACTTTTCCATTTGCTCATAAGCATTCCAAAGACTCCCAGTTACAGCGTCAGCAATATCCTTACTACCTCGACGTTGGCCTTGGGACTTATCCTCATCTCCTTCCGTGTCACTTGCATAGAGGGGGTGGTCTATCTTATCCCCCAAGTCAAGAAGGTTCTTGAGTTCAGTCCTCAATCTCGGGTGCTTTACCCCGTTATATCTTCCCTCAAGCAAGACATTTTTAAAATGATCATATGGAGCACGGTTCTTATCAACAGATATAATCTTTGAATCTACTCCCATAAGCCAGAGATCCTGTTTAAGGTTCTCAGACTGGTACCCATCAGCAGTCACCGAAGCCACAGTCACTCCAGCTTGCATAAGATCCCTAACAAAGTTCTTTATCTTATAGATCGGAACATCTTGTCCTGCCTTCGACTTGAGGGCCATCACAAAGTCAGTCCAGAATATTGGTTCCTTAGTAGTAAGAAACTCTCCTGTACCTGTGTCCCGCCTCGTAACAGTAACAAACCCTATGATGCACGACATCGCTATACCCGCTAAGTCATGCCTAATACCCAAGTCAACATGGATGAACCGTGGCCTTTTATGCTTCAATACCTCTTGGATGAGAAGGTACTTAATCAGCACATCACTCTGGTCATAGAAATCAAGAGCGATAATGTCCTTCGTGACAGGATTTCTTCTAATCAAGCCTTCTTCTATTTTCTCCACTGACGAGATGAACTTATGAGTAGAAAATACTGCTTTACCAGCCAATTCTCTGATTGCACTGTAAGGATCATCAAGGAAATCGTCATAGTGAATAACAGGTACTTCTATTACTCGTGACTCATCAAGTCCCCGCATTTGTCGAGCATGTGAGATAATCGCCGGATCATGAGTATCGTCTCCAATGAACATCTTAAACATCTCACAGTTCTGATACTGAACATCAGGCTTCGCCACCCAAATAGGATAATCAAAAACTCGAACCCTGGGTTTCCTCTGTACCTGCTTGATATGCATCTCCAGGAATGCCGCTTCATCTGCCTTCGAGGAGTCAAGCCACATGTGTCCAGGCCACTTAGTGAGAAACCTTGTCTGCATTCTTCTCTTGTTTGCCGTATAGTTCAGATATGCCTGATTATTTACACGATTCTGAAAGTTAAGCTCAGACAGTACCACCCCACCTACAGCCTGTCCAATGGTGTGAGTAAATCTAGAACCTTCAACGAGGTCAAGATTCTTTTGAAACATAGACTTCCTTGCCCCACCTTCATTCAAACGAGACTTCAAGAAAGGTGAGGATTGAATCCACTCTATTAGCTCATCAAATAGAGCTCCTTTTGCTGTCTTCAATGTCTCACAATAGATACCATAGAGAATCCTTGTTGTTTTCCCAAGATTAGGAAAATGAAGCTGTGGACTCCTAAGAAACAACATCTTTGTCCAATCATACAAGACCCCTATCTTTGCCTTCCAGGTTTTCCCACCCCCTAGACTTCCAGTTAATACAATTTCATCGTAAGGGCTATAGAAAGGATTTGGATAAATCTCCCTCAATCCAGCTCGACGAATGGGGAAAACAGCTGTCTTGTCCTCCATGTCATTCCAGAGGACATTCTTGAGATAGTCCGCTCCATCCATGAACTCATCAATGGTGGGTGGGACTTCCTCGTATCCTGCAACCTTTGCCAGAGACTTTACAGTATCATTGTAGCCATGGGCAGAGACCATCTGAGTAAGGAGTTGTGTACCAGGATCAGTTTTCTCCTGTTTAGGTTTTCGACGGGCCATTTCATTTACTTGTCGTCCTTACTTCGGGTCAGGTTTGACGTCTTCGATGTCAACTATGGTTTTAACCTGCTCGATACCCACAGCTACATTCCCAGGGCCTTTGAGATTCGTAACCCCGGTGTCATCGACAGTAAAAGTCTTTCCTACATCAAGTCCAAAAGTCTCTGCGTGTCCCTTGTCTTTAAGGGCAACTACTTTCACCTTCTTAAATTTTGTTACTTTATCACCCTTCGCTGGGGTGATCACCTCTTCCAGTTTCTTTACCATTTCACTTGCTCTACTCATTTGCTTTTCCTCCTAATAGGTTTGTTTTTACATCCTTTAAATAATACATTCGCGGAACTCTTCTTATTATTTTATCTGCCTTTATCCTCTCTATAAAATCTATAGCTTTAGCTTTCGTATCGGCGTCAACCATATCCCAAAATTTTGACATCATACTTTCTTAATAAAAATGTTTAATCCTCCTAATGCTCTACTCATTTCTTCCCCTTATATCTTTTGTAAAATAGCCTGTGCTTTCTTTAATTGTTCAAGCTCAGGAAGTTTCTCTTTCGTTGCAACCTTCATTGCTTTATCTAATGATTCAATAGCCTGGTTAAGATAAAGTTTAATTGTATACTTCTTCTCCCTACCCAGTTTAAGCGCTGCTAGTGCCCACTTGTCTTGCAGCATTGGTGATACCTCAACCAACAGACCAATCAAATACAATGCCTCTACTGCCTTTGAAAACTTTTCTCCAAAAGAAAGTTCTGTTCCGCAATTACTGCACCGTAAGGGATAACGACCCTGATACGAAGGAATAACTAATCCACAACCTGAACACTTCCTTCCGCTTGGTGGAAGCTTAGCCATTGCATTTTTCATTCCAGGACTAACAGTAACTCCACTTGCTTTACCCATCATTACTCTCCTTGATAAGTGGTTTCCCTCCTGCTATCATTCCAGGGATTTGCCTTTTATCCTTAACATTCAAAACCACCTCATTTAATCCAGACTTACGGTCACAGTTACTTAAAAGCCAGTGTCCACAGTCAAGTTGAATAGCAAGCTCACAGTGTTCATTTGGATCTCGTATAGTAGGTTTACGAATTGTTTTCACAGAAGCAGTGACATCCTTCCCATCCCAAGGACAAGTGTACTTTGGTCCCACTCGACCTATTTTTTTCAAGGCCGCTCCTGCTCGGGTCACTCTTTTCCTTTTACCAAGGACTTTCCAGAAAACTTCATCCAGAATAGTAATAGTGACTGGCTTTCCTGTAACACTTCGAAAGGCAACCTGAATCTCACTCATGAAGGTATTCCAAGAAGATGGATCTAGTTCACTCAGGGCTTTATGTATGTCAATGACTTTTGTCATCTTCTTCCAACCTCTCTTAACAGGCTCTCAGTAAGTTCTTTATACACCTCACTTGGAGATTTATTAACTAAAGCCATTAAAGTTTTAAGTCGGTTAACCTTAATCACAGGGACATCCAATCCAAGTTCCTGATATGCCAAGGCTCTAGTATTCCCATCCACTATTCTAGAGGGATTAGACAGTCTAACAAAAACTGGAATAATTCCCTTTCCCTGTTTAATCCTATTCTTATAATAATCCACCCTCTCTCTGGCAGAAGGCAGCTCTACCTCGATCTTTAGTTTACTTGGCTTTGTAGTATAAACACTACCAGAAGGACCTTCTCCTACTTTCTCTTTCAACGACTTGTTAAGCATCGCTTGCCATATATGATCGACAAGTTCCACAAAAACATGGCTCATCATAATCTTCAGTGTGTTCATCCCAGCTTAAGGTGTGATAATACCTAGGATAATGTTTTTTCACATCCTGCTTATATCCCTTCCAATCATTCCCGTAATATTTATCCATTTTATCCTCCATTTAAGTAGACGCCTAACAGTATACTTACTTTAATCCTCCTACTTATCATACGTTTCTAACTTCATTATAAAAATCAGTAAGTCTCTTGATATGAGTATTTTTATTGAATACATCTCCTGGACCTGTACTTTGATCAGTATCAACATTAAATTTCTTTCTTATCGCAGGTTCAATATAAGCGTGCATTGCCTTATCAGCTCTCCAAATATATGTACTTCCTTTAGAATCGTAAACAGATCTTGTTTTCGGCTCCCCACGAAGCATATTCGGATATTCAGCTCTCATCTCCCTTGCTATACTTTGATAATCGCTTGATGATGGATTCTTTATGACTTCAACTTTCCGTCCAGATACATTAACATAGAAATAATCAGTTTCAAATTGACTCTTAACAAACTCTTCTGCGCTCTTATACTTCCTTGCTTCTTTAGCAAGATATTCAAACTCTTTACCTTTCTTTAGAATAGAGGAAGCTCTACTCATCTATTACTCCTCCTATATCCTCTTGAATGATACCTTCTTATGATTTTCTTCCTTGATGTTCATTTATAATAATTCAAATAAACCTTTTTATCTAATTTCAATAAAAACTTACTAAACTCATACCTCACATTAGACTTAACTTTAGTTATTGGCAACCAACTACTACCATCATAAAACTCAATATCTTCTGGAGGTACATTCCTCTTTACCCAGAATTCTTTAGCATCAAGATTGTCAGCATCTTTTAGCTTATCTTTAGATACTCTTAGCAATAACACTTCAGGTTTATCTTTCTTTTGAGCAACATTTTGTGAAACATAGTACCAAGACTCATTAGGAGAAAATGCAAAATATACCCTGTCAGTATAACTCCCAAACCATGAAGCCGATCTTGGTGTTAACCCTTTTGATTTTATTGCATCGGCATTACCAGAATATGACACATGATAGCCATATCCTGTATCTATCTCATTTACCTTCTTAATTATCTTCTGAGCCCTATTCACTTTACTCTACTCATCTTTTATTACTCCACCAATGTCCTGCCTGACAATATCATCTTCCGCATAGGAAACAAACATTTCCTCGATTACTACAGCCTTTTCGTATACCCGAAATTCGTGTTTCCACTCTTCACCTGGTGCAGTAGTGAATTCTTGCCCCTTCGTCAAAACTACTTCTCCATACTTTGTGCGGATTCCAATCTTTCCTTCTAAAACAACAAACAAGTTATACTTAGCTTGATGGTAATGAAAAGAGCATCTTGTTCCTTTTTTTAGAAAGAGTACAGAAGTGGCGTGAGTTGAGTCGCTACGCAAGAGCCACCGTTCTCCCCAAATTTGTAAGGTACGTTGCATTACTTCCCGCTTTCTCTCTCCTTAACTGCTTTCTTGATACTATCAGGAATGGAAGATAATTTCTTACCCAAATGCTTTCCAATTTTCACATCAACACCAACAGTCCCTGAATACTGATTAAATCCTTGAGGAGAATCAGGGTTATCACTCATCCCATAAACATCATCCCCTATGATAACAGTGTACCTGTCCGCAGTCTTCCCACCATTATCGTAAACCACAACTTTACCTTTCTCAAAAACATTACCAATAATTTCCAATATCTCTTTCGCTCTACTCATCTCTATTCTCCTCATTGTATTGTTACAGTCTTAACCTTACCAGGTGCAAATCGTCCCATATACCCCTTGACTTTCTTATGGGCCTTCGTTATTACATTTACCTTTTACCAATCAACCTTTTAAAAGATTTATCTAACTTAATAGTAGGAACTGTCACTCCCGCTGTGTCTTGAATAGCCGATTGAATTTCACTCATGAAAGTATTCCAAGATGATGGGTCTAGATCACTTAAGGCCTTATGGATGTCGGCGACTTTAGTTTCCTTCAAACCATAGATTAAATTACTTGCCTTGCTCATCTTATCCTCCTTAAAATCTTGGACACCTTCGTCTTATTCAACGCTCTATCTAACTTCCTATTCAGTAACTCCTCAGTCAGGAAGCTCTCATCTATTCCATTCCTCACCCTATCCACAGCCTTATCCACAGAGGAGCCTAAACAATAAACACTCACAAGAAACTCCCGAAGCTGAGCAAACGAGAAACCGTCAGTCTTATCAGCCAGATCCTCAAGGGTCTTCTCATCTTCATGCATCCCAAGTTTATGCTTCAAATACGCCAACCTTCCTTCAGCGGGTGGGTTCTTGATCTCAATAATCTTATCAATTCTTCCTGGTCTCCGAATCCTCTCCGACAACTTGTTATAGTAATTAGTTGTAAAGAGGAAAAGTACTCCATCAGTCTGAGCATCCCCATCCAGTAGTTCCAAAATGGGATGTTCACCCCCATAGTCAAACACACGGTCAATGTCCTCCATAACAATTAAGACATGCCGGTCGGGCTCTACATCTCGATACACTGCCAGGGCTTCCTTCAATATGTAGGAGTCCTTGACGATGAATACTACATCCCCTCTGGCAACACAGTCTTCCATTACTAGCTTTAGCAAACAACTTTTTCCTACACCAGGTTCACCTCGGAGCAATACTCCTCTCTTATGGGTAAAGCCAAGTTTGACATACTCGTTCTTCCGTTGCCAGAAGTCCTTAATCTCCCCTAAGACTTCTTTGTGCCTAGAATCATCAAAGCGAAGCAGTTCATCAGTATTGAGTTCATGAAACTCAAACAAGATCCCAGCCATTGTGCTCTTCACCTGATACATCCCAGGGTCAAGTTTTTCCTGAGTCACTATAGCACCCATAGGTAAAAAGGAATTCTTTTGAACTCTAAACTGAGTGTAGACTCGTTCTCTTTTTCTGGCATTTTCGATCGTCTTGACTACTTCTTTTGCTTCTCTTCTCATCTTCAACTCCTACCGTAGGCAGCTCTGGGGAGGGCTGCTCCTTTAAACTGTTTATATGCCTGTTCCAATTGGTTCATGTCAAGAGCTACACCAAAGATGCTTTTAAACCTCTCTGCCTCATGCTTTACTTTTGCAAAACTAGCACGGGGATCGTCAATCATCTGTGCGATTGCAACGACGATCTCGTAATAATTTATTCTTTTCTCTGTGGTAAGTAAAAGTAAAGTCAGATGTCCAGCTCTCATTTACCTTTCTCCTTTTTCATTCTTCTGGCCTCGTTGATATAGAAGTCGATTCTCCCAGCAGCCCCTTCAAGCTCAGCACTCATCTTTAACAACGTGTCCTGGATCGCTTCACAAATATCTAAGAAGCTAAGAGGAGCCTCAGCAACAGGCTCCGAACATTGCTCACATCCCTCCTCGTTGACAGAGGAGAGAATCTTTTTTGCTTTGCTCATTGCCTTAACTCTTAAAGTCATCAGCTTTTAGGCCTGATGTGAACTTGTCCAGGGCCTTCATGAAAGAATTGCTCTCCGGTGCATCAGAAAACGCAAGGCCACGAAGCAGCTGGATTGCCTTTCCCTGCTCTTCATTAGACCCACTCCAGGATGTGTCGATCAATTCCTTGATAATTGCCATAGCATCGACTGCTTCTTTTACTAAACTTAAAATTTCATTTGCTTTGTTCATAATATCCTCACACTATCTTAATAGTTTCTATACCTCATTGCCTATGTCTACTTTGACAATTTAGATAGTTCTGATGCCATCTTCACAGCATCCTCCTTAGTAAGAAAATATAGTTCCGCAGAATTCATGGGTTTAATACCTATGAAACCATCTTTAGTTTCTGCAATAGAGAACTTCGTAGGACCCTTCCTACTGTCCACATTAATCATAGTTACTTCACTAATCTTATTCAATACTTCTGTTGCTTTTGTCATTGTAGTTTTACCCCCAAAACTCGATTGATTAAATCCTTAAAAGATTCCCAGTCCCCTTTGCCAATAACTATTTCCATCTCCTTAATCTGCTTAGGAGATGCCTGGCGATAGAACTTCACAAGCTCTACAAAACCAATGTTTCCTTTGTAGGCAAACTCACTTAAAATCTGCTCAGCTCTATTCACTTTACTTGAAAGGAACTCCCTTCTTTACCACATCAAGAATCGGGGTCCATGCCTTATAATCCTTTAAATCAAACGTTGCCTCTGGAGCAGTATGTATCACTTTACCTGAATAAGTAAACGTGAGGTTTGCCCCTACCCGGTCTATCACCAGAGGTTTGTCTCCATACTGAAACACCATGTGGTTTGCATTGTTCTCAGTAGTGTCGATAGGATTAAATTCAAGCTCACGAGCACAATTACGCACCGCAGCGTCCACCAATGATAACTTTTGCATTTCTTGCAATCCTTCAATTTCCTTAATAAGTTTTGATGCTTTGCTCATTTTCCTTTTCCTCCTCGATAGTAAGTCTATTTACCTTATTTAAAACCTTGTTAGATTAGTAAAACACCCGCTAATTTCAATGATCTCCTGTTAGGGTACCATATAAGCCTAAGCAGCTTCGTCCTCTTCTTCCCTTGTATTTGAAAGGTCTGTCCTGTTGAATTGGAGAACTTTAAAATTCCCACTTCTCTCCAACCACTTGATAAACTCAGATTGAATTACTTCATATTCTCCTTCCTCTAAAATCAGAATAGAAACAAGTCTTGACATTCCATCACCCCATACTTAAAGACTGAACTACATCATACAAATCATCAAAAGAGATCTCTGTCCCTGCAGCATATTCTCTGGTCAAGTACTCTAAATCAACATTTGGTGAACCTCTATGCAAAGTAAGAATCTCCTGAGCTGCTAATTCAAGTTCAGCTGTGATTCTTGGTTTTCTTAATTCATCAAGAGTGTTAATTATTTCTTTTGCTTTATTCATTCTCATCTCCTTTGGTTAGCCTCCCCCGGAAGCTGTATTACTAACATCAGCCCCCTCTACCAATTTGTCGCTTTATTCTCTCCTGTTCTTCCTTAGTCATGTAGCGATGGGGGCGTTTAGCTCTCATCTCTCGCTTTAGTCGAGTTAATCTTTTGCTTCTGCCTAGAAGTTTTCTTGCCACCTCAACCTCTCCTCCTTCCCCACTCAGTGCTGGTAAAGACTTTACGTTGCTCCTCCCGCTTTAAATATCGAACATGTCCTCGAACCCGCCCCATCAGTTTTCCTACCCTACTACATCACACTATTTCCAAGTTCGACGTCGCATAGACCTTGCTCTCTTTTGGATAGACCGAGCACGAGTTGCTTTCCTTTTCCTGGCACCCATGCGTTGGCCAAGTTTTCTCTTACGTTGTTCTTGTGGGGTGATCCTAACACATCTTCCCTTAGAAGCCTTGAAGCCAGGTCTGCATTGAAGCTTCCTGACAGTCTTCCCACCCCGAACTACACGTTTGAACTTTTGTTCGCCGAGATCTTTTAATGATAATATAAGATCAGAAATTTTCATCCTTCTTTCTCCACTGTCAGCTCGGTTCTTAACTTGTCTAACTCCACCTGACACTCATCCGCTAATCCAGCCAATCCCTCAGCACTTGCAGCGTCCTTACGTACCCGTGTGTCTGCTATGATGCGCTCAATGTTTCTTATCTTTCTCTGCTTTTGGATGGTAAGCTCTTCTGCTGTGAACTCAGGATCAGGCTTGTTGGTTTCTACCTTCAGCCATTCCTGATATTTGCGCCAATCACGGTTGGTAGCGGTAGCAGGGATGAATGCCCCTCTTTCTGTGTCTTGAACGCCACTGCTTGTTAGTTTATATTTTGCCATAATATCTCCTATAGTTCGGCATCGGCTGTATATTGAAACTTTAACGTTTTTGAGGTTTGGCCAGCCCCCCTTACCGCACTAACTGATACTCTACTTTCGCCTTCAGCAACAAGAGCGGGTACAATGCCATCTAATCCACAAACCTGTACTTTCCCTATTGCCTCTAACAAATCCCATGTAACAATTGTCGGTACAGCCCTCATTACTACAGGATGAACAACATTCAATTGTACTGTCGAATCAGCATTAGCGAGGTCAGAACATGACCATTGACAGCGGCCGTTAACTACATTAGCTCCTGGAACTGTTCCTTGATCATAACTCTTACAAAAATATCTCTGGCACAAAGCTAATTCATCCGGAATCAACCTGTATTCAAACGGTGTGGTAACATTCCCAAGCTCAAACTGAACTTGGGAGAGCCAAAAATTATTAGCTACATTATCGCAAGCATTAACTTGGTTAACAGTAGCACGCTTATTTCCAACCACCCAAGCATTAGCAACAGCATGAAAATTTGTGCCGGCAGCCAAAGACCACATCATCTGTACGCCCGTGCCATTAATATAATCCCAAGTACCTCCAGAATCAGAAAACGTGAGAGTAATTGTTTTTTTCTCCCATGTATTTGTCGTATTAACTGTATATTCGGCTACATAACTTCTATCGTTTCCACTATTTGTAAAACCAATGCAATAGATTCCGGTTTTCGTGGCTTTCACCCAAAAAGATAACGTTACAGTATTACCCATAAATGGTGCTAAATTATATCCTTCTATTTTCTGTCTAATAGAACAATGGTCCCCAGCTGCAATAGCCGCATCTATGGTGGTACAATCTACTTTAAGGGAATAATTACTCTTATGCCCCGATTCAGCCTGAGTAGGGACATCATTATCACGAGATACCGTATGAACCATAGCCCCTGTCTTATAATAGACAAATCTATCAACATTATAAGTAGCATTTGTTATAGCCGCAAAACTCGTCCCTCTCTGCCAGATGTTGAAATCGCCGTTGATAATGGCATTCTTACGCCTCAAATCTGCAAGGGCTATACTTGAGTCAAGAGCAACCCAATTCGTAGGATCATAAATTGCCGTGCCATGGATAGTCACCGCTCCAGTCCCATCCCAGTCAAATATCGTATATGGACCTGTTCGCAGCGTGCCGTTAACAGTAAAGTCAGGGTTGGAGGCTCCATCTTCAATACTTACCCCACGCCTAATAATAAGCTCAGTGGTTGCAGCAGTTGTTATACTGGTATCAAAATCGTAGGTTCCAGGAAGAAGCTCAACAACCCCAGCACCCACCAATTCATTTTCAGCCCAAGCAATAGAACCACTTTCAGCAACATCACCATGGTTAACTACTCCTGCTCCCTCTACTAAAATATGATTAGCTGCTAATCGTCTTACTTGTAATGCCATTTTTACTTTCCTCCACTAACATTAGTACTTTTTTCAACTTGTTCTTGAACCTTAAACAAATCATTAAAATCCAGAAATAAATTTAAAGATCCCTTATCTGCAAACATTTGATGCCGTTGACAACAGTTTACTTGAAGAGTGAAAGTTAAAGGTTCCACCACAACATCTTTGCCTATCGTGTTTGCTATGAAAGTTTGCCCACCATCCATGTTAACAATTAAGATGTCTCGGAATGCAGCACACTTATCCCCTAGACAAGGCCCTCCTGCATCTGGACAGAACTCAACTATTTTTGCATTAATGGGTATCATTCGACCGCCTCCGGCACCTCAAGATCACGTCTAGTTAACTATGTGGGTGATACCAAAGTTTAACTTTTAATGTATCAGCAGAAGCATCATTGCTACTTGCAAGCTTTGCCTGAATTTGGGAATTAGCAGGGCAGTGAGCTGTTCTTACATCTAAACCTTCCACATCGTCCTTTTTATCTGTCCTACTAAACGAAACTCTCATGAGTTCTGTAGTTGCTACATAGAGTACTAATTCATATTCACCATTCGCACTGGGCGCAACTATGTGTACGTGATGAATGTGAAACTCTGATGAGATAGCATTCACAGCAACTATCTCAGCATAATTACCTAGTACCCAGTCATCTGCATGAGCAGTTACTAAAATAGAATCAGCAAGAGTTGGCCATATCAACTGTTCGTGATGATCACCTTCCCAAAGATCATGCAAGTTAGAAAATATTGTATCCCCACCATGATCATCATTCCGATTACCAAGCAATTGGTTTATCGTTGTATTTCCATCACCATTTGGCTCAGCAACCTGTAAAGCTGCAACAGCAGCTTGTGTTTCAATAAGTACTGTTTGTATCGCTGCCAGTATGTCAGTATCAGCCTCCTCTACAGGAGTTGGTATTATTTGTCTCACGTTACATTCTCCCGATGATTAATTCTGATTGACAATACCAGAGCCACTTACAACTCGATCGTGCAATTTTATTCGTGCTATATGCACCGATGGGTACAGCAAATTCCACCTCCCCTATCCCACCTCGTCGTCACCGGGCGCCTCCAGATCGTTCCCGAGCCAGTCATGGGCCTTCTGCCATGCCGACAGCCTTGTCGGTTTTCCTGCTATTATCCACTCCTTCAGTTTTCCTTTGTGGGTTATCCTCGGTGGGCCTTCTTCTGGATATGCAGGATTATCAATTTCCCAGTTGGTGAAGACTATCTGACCCAATACTTGAGCACAGGTGGTATTCCCTGCCTTCGCCTTCTGAGCGATCTCCCTGTAGTCACGGCCAAGGTATTCCACTTTCTGAACCAGCCTGCTGGCCTTATCCATGTCCTGGATGATGACGTGAACGACGATCTGATCATTGATGGTTGCTATGACCTGGGGATCTCGCACCCGCTCTCCGAGATTGGGGAAGCGCTCAAGGAATCCCTCGATCTCCTCCTCGGTCCAGATTGTCAGGAAGAAGGCTTGTTTGATCATTTCTTCCTCCAGACAAAAATGTAGAGAAGAAGCATCAACCACAAACTGATTGCCAAACCGACAGCGTAAGGAACTGGCGAACCATAATATTCAGGATCAATACCCGAAATCACACCAAAGACAATCCCGTAGACGAACATAAAGGAAAGATTCAGAAGAGCTAAAAGATGTATTACTACTCCAGATATTAACCAGAATTTCTTCATATTTTCTCCTTATATCTCTTCCAAGCGTCAATCATGAAATTGGCAAGCTCCTTTTTGTGCTTAGACGGCATTTCATTACTGCAAAAGATCTCTTCATCCCCATTACTAAGATCACTGTCAAAACCCCCACTGATATACAAATCAGGTGAGATTCCTATGACGCCATTGTAGGCACCTTCATACACAGTACCGTCACTCATGATAACTTTGAAACTTTCTTTTTCAATTTTCATTATGGACTACCTCCATCCCATGTAGGATAGCCAGCTTCTGATATCCTTTCAAATCCGCATTCTCTTTTCTCTTCAGCACACCTTTCCAAATTTCCAGCAACCTCCTGAGCATGTTCCTTGTCTTTCGGAATGAAATGCCCAAATCCAACATCATCAAGTTTTGCAGTAAATTCCGGCCTGAAGTTCCTTAACCGACTTATCTGAACCCATTTCATCACAGTCCTCCCACCTTTGGATAGACCACGAACCTGGAGGCTTTCCTTGCTACCAGGGATATCCAAAATGAGGACTTTGGCATCATCCCTAAAAACTTTGTCCCGGATTATATTAGCTTTGACTATCCATTTTTCCATTTTAGAACCTCACAAACTTATTTCCCAATGTCAGCAACCACAAACAAAGAGCGCTGCCGAGTCCATATGCCATAGCTTCAGGATCTGTTTCAGCCCTGACTCCCATAATTATGCCAATCACGAATAAGTAGCATAAACCGGCATTTACCACGGAGTAAACTATTTTCTTATGTATCTTCATTATGGTGATCCCATGGAATTTATTTCACTGTCTGAAGGAATTCTATCATACAACCTCAAATCCCTCAACCACATCGGGCCAAACAATCCAAAAGCAAGCCTCAGTGAAGTTCCGAGAGTATACGAGCCATCAAACGCTACTTCCGCACCCCAGACAATCCCCGCCCCGATGTCATATCCAACCCTCATTTTGCTGGTTGCTGACGACCACTTTACGACGAACTTGTACCAAGTATTGGCTGGCCAATTAAGCAGCGTTTTCTGAGCCTCATTGACTGCATCATCACTATATACCATTGCGTTAGTCCCATCATAGTAAGCAGTTAACAAAGAATTAATATTATTGCTTGTTGCTATAAGCCCACTTCCATGACCACCAACTGAATGACTAGTATATGGATACCCAAACCTCACCCAAACGCTCGCAGTCCCCTCCGCATCGAACAACCCCAGGGGCAGATCGTAGAGAGGATACCCACTTTCCGTCGCCCTGCTTGCCGTTGCACCGGAGGTGGGGACATAAGAGGTCGGCACGGGGAATTCTTCTACTTGTGCGCCCCAAGCGTAGATACCGGAAGTGGAGTCGCCGTCTATTACTCTGTCTCCATCACCCTCTGCAAGATAGATTCCAAATGCAGGATTATTTGCACCAATACCAATATCGTGCGTTATCCAAAATCTCCAAAACCCATTGGCAGCTTCCTCACTTCCATAATTATCGACACCTTCTCCACCAACTGCACCTGTTGAAAGGTTGAAGTATGCTGCCACTGTTGCTGCCGCTTTAGTTGAAAGCTCCAACTGCACCCATGTCAATTCTCCTAGTTTGAGATAAACCGAAAATGTAACACTTGCGTTATCTGTGAATGTCGCCTGAGCTATAGTGCTGTAAACAATGTGGGTAGATGCACCCGTACCATCCAGAACAATCTTATCAGCGGTAACATTTCCATCTGGTGCAGTTGTAACATTGCTAGTAACTGTGCATCTTACATCAGTCCACCACCCCCCACTGGCAACATTTCCAAGTTCGTGGCTATATTGGATGAGGTTGGTTCCGGCGGGTTCGTCGAGGATCGCCAGATGTCCACCCTGGCGCTCAAAACGAGGAATGTTGTTGCCAACAGTTGTTATGAGCTCTGTGGTTGGATTAGTGTAAAGCCCGTTGGAGTTGCGGACATGCGTTCCCAGCAACCCTCCAAGATCCGAGTCGATGCTCTGCCCCAGGTCCCACCAGTACTTCGGCCTTCTGCCTGCTACACCCAATAACATCAGTTACTCACCATTCTTGTAAATTCAATCTCAACCCACGCCACACCAATCTTCTGCTCATAGGTGTCAGCAGCCTGGTTCCTGATAAGCTGTGTCATCACATCTCTACTTGCAGCGAGATCAGTGATTGTGACATCTCCACTCCATCCAGTTTCCCAATAGTCATACTGTACATATGTTGCATCCGCTGTGAACGTGGCTGCAACTGCCACTCCCATCGCTGTGTTCAA